TCTCCCCTGCCCCGAGCCAGCGGAAACTGATCTGGAAGATGTTGAGGGTCTGTGGGTTCAGCGTCACGCCGGAGGGGCCAGTGCCGTCGAGCTTGTCGATGTTCCAGCTCGCCTGAGGGGTCCAATTGTCGGTGTGGTTAACCCCGGCCTGGGCCACGGCCATCGTCCCGGCGAAGGTGCCCCCGACTGACGTCGCCACCGAGAAGGCACCCGCCTTAGGCCCCACCGTCGTGGATAGGAACCAGACCTTGGCCCCCACCTGGTACACGATCCACCCAGCGAAGGCGGAGTTGGCGATCACCGTCGCGTTCGAGGCGATAGTAGTCCCTGAGATCGGGATGTTGAACGCGGTGCCGTTCAGGGTGATGGTCACCGTCTCGGACCCGTTGCCGGCATTCGTGATCGTCAGGGATTCGATGTGGGCCTTGCCTCCGTTCTGTCTCAGGATGCCGAAGCTTGTCCCGTTGTAGCCGACCATGAGGGCCTGCTCCTGGGAGAAGAATCCGGCCCTCTGGGTGTAGTTGGCGAGAGGGGCGCTGAACATGGCCGTGAATCTTGCCAGAGCGCCCTGGCCCGGGCGGTAGCGCACAACACGGCGCGAGCGGAGCACGCCATAGCCGCCGGCCCCGGCTCCGGTGGACACGGTCATCAGGCCAGCGGACGTCACGGATCCGGTCCCGCTGGTGTACTGCTCGAAGTCCACCGTGGGCAAGCCGTAGATCCCGTCGAGCTGGAAGACTGGCGTGACGGGGACGGCGATCGGCTCCCCGAAGGCGCTTGTCGCCGTGGCCCCGGTCCCAGTGATGCCGAGCGTGCCGTTTTGGCCCGTCGAATCAAACAGCAGAATTTGCAGCTCGTCGCCGGAGCTCATCGTCTCCGTGCCGGTCTCGATCGTCAGCGTTGTCGACCCGTTCGCGATGACGACGTTGGAGATGCCGTACTGCGAGTTGGTGGTCTCGTAGATGATGGCGCCGCGGGTCACGTTCCAGATGCGGTCGATGTCCTCGAGCTCCACCACCTCCGGGATGACGATGGTGCCGGCGTTGCGCGCGCCGGGCGTGAACGTGTAGGAGTCGATGACGCGCATCTTTCCGCTGCGGGTGTGTGCCCTGATCTTACTCGTCCTCGCAGACGGCCATCCCGGCGTACCTGATCCCGATGGCGTCGCCATCCGTGTAGCGCTCGGCCTGGGACAGCACGCAGAGCTGCTCCTCTGTCATGTCCGGGAACTGCCTGCGGAGGCCCGGATCGATCTTGGGCGACGGGTTCAGACGCTTCCACCCCTCGACGGCGAAGTCGACCTCGTCCTTTGCCCTCAGGTCGGTGTTCTCGGGGTCGTTGTCAAAGTACTCGCGGAACGCCCCCGTCGCCTGCTGTGCCCTGCCGAGGGCCGTCTTGGCCTCCTCCGGCGTGATCGTGCCGTCCTTCGAGGCCCTGCAGAGCGTGGACATCAGCCGCGCGAGGTGGCCGTCCGGCATGACCTTCGACGTCGCGCAGATGGCGTCGCGGATGAATTCCCCATGCTTGGACGCTAAAAGCATGTTGCCGTAGTGCACGATCAGGGCGACGGCGGTCGCGGTCCCGACGGAGTACGCCGCCCATTGCTTGATGCTCGGCCTGCGCCGGCCGAAGTGGAAGTTGAGCATGGGTTTGCCCAAAAAGAAAGAGGGCCCGCGGGCCCCCTGATCTTACACGACGCCCGAGGGGACGCTGTGCTCGTACTGCTTGGCGATCCTGGCGTCGCGGCGCTTGGCGGCGGCGAGCCACGTGAGGAAGGCGGGCTTCACAGCTTGCACTCCCCGTACGCGCGATAGTGCTTGCCGCGGTAGGTGAACCAGCGGGTCGCGTTGCAGTGGATCTCGTTCCACCAGTCGCGGAATGTGGACTGGTGCTTCTCGGTGTCGTACTTGACACCGCGGTAGGTGGCGATTGACATCGGTCCTCGAAATGTGTGGTTACATTCCGCGTTCCTTCAGTCGGCGTTTGCGTATCAGCCCTGTTGATAAATGGCGTTTATCAGCTTTGCTGATATGAACGTTCCGTTCCGCGTCGGCTTACTTCCGTTCGCAGGATCGGGCAACTTGTGCCCGAAAGTGCGAATGAACGTGCGTAGATTATACTCTGTTTCGCCGCGAGCGCTTTAGAGCATGTTGAAGGCTATCGTCACGCGGTCCGCGCCGGACCTGTTGGTGGCGACACGGTGCGGCAGGGTTGCCGGGAACAGCAGCAGTTGGCCTGGGACAGGCGAGAACCAGTACGTCTGGTGCTGCAGGGTGGCGTCGGTCGCCGCTTTAGTGCGGCGGGCCTCCTCCAGCATCCGGTGCTGGTCGTCCTCGAAGATCAGACAGCCGCTGTCCGCCGGCACCTGCACGTAGAACACGCCGGAGAATGACGAGTTGGGGTGTATGTGGGACACGTTGTACGCCCCTGGCCCGGAGATGTTGATCCAGAAGTTGGACACCGCGTAGGCCCAATCCGGGTCGACGCCCATGCCGCCGACAAGGCCGGCGCGCAGCGGCTCCGCTATGGCGGAGTTGAGCGCCTCGTACGCCTCGTTTCCCGCCTCTATGGACTCGCTCTGCCACCCCCCGTTCTGGTTCGATACACGCCGCCCGGCGCTGTCCCGTTCCCTTGCCGCGTAGCAGAAGCGCAGCAGCTCGTCCGTGGCGTAACTGCGATCGGTCACGCTCACCACCTGGCGCGGGAATAGAAGCTTGCTGTCGATTTCCAATCGCTCGCTCTCAATCCGCCCGATTATCCAGCCTGCCCGCCCCGTGCGAATCGCCGGCGGGGTGCGTCCGGGCTTCGAGGATGTCGATGTACGCCAGCAGCTGCTTCGTTTGGTGCGTCATCCGCGTCAGCGTGTCGATGGCGCTGGCCAGGCTCTCGATGAGCTCGTCCCGCGGCAGTTCGGTGATGTGCCGCTTTATCGACTCGATCCTCAGCTCCTTCTCGAGCGGCAGCGGGTCCATGTTCATGAGAGCGATATGGCGAGGTCCAGCGCCTGCCTGGCCGTCTGGGCGATCGGGCGCCCCAGGTGGAGGCCGCGCTCGGTCTCCCTCGCCATGACGTGGCGCTGCAGCTGGAACCCGAGCAGGTCGTCCGCCGGACCACACACGGAGCTCCAGCCGACCGGCTCGACGAAGAAGATGCCAGCGTGCGCGACTACGCGCCAGCCTATGTCCACGAACCCGAGCTCGCGCAGGGCGCACTCGAGCTTTAGCGAGTAGCAGGCGTCCTCTAGGGTCATCTCCCGATGATCTGAAGGTTTGATGTCACGACCGTGCGCGGCTCGGGCGAGCCGTTGACCTCGGTCCAGTGGGTCATGGACCCGTCGAAGAACAGCACGTCGCCCTCCCCCGCGTCCCAGCGCTCGCCCTCTATCACGATGCTCCCCGAGCCCTCCGGTTTGTGCACGTAGAGCACGGCCACGATCACCCTCGGCTGCTCGGCCGAGACGTGGTTGTGCGGCTTCGTGTGGCTGCCGCTCTGGGTAGTATTTGCCCACATCTCCTGGAACTTGACGCCGAACGGCAGCTTCCCGCAGATGAAGCAGGCGAGCTCGTTGAAGACGCGCGGGTGCGTCAGGAAGAGCAGGCTGTCCGTGTGGTACGACGACGAGCCCTCGCCGTCGATGAGGCCGTTGCCGCCCCACCTGATCTCGCCCAGGGCGTCTAGGATGGCCGCCTTGTCGAAGGCCTGGTAGCGCGCCACGAAGGGGTCCATGGCCGTCAGAGCTGCTGCTCCGAGTATCATAGCAAAAAGCCGCCCACGTGGGGCGGCTCTCGTGGTGGATTGGCGACCGGTTTCAGGGCGCCTGGACCAGCACGTAGGTGCTGCTGCCGGTGTTGAAGTACAGGTCGCCGGCGCTGAGGCCACCGGTGAGGGCGGCCGCGTTGGTGGCGTATTCCTCGATGCCGAGGGCGGCGCGGAGCGCCGTTCCGGTGGTCGCGGCTGCGATGTTCGCCTCCAGATCGCCGGACGGGTACTGCCCGTTGGCGGTCCCCCCGGAGAGGTACTGGAAGTTGCGGAGCATCATGGACATGGTTGTTCGAGCGAAGAACTTCGAGCGCGTGGGTTCCGGCCTATGTTGGGTGCTTACCCGCCTCCGTCAGAGAGCGTTGCCGCGGGGCAGGACCTCCTCCGGGAACACGAAGTTCTCGTGGGGCTGGTCCGTCGGGGCCATCCACGCGCGCAGGCCCTCGTTCAGTAGGATGTTCTTGGTGTAGAACGTCTCGAACTCCGGGTCCTCGGCGGCGCGGATCTCCTGCGACACGAAGTCGTAGGCGCGGAGGTTCAGCGCGAGGCCGATGATACCGATGGACGAGGTCCACAAGCCCATCACCGGCACGAACAGCATGAAGAAGTGCAGCCAGCGCTTGTTGGAGAAGGCGATCCCGAAGATCTGGCTCCAGAAGCGGTTGGCGGTGACCATCGAGTAGGTCTCCTCCTCCTGGGTGGGCTCGAACGCCTTGAAGGTGTTCGCCTGCTCGGAGTCCTCGAACAGGGTGTTCTCCACCGTGGCGCCGTGGATGGCGCAGAGCAGGGCGCCGCCGAGGATGCCGGCCACGCCCATCATGTGGAAGGGGTTCAGCGTCCAGTTGTGGAAGCCCTGCAGGAAGAGCAGGAAGCGGAAGATCGCCGCCACGCCGAAGCTGGGAGCGAAGAACCAGCTGCTCTGGCCGAGGGGGTACATCAGGAACACCGACACGAACACCGCGATCGGGCCGGAGAAGGCGATGGCGTTGTAGGGGCGGATGCCGACCAGACGGGCGATCTCGAACTGGCGGAGCATGAAGCCTATAAGAGCGAAGGCTCCGTGGAGCGCCACAAAAGGCCAGAGTCCCCCAAGCTGGCACCAGCGGACGAAGTCGCCCTGAGACTCAGGGCCCCAAAGTAGAAGAAGAGAATGACCCATAGCATCTGCAGGCGTCGAAACAGCTGCTGTGAGGAAATTAGCGCCCTCAAGGTAGCTAGACGCCAGCCCGTGGGTGTACCAGCTCGTAGCAAACGTTGTGCCAGTAAGCCAGCCACCAAGGGCCAGATAAGCAGTGGGAAAAAGAAGTAGTCCAGACCAGCCCACAAATACAAAGCGATCGCGTTTAAGCCAGTCATCCAGGACATCGAACCATCCTCGTGAAGGGGCAGTTAGGGCAGATGCAGTCATAGTAGGAGTACGACCAAGAGTGGAATGAGGACCGAGGAGATCCCGATTGCGGTGCCCATCACCGAATCGATGATGGGCCGAAGACTGTATCCCTCAGTCATTAGGCCGAGGGAGGTTGGGCCACGTGTCCATCAGCATCGAGATACTGTTCGATGAACTCGAGAATTGGAACCACTCCGTCGGGGCGGATGAGCTCGGTTGTTGTTGGTGAGGAGTAGCGGTAGCCATGTTGCGAAGCATGGCCGAGTGCAGCCTGCTCCAGATCGAAACACTTTCCAAGTGGTAGTTCCCATTCTTTGACAATCCACAGGAGTCGACTTTGCAGACGCTTCCTCGTGGAGCGACCCGTGATGCCGAGCTTGAAGTGGGATTCGCCGCAATCTGAGTACTGGGCGAGATACAGAAGACCAGGCAATTGCGACTGCTCGTGATTCGGCCTGTAGCCGAACCCGTGCCCGCGGCTTACGCCTTTCGTGCCAGCATTCCACGTGGGTTTGTTGTGGAAGGGGTTGTTGGCGCCCTGTTTTGACGCAGAGCGGCAGCAGTGCGTCTTGTTGATCTGACCGTTCGGAAATACCCACCTCTCGCCGTGCGGGCAGCGGATTAGAACCTTATTTCGCCTGGCCGGATAGCCGTCCCAGGCGATGACTTCGAATCCGATCCGCGCGCCGAGTTCCTTGAGGTCCCGGTCCCAATCTCGGCGGCAGTGTGGCCTCTTTGTGCCCATTTAGAAAAAATCCTCTCGAATATAGTATACCCGAGAGGAAAGTTGTGCGTTAGCTCAACCAATCGCTGGAGCCTTGAGAGCCACAGGAGTGGCCTCAGCGGCTGCGAGATCGAGGGGGAAGTTGTGCTCCCGCTTGGACTATATCTTCACCGTGCCCCAAGGGGGTTTAGGTGCCGGACGCTAGTGGCGTTTTACGTGGAGCGCTCTCCACACCGCCTAGTCTCTGAACCTTCCGCTCAAGCGTGAGCGGCTTGGCTGCTGATTGCCCCGCCGGGTTCCCAGCAATTCATCCGGAGTTTACCTCGCCCTTTCAGGCGAGGGCGCCCACAAGTCGAGCGTTGCGTTCGTGCATCACCTCCATGCCCAGACCGGCGCGGTTCAGCACGTCGGCCCAGGTGTTGATCACCTTGCCTTGGGCGTCCACGATGGACTGGTTGAAGTTGAAGCCGTTGAGGTTGAACGCCATCGTGCTCACGCCCAGGGCGGTGAACCAGATGCCGATCACGGGCCACGCGGCCAGGAAGAAGTGCAGGCTGCGGCTGTTGTTGAAGCTGGCGTACTGGAAGATCAGGCGACCGAAGTAACCGTGGGCGGCCACGATGTTGTAGGTCTCCTCCTCCTGGCCGAACTTGTAGCCGTAGTTCTGGGACTCGTTCTCGGTGGTCTCGCGGACCAGGGAGCTGGTCACGAGGCTGCCGTGCATCGCGCTGAAGAGCGAGCCGCCGAACACGCCGGCGACGCCGAGCATGTGGAAGGGGTGCATCAGGATGTTGTGCTCAGCCTGGAACACCAGCATGTAGTTGAAGGTGCCGGAGATGCCGAGGGGCATGCCGTCGCTGAAGCTGCCCTGGCCGAAAGGATAGACCAGGAACACGGCGGTCGCGGCGGCTACCGGAGCGCTGTAAGCAACACAAATCCAAGGGCGCATGCCGAGGCGATAGCTAAGCTCCCACTCCCGGCCCATATAGCAGAAAACGCCGATGAGAAAGTGGAAGACGACGAGCTGGTAAGGACCGCCATTGTAGAGCCATTCATCGAGGGACGCGGCCTCCCAGATCGGGTAGAAGTGGAGGCCGATAGCATTGCTCGACGGTACCACGGCGCCGGAGATGATGTTGTTGCCGTACATGAGGGAGCCGGCAACAGGCTCGCGGATTCCGTCGATGTCAACCGGTGGGGCTGCGATGAAGGCGACGATGAAGCAAATAGTTGCGGCGAGCAACGTCGGGATCATCAGGGTGCCGAACCAACCGACGTAGAGGCGGTTGTTCGTCGAGGTGACCCACTCGCAGAAAGACTCCCAGCCGGAATTAGTTGAGCGGCGGGAGAGAACAGATGAAGCCATTAAACGTTCAGAAGAAAGCGCGCGGCAGGGACCGGCGTTTCGGTATTCCCGACCCCCCTTAAGGTCGGCATGAGGGGCGTATTTAGCCTGCTTAGCCCCGGTAAGGAGTGCGAGTCCCGTTTCAGCAGGATGGCTCCCGAGGCCAAAAAGAAAGGCCATCGGTAGCGCCGATGACCTTATCTTACGCAGTGTAACGGAGTGTGAATCAAAGATTAGGGCGGTGCTTCAACCGTCACGCCCCTCCTGCCTGTGGATCCACGTCTTGAGCTCGTGGAGGTAGGCCCTCAGCAGGGTGGCCTTCTCCAGGTGCCAGGGGTCGCGCGTGAGGAAGAACTGGCGGTTGTGCTCGTCGATCGCCCTCAGGATCTGGTGGATCGGGGCGTTCCACGCCTCGCGCTTCGGCGTGTTCCACTCGCGGGGCATCTCACAGCTCCGGTTCCTGGAACTTGGGGTTGCGCCTGCCGCCTGAGTGCTCGATCCTGGTCAGTAAGATGCCCAGGTCGTGGTAGACGTCGAAGACCTCGACCATCTTACCAGCCCGGGCTATGTCGACCTGCCCGTCCACCCTGTGGACGTAGTAGCAGTCGTTCGTCAGCTGTCTCGGGTGGATGTCACCCGGCGACACCTGCTCCTTCAGTATCCTGCACTTGCTCATCTGCGGTGCCCAGTGGTACCACGTCGTGGCGAGCGAGGAAGGCCTGCAACTCCGCCACCGACATGCGTACGAGCGTCTCGTTGTTGGTCTGCTTCGCCGCGGCGTAGGCGTCGATCAGGTTGGCGAGGGTTTGCTTAGTGTCCATCGTGTTGATTAGTGCGCGCCGGCCACACGATCGTGGCCGGACTTACGGCTGGTGAACTTAGAAGTTGGGGACCGCGGTGACGACGATCCGCACGGAGACGGAGTTGGTGGAGACAGCGGTGTTCGTCAGCGTGAGGCGCGCGAAGTTCGCGGCGCCGACGGTGACGATGGAGACCGAAGGGGTCACGAGGGCCGAGGCGACGCCGGACCGGACGGTCGTCCCGGCCTGGCCGCTGATGACGGTGCCGTCGGAGGCGATCAGGTAGTCGAACAGCTCGGTGGCGTTGGTCGTCGTGTCGCGGGCGAACACGGACACGCTGTACGCACGGTGCGTCGTGATGTCCTCGAGCTGGAAGTTGGCGGCGGCGGCGGCCAGCAGCGGGCCGGCGATGGCGCCAGACATCTTGATGGACGAGAACGTCAGCGCCGCGCCGACCGTGGCCGAGCCCGACGTGTTGACGCTCGTGGCGTCGACCGCGGTCGCGTAGACGTTGGCCCACCGGCTGCCCGCGGCGCCGAGGTCGAAGCCCCCGGACGGCAGGACGTTGCTCTGCACCACGCCGTTGATCACGACCGAGTCGGCGTTGGTGTCTCCGAGGGTCGTGGTGCCGTAGGTGCTCAGCTGGTTGATGTGCGCGTTCGCGAAGCGCCGCGTGGCGCTGCCGAGGTCGATCGCGCCGTCGGCCCGCGGGATCAGGCGGCCGGCGATGTCGCCGTTGATGGTGATCAGGTCGCCGGAGGTGTCCCCGAAGGTCGCGTCGCCGATGAAGTCCAGGCCATTGGCGAAGACGGAGTTCCAGCGTACGGTCGAGGAGCCGAGGTTGCGGGTGACGGTGACGTCGGGCAGCACGTTGGTGTCCACCGCGCCGTTGATGGAGATCAGGTCCCCGGATCCGTTGCCGAGCTCGGCGTTGCCGTAGACGTACAGGTCGTCGACGTGAGCCTCGGCGAAGTGCAGGATGCTGGTGCCGAGGTCGACGGTTCCGGTCGTCTTGGGCTTGAAGTCGGTGGTGAGCGAGGCGTTGATGATGAGGTCGTCGCCGCTGCTGTTGCCGAGCTGGCTCGAGCCGTTGGACTCGAACACGGAGCCGACGACCACGGATGGCACGTTGAGCGTCTGGGTGCCGTTGTTGAAGTTGAAGTTGCTGTTGGAGGTCAGCTGGGCGCCGTCGCTGAACTGGACGTCGCCCGCGCTGCCGGCGGCGCCGGCCCCGTTGCTGACCCAGGAGAGGACGCCGCCGGTCGTCGACGCCAGGACGAAGCCGTTAGAGGCGGGGTAGGTGCCCGGCAGCGTGTAGCCCGTCGTGCTCGCCAGGTTGGCCGGAGCGGTGAAGCCGACGTACTCGGAGCCGTTGATGCTCTGCTCGTAGAAGCGGACCGAGCCTCGGTTGGTGAAGTATGCCTGGCCGAGGGTGAGCGCCTGGGTGCCGGAGTCGTAGGTGACGCCGGTGGTGTAGCCGAGGTTGCCGGAGCCGTCGGACCACAGGATGTTGTTGGCCGCAGGCAGCGACGCGGGCAGCGTCAGGGCGAAGTTCGAGGCGATGACGCTCGGGGCGCCGAGGCTCACGTAGTTCGAGTCGTTGGCGTCGCCGAACTGCAGTGTGTTGCTGTTGCGGATGTGGACCGTGCCGTCGATGTCGAGCTCGGTGTTGGGCGAGATCGTGCGGACGCCGCAGCGGTTGGTGACGGAGTCGACGAAGAAGGTATTGGTGTCTACGACGAAGTTCGCGCCGGCCGTCAGCGTGCCGGTGACGGTCAGGGCGCCAGACTTGGTCTGGGCGGCGGCGGTCGTGTTGACCAGGTTCTGGGTCAGGTTCGCGAAGGTGATCTTTCGCGTGTTGGTATCGGCGTCGTTGATGATGAGTACGTCATCATCCGTGGGCGCCGTGATTGCGGTGAGTTGAGAGATGCGTACAGTCGCCATCAGCGTGCGGATGCCTCTATTTGTTGGGGGTCTTACCCGGGATTCGGCCCGGCTTGGGATCCAATGCCTTGCGCCGCTCGGTCAGCGCCGGCGACGCGTGTTCTTACCCGTGCTCCTCGACGATCGCGCGCAGGTACTTCAGCAGCTCGTCGGCCCTGGCGATGTCGTCGTCGTCCTCCAGCGGCCCCTCGACGTGCGCGAGCAGCAGCTCGAGGTCCGGGTCGGGCAGGTTGCCGAGCGCCTGGAGCACCTCCTCGCCGATCATGGCGCGGGCCTCGTCGATCTCATAGATGAACTCCTTCGGGCGCCACTCGTCCGGCGTGTGGTCGTACGACGAGTGGATCTCCTGCCACGACTCCTCGCACATCAGCACCTGCTGGTGCGTCAGCCCGAGCTCCTCGCCGATCTCGTCGTAGGTCGCGCCGTCGGTGAGCATCTGGCGCACCTCGGCCCGGATCGGCATGATCCAGCGGGGCACGCGCACCATGCGGCTGTGGTCGCGCAGGGCATGCTGGATGTAGCCCCTGGCCGTATTCCAGGCGAAGGTGCTGAACTTCCAGCCGAGCGACGGGTCGTACCTGGTGGCCGCCACGCACAGGGCGAAGTAGGCCACAGACTCGAGGTCCTGCCGCGAGAAGCAGCCGGTGTAGCCTCCCGTCATCGCCTTCGCGCTGTGGGCGAGGCGCCCCGCGATCCAGCGGTGCTCCTCGACCAGGCGCTGCTGCTCCCTGGTCAGGGGCGGGTACTTCTTGCGCCGGTCCTTCCGGCGGTCTGGCAAGGTGTCGCCGGGCTGCAGGCCGAGGCGCTTGCTCAGAGGGGTCCAGCCCCTACCCTTCGCAGGCTTTGCACTCATTCTCGCCGTCAGCGTCACTGTCAGGGGCATGGAACTTTCGCATGTAGTCGGTGTAGCCGCCAACATGCTCGCCGTCGATCCACAGCTGGGGCACGGTCTTGTACGGGAACTCCTCGACGATCGACCTGTCGATCTCGTGGAAGGTCACGCCGTCGGCCTTCAGCCGCGCCTTGAGCTTATCGCAGAAGGGGCAGTCCTTCTTCGAGATTATCTTCCCGCGGGGCGAGGACGAATCCTTCTTCGCCACGAGCGACGTGCTGCGCAGGTAGTAGAGCGACTTGACGCCGTTCCGCCACGCGGACAGGTGCAGCCGCACCAGCTCCTCGGCCTCGATCTCGGGGTCGACGAACAGGTTGAGCGACTGGGCCTGGCACACGAACGGGGTGCGGTCGGCGGCCTGCCTGACGATCTCGAACTGGTCGATCTCGCGCGCGGTCCTGAACACCTCCTTCTCCTCGGCGGTCAGGCAGTCGAGCTTCTGGACTGAGCCCTTCTCCTCGAGGATGTAGTCCCAGACGGACTCCTTGACGCCCTTGCGGCAGAAGAGCTCCTCCAGCACCGGGTTCTTGCGGACGAACGTCCCCTTGGCCTGCTTGGCCACGAAGTAGTTCGCGTCGATCGGCTCGATGCCCTGCGAGAAGGCGCCGCTGATCACGCTGTTCGTGCGCGTCGGGGCGATGGCGAGGAGGTGCGTATGGCGCATGCCGGAACCCGCACACCACTCCGGCTCGCCCAGCCTCTCGGCCAGAGCGCGGCTTGCCTTGGTCGCCTCGTCCTTGATGAACCTGTGGACCTCGACGTTGAGCTCGCGGGCCTCAGGGGAGGCGAAGGGCAGACCACGCCGCTGGTAGAGCAAGTGCAAGCCCATCGTGCCCAGGCCAAGTGCCCTGGACTTGCGGGCGAACCGCACGGCCCGCCCCATGCTCGGGATGCGGCTCGCCTTGTGGATGAAGTCCTCCACGACGGCGTCGAGGAAGTGGATCGAGAGCTCCGGGACGCTGAGAGAGGATGTACCACGCCAGTCCCGCCATTCGTCGTACTTCGCAAGGTTGAGGGACGACAGCACGCACACGAACGTGTGGTCGTCGTCGGTGTGCAGGGTGATCTCCGAGCACAGGTTGGACGTCTTGACCTCGAGGCCCCTCTGCCGGTAGCACTCGGGGTTCTGGCGGTTGACGTTGTCGATGTAGACGATATAGGGGGAGCCGCTGATCAGGCGCGTCTTGAGCACCTCGCTGAACAGCTCCTGCTTCTTCTCGTCGCCGGCGAGCATCGACTCGATCCACTCGTCGGTGATCGTCAGGGCGATGTTCGAGTCGACGAAGCGCCTGGGGTCGCCCTTGGAATGGTCCTTGGCCTGCAGCAGCTCGGGGACGTCCGGGTGGTCGATCGGGAGGTAGATCGCGAACGAGCCGCGGCGGACGCCGCCCTGGGACACGACGCGCGACGCGAGGTCGTACTGCTGCGCCCAAGGGACGACGCCGGTCGACTTCCCGCCTGAGCTGATCGGGCTGCCGCTGGGGCGGACGTCGCCGAGGTAGACGCCCACACCACCCCCGTTCTTCGAGAGCTGAGCCACCTCCTTGAGGTGTGAGTAGATCGAGTTGACGCTGTCTCCGACATGGACCGAGTAGCACGAGATTGGCAGGCCGCGGTTTGTGCCGAAGTTAGAGGCGACTGGCGTCGCGGGCCCCAGCCATCCGCGCCAGAACATCTCGAAGAGATCATCTTCGATCTCGGGCATCTGGAGGACCTTCGCCGCGTAGGCGGAGAGGCGGTGGTGCATGCCCCGTGGGGTCTCCCCCTGGAGGAGGTAGCCTCGCGAGAGGGTGTTAAGCCCTTCTGGGCTCAACCAGTCTGGCACTTGCTGAACTGTTACGTCTGACTCGCTTTGGAGTTGGATGGCCATGAATGGAGAAGTATTCTATGAAGGTTTCTGAAAGTGAAGTCCTAAACTCATTGGAGGACGGGTAAAGACCGCCATAACCCCATCTGCTTAGCAGGCCTTTCTTTGCGTTCACCGCTCTTTGTTCTTTTGAGACCGTCCTAAGTTGATCACCAGGGCTATCTAGACGACGACCATGAGCTTCACGCATCTTGCGGCGAGCAGTTTGATCATGTCTAGCACCTTTACGATGCATCTTCAGATGCTTGTTGGCTGGGTCTTTGTTCCACTGGGCGCCTTTCTTTCCAGCTTCACTTAGGACTGTTGACATGATCTCCCCCTGGGAAGCCAGTCCAGCAAGGGCTCTCCATGCCACCCGATCTTGCCATCTACCTTTACGTTGCCATTCAGCAAAATGCCACATGGCGTGCTGAATCGGAGACAGTAGGATCACATTCCCATCAATATAGCTTCCCCCCTCGTACCCTGGAAGGATTCTATGCTTGTGTTTCATGTAAGATCCAACTCCAAAAGAGACCACTTCACCCTCGAAAAGTCCTGTGCAGGCTTAGCGATGTAAGCTGATCCTTCCTTGTGGTGGGCGAAGAAGTCTTGAGAAACTTGACCCTTCAGTACCGGCTCGAACCAGCGGCGGATGACGTCCGCTTTAGCTCGGTCATACTCGAAGGAGTGGTCAATGCCCAACATGCGAAGGCGATCGTTAGCCCTGTGACGCAGATAGTGCCAAAGATCCTCCCGATTGATGCACCTGAGGCTGTAGCCGTTGAAGATCTTTTCGAGGAACGCATCCTCGTTAGCGAGGACCGCCTTAAATCCTTCCACGATCTCGGCCTTCTGCACAGCGCTAACTCGGCCCTCAGAGTCGAGCTCGCGGAAGAGAGAACATCCCCCGTCCGAGTGCTGCTGCTCGTCGAGCGCGGACCACGAGATGATCTGCGCGACGCCCTTGAACCTCCCGTCGAGGTTGAATGACAGAAGAGCGGCGAACGACGAGAATAGAGAAACCCCTTCGCCGGCGCCTGAGAAAACACCTAGGGACACCACGGGGTCAGCTTGATTCACAAAGTAGTCGATCTTCGCGCGTGCGGTCGGATCGCCGAGGAATGCCTCGAACTCGTCCAGCCCGAGCGTGTCGGACAGGTGCGAGTACGCGGCGGCGTGCACGGCCTCGCTGGAGCTGAAGGCCCGCGCCATCGCGTGGATCTCGTGCTTCGGGAAGTATTTCGTGATGACGTCGCCCCAGTAGCAGGCGACGTGCAGCTCAAGCTGCGTGAAGCCGCGGAGGATGCCGCCGATGACCTCGCGCTCCTCGGGCAGCGCCTCCTGCCAGTCGTAGACGTCGTGCGCCATGGAGACCTCCTCGGGCCTCCACACCGACGCGATCGCTTTCTGGAATCTCTCGTAGTATTCTGGGTATTCGAATGAGCCGTTCAGCTTGTAGGGGTCGCGGTGGTCCGTGATAGACATCGAGAGAAGAGTTCTTCGTCCCACCAGGAGGGCTTTGCCTCCGGGCGGCGTTTCCACTCTGCGTAGTGCTTGTGCCCGTTGACATAGAGTCGGTACGCAGTTACGTCGTCTATGCTGTCGTCGAACTTCAGCTCCTCCGGCATGGCCCGTGCGAACGAGTCCACGTCGCGCCACACCGACAGCGGCTTGCCGGTGTTGAGCTCGAAGAGGCGCCTGGCGTCGGTCAGGCCCGCGAAGCACGCGTGGAGCTTCCCGTAGCGCCGCAGGTACTCGCCACAGAGGGCGAGGCCGTGCGTGATCATCCACGCCATGTTCTCGTCCCGCTCGCGCCCCCACACCGTGCTCGGGTGGTTGCGGAAGCCCTTGTGGCCGTACGGCTGCCCGTCCTTCCGCCTCAGCGGACCCCAGTCGAGATAGAGAGGCCCCATGTTGACCGCCAGCATTTGGCAGGTCTCGAGGGGCATTTTAACGATCAGCTTGGAGGGGAGGCACTCGGCCGCCTTGACCGGGTCGCGGTCGACGACAAATAGGTTCATCGCTTGTTGTTTTGCGAGTCTTTTACATGATGCCGCGCGCAGCGGCCGGCGAGCTCAGTACGACGGCTCGTTAGTGTTGTTGAAGCTGATCCTCCGGACCTTGTCGATCGGCAGCCACACGTGATCCGACTCTGGTCCGAGCTCGCAGCGGACGTACCAGTGGGTCGGCGACGTGTAGGAGTCGACCACCGTGCAGGTGACCCACTCCTCGCCGTCGCCCACCTTCCGCAGGCACTCGTAGTTCACAGCCCCTGGCCGCGGTAGCGCTTCTTGCGCGAGTTGCGCGAGGTGGCGCTGAGCTTGGTATTATGCGACCGGCCGAGGCTCGTCTTCTTCGGCTTGCTCTCGATCAGCTTCGACCCCGTCAGGGACTTGGCCTTTACTGCCATCTTGCTCCAGTTTCTGTATGTACTCGGCGAGCATCCTCACGAAGGCGGCGTTGAACCGCTCCCGCAGCTCGTCTGTGGAATTGTAGTGGGCGAGCCAGTCGGCGCACTCCGTGCCGTCTGGGGCGCTCAGCGTGAAGCCGCTTTCGATCTCGTCTATCGTGAGGTCTTCCAGCGCGCTAACTCTCGGCCACCAGATGTCGTCCCCATCCATCGTCACAGGTCGTAGGTTCCCGCGAGATTATAGACAGAATGAAAAAGGAGCACCAGGAACGCTACGCTGGTGCTCGTGAAGATCAGGGGCGCGATCACCAGATTCCGGGGATGATCTGACCGGTGGCCAGGTAGGCGCCGATCGCCGCCATGATGCCGATCATGGCGAGGCGGCCGTTGAGTTTCTCGCTGTTCTCGTTGAAGCCCATCAGTAGATACCGAAGAAGAGTTTGCCTGTGATTGCGTAGGAGATGGCGCCGGCCACGATGCCCATCATCGCCCAGCGGCCGTTGGTCCGCTCCTTGACCTCGCCGGGGCTCAGCATGCCGTAGTTCTGGTAGTACATCGCGGGCTCCTTGGCCCACATGTTCTGCTGCCCGTGCTCGTTGGTGGTTACTGTCATTCCGCTGGCGCGTGTTCGCACCGATTATGTGTTACAAAAGTTGGCGCAAATTCAAAGGGAGCCCGAAGGCTCCCGAATCGCGGCGATGGCTCAGGCCTCGGCCTTAGCCTCGCTGATCTCGGCCCGGCGGGCCTTGGCGAGCTTGCCCAGCTCTAAAAGGGCCTTGCGGGCGCGGGTTCCCGCCGCCTTGTTGCCCTTGTCGGTGAACTTCTCGTCCTCGGCGCGCCACTGCTCGAAGACCTCCACGATCTGCTCGGTGGTAGTCATCAGAACTTGATGCCGAGGCCGGTGGTGAACACGGGGCTGTAGGAGCTGCCCTGGATGCCCGCGTTGGTCGTGGGGAACTTCAGGTCGGCGAAGCCCACGATGCTGTTGGTGATGCGGCCCTCGGTGCCGAGCACGAATACAGCCTGGCCACCGCGATTGCTGCCGATCGCGGACTGGAAGGAGGCCTCCACGTTGTTGGTGAAGGGCACCTGGTAGCCCACGCCCCCATAGATGTTGGCGCGGCTGACCTTGGCGCCGTTCTCGAGTGTGGCCTTGGAGATGCTGTAGTCGTAGGTCAGCAGGGCACCACCGGCAGCGCCGATCTGGCCGTTGGGGCCGGCCGCTGCGTTGATGTACGGGCGCAGGGAGTACTCGTTGCCCCAGGCGGTGCCGAGGGCGTAGCGGCCCTGCAGGGTGCCGCCGGAGACGGTGGAGTTGGGGCTGGCCATGCCTTCCACGCCGGAGCCGCCGACGCCCTGCTTGTTCAGCAGCACGCCGATGCCGACGTAGTTGCCGACGCCCTTGGCCTTGGTCTCGGCCGCGACCTCGAGGGCGGTCACACGGGCGTTGGTCTGGCCGAGCTCCTTGGCGAACTCGGCGCGCAGCGCGGCGGCCAGCTGGGCGTCAGCGGCGCTCTGGTACTCGGCGATGCGGTCGAGGCAGGCGTTGGTCAGGGCGGCGAGCTGGGCGCGGGTGGCGGGCTGGCCGGGCTTGAAGGTGCCGTCGGGGAAGCCGGCCACGCAGCCGTAGCGGGACACCAGGTTGCTCACGGCCTGGTAGGACCACTCGGTGGGCTGCACGTCGCGCAGCTGGCCGACGCTGGTCACCTGTGCCATGGCCGGGGCCACGCTCAGTGCGGCGGCCAGCGCGGCGGTTGCGATTGCTTTCATGTAGGTTCGATCGTTTCGACTAGTCGACCCGCTCTGGGTCTTCCATATTCTGTAACATTCGAGACCGCGTAGACTCTGCCACGTGCCGGTTCACTGATCGGCGCGGCGGAGGCGGTACTTGTTGACGCCTATTTGCTTGCCGTCCTCGCGGAAGTGGAAGACGTAGCGCAGGCCACCCTCGTTCCAGATGGCCTCGTACTTCCCGTTGTCGCACCAGGCCATGCCCTCGAACTCCGAGCCGTCGGAGAGCCGCGTCAGGATGACTTGTATCAGCGATGACATCATCCTGCGGCCTGCATCAGCTTGCGGCGGAGCTCGCCTTTGGTGTTCCGGCCCTGCACGCCGCCGATCAGGCGCCCGTCCTCGCTCTCGATCACGTAGATCGGGATGTCGACGGAGCCGTCGGTGGCGACGAAGTTCACGCGGACGTAGTCGCGGATGTCGGAGTACTCGGACAGGAAGTCGAAGTTGATCACGCCGAAGCCCCACTCGAGGCCAGCGGCGACGCCGGCGTCGAAGGTGGCCATCTCGGCGCAGATCGGGCAGTCCTGGTCGGAGATCTTCCAGACCCTCATACGTACATCTCCAGCTCGGGGTAGCGCTCGGCGGCCTTCTTCTTGAAGGCGTAGACGTGGGCGTTGACCGCGTACTTGGTCATGCCGTACTTGGCCGCGGCCTCGCAGTTGCGCAGCTCGGGCTTGCCGAACAGGCCGAAGCGGTCGACGACGACCTGCGCCCGCTTGGTGTGCATGCCGCCGCAGCACTCGGCGACGACGGTGCGGACGAACTCGGCGGGGACGTCCATCTTGACGTCGATCTCCTGCGTCGGGTCCTCGACATTGTACGCGCGGGGGCAGTCCTCCAGCGAGTACGGGTACTTCGGCTGGTGGCGGTCGGAGCGGCCGCACGAGGTGATCGCGCCGCGGACGTGGTAGTAGGCCCAGGTCATGAACTTGGCGCCGCGGGTGGGGTCGTAGGACTTGATCGCGCTGATCAGGCCGATGTAGCCCTCCTGCGTGAGGTCCTCGTGGGTGTGCGAGGTCGCCGTGAAGGCGTACTTCCACGCCAGCTTGTGCACGAGGCGCTCGTACTTCTTGAGGATGGCGCGCTCGGCGCGGCGGTCGCCCGCCTGGGCCTCTGCGATGATCTGGTTCTCGGGCTTGTCCGGCATGGTTTGTTTCGTCATACAGACATCATAGCCCGCCCCGGGCGCCACCGGGACGGGCAGTGTGGCGGTTCGCGGACCGTCTACTCAATCGGGGGTAGCTGCAGCTCGGAGTCCATGGCCCGCATGAACTCGAGCCGCTTCACCCACGTGTCGCCTCCCTTGGCCTCTCGCATGGGGTTAATGCAGGTCGCGTCGCCCCAGTTCTGACAGACGAGACCCGCAAGGTCTTTCGGGTCGCCGGGCTTGCCCGTCGCCCAGTACAGCCTGCCGCCCAGGAACCTTGCCCCGCACTTCGGGCAGGTCCGGCTGAGGGATTCCTCCTCGCTCATCGTGTGCTCCGTGTTGGTGGATCTCGATGCCGGCCTCCAGCATGAGGTCCCGGGCACGCTTGAAGCTATCGTGCCATCTCTCGGGAGCCGATTCTACCGACGGACAAACAACCCTCCTTATGCCACCCTGTATGATCGCAGCCGCGCAGTTGACGCACGGGTGGAACGTAGCATACAGCGTGGACCCCTCCGTCTTGGCCCCGTTCTTCGCCGCGTTGAGCAGCGCGTTCACCTCCGCGTGGACGGTGTAGGCAAGTTTTACCTCGCGGTCCGCGTACCTCGCGGGATTGTCGTCGATCCCCGACGGGAAGCCGTTGTAGCCCGTGGCGAGGATGTTCCTGTCGCCGACGAGCACGGCCCCGACCTTGGTCCCGGGGTCCTTGCTCCAGCCGGAGATCAGCGAGGCCATCTCCATGAAGCGGCCGTCCCAGGCGCTCACACACATACGGGCAGCCCCATGTCCTTCAGGCCCACCTCGTCCTCGAGCATGAGCACGAACTGGTTGAGCATCTGGCGCTCGCCCTCGTACACCTCGTCGAAGTACTCGCCGAGGTCCAGAAAGGCGTCCCACGCGGCCCGCAGGAAGTCCTCGCCGTGCTCGACTCGGACGAAGCTGTCGATCAGCTGCCCGGCCTCGCTCGAGCGGAGGATCCGCGTAATGCGGTCGAAGTCGTAGTCCTTCGTCTTAGTCATCGATGCACACCTTGGTCATGACCCTGAAACCCTGGTCCATGTTGTAGCCGCGCTTCTCGTAGAAGCCCTCGGAGTGCGGCGTGGCGACCACCCGCATCATGTCCGGGCGCTCGGTGGCCTCCGCGAGCTCGAGCATCATGGTGCCGTAGCCATTGCCCCTGTGGTCCGGGGCCACCCACAGGCCGGTGACGAACAGCTCGGCGTCCCGCACGAAGTACTCGATGAAGCCGACGGGCCGCTTGTACCGGTCCTCGCCGACGATGAGCACGTAGCTCTCCATCGCGGACATCGTGGGCAGCAGCCTGTCGTCGGGGTACTGCAGCTCCATCTCGAGGAGGTCCTCGTCGGTGGCCCTCCGCAGTTGGACCGTGATGCCGGGCGTTCGGCGGTAGATTTTCATCGGCCTAGAATCGTTTGGGGATGCGCTCCTGGACGTCCTCGAGGAACTCGGTCATGTCGATCAGGGTATTGATCTTCACGATGAGCTCGGAGATGACGGCCGGGACGTGGGCCTTCTCGACCCTCGCTGCTGATGCTAGCGCGTCGCGGAGCGACTTCTCGGCGTCGCGTAACGGTTCGAGAACCGGCTGTGAGATGGCCATCGGTCAGCCCCGCTGCGCCGACATGGCGCGGTATCCGTGATACATGTTCTCGGCGACGCGCTTGGCCTCCTGCTGCGACGTCGCCTGGACGGAGATGTTGATCACCCGTCCCTGGTTGATCAGCTTGACAATGAACGTGTCTTGCATCAGTCGCGGTCGTACGAGTTGTTGGCGAAGGAGGCGGAGGCGCAGGCGCCGGCAAGCTCCTCGCTCGGGCTGGCGCTCACGGGCTCGTCGCCGTTGACGTTGTGGTCCTTGCGGGTCTGGTTGTAGGCCTGCTTCTCGGCGGCCACTTGCGCGAACTCCTCGCCGGTCACGCCCGCGTAGGCCAGGATCGCGCGGTGGAACAGCAGGATGTCGTACATCTCGGCGACGAACTCCTTCCGCAGCTCGGGGCTGTCGAGGTAGCTGCGCTCGCCGTTCTTCCAGCTGCGGCGCGGCACGTACACGCGCGCCTCGATGGCCTCCTCGATCAGGTGGCCGAAGTGCTCGATGACCTTGCGGTAGCGGATCTCGTTGACGTCCGCGGCGTCGCCCCCAAACTGGTTCACCATGTCGACCATGGCGAAGTCCTTTGGGCCCATCTCGCCGACCTTCTCCGCGTACTTCTGCTGGGCGGAGAAGCCCTCGTTGACGAACTCTACGTAGTCGAATGCCATCGTTGTTTGCCTCTACGGGTTGATTGTACTTCGAAGTGCGCCAGGTGCGCTCACATCGGGATCTCGATCTCGTCCGGCTCCTCGAGCAAATCGGCGTCGTCCCACATGACGGTCGCGAGACCAACGTTCACGGTGAGGAAGCCGGCCCTGCGGTTGGCGGCGTGGGCGAACCTGTGCGCGAGCAGCTCGCACACGAGCACGTCGCGCGGGAGCTCACCGGCCACGTCGGAGCGGTGCAGGGTGGCGATCATGTCCAGCCTCTTGCCGTCGACGCCGTGGTCGACGAGCAGGACCTGCAGCGACACGCAGTTGGGGAACATCTCGTCGCTGTACACCAGGAAGACGCCCTCCTGGCTGTAGCCCAGGGCCCCGTCCTCGAGCAGGTCGTAGGCGAGCTCTCCGGCGATAAGCGAGGCCTCGCTGAGCTCGGCCCCGTGGGGCACGTCCACCTCGCGGATGTCGAGCCTGAAGGAGACGTTGTCCAGCGTGATGCCGTCGCGGCCGGACCTGCCGGCCAGCTCCACTGACTTCTTGATGCCGTCGATGACGGCGGTCGCGTCCTGCATTTCGGCTCCTGTTGTTTGCGGTGTGACTTACCCTACTTCAGCGGCAGCCTGAGGGCTGGGACGTACTGGGTCTCGCTCACGCGGCGCACGCCCACGACGAACCTCCCGACGAAGGCGTCGCCCGGGTTCGGCACCTGGTAGAGCCACTTGACGATCTGGTGCAGGGGGACCAGGTGGAACGAGTGGGCCACCTCCTCGGTGCCCCTCACGAAGAGCTTGCATAGCAGGCGCGGCGTCCACATCTCGCACCAGACCTCGATGTCCATCGAGGTTCCGATGTGCTCGTGCAGCCCGGCCGGGTCGTCGGCCAGGGTGTAGCCGCCCGCCACCAGCTCGTCGAGCAGGCGCCTCTGCTTGTCCTGCTCGTAGGCGTATGCGTCCATTGTTTCGCGGTCTTCAACGGCCCCCAGCGAGGGGGGTTCCGTTGAGCTTACCCGCGGTTTTGTCTGGGTCGATACCATAGCCGTCAGTCCATGTCGGGGCGTAGTTCCTCTGCCCGGTCGGGCGAGTAGTTTGGGTTCGAGAGCCAGTCCCGGGTCGGTTCGATGCTCCTGTCGCAGAGCCGTTCCTGCTGGGTCTTCGAAAGGGTCGACCGCAGGGCCTGGGCCTCCTCGGAGATCTCGCCGATGGCGTAGCGGCAGGTGTTCCAGTCCTCGATCACGTAGCTCAGGCCGGTAGAGATCTTGAAGCCGTCGCGCATGATCAGCTTGCTCATGACCTCCTTGACCAGCTCGGCTGGCGTCTTGCCGCCGTAGTGCTGGGCGTTGACGAAGGTGTCGATCGCTAGCTGCACCGACTCCCACCGGATCTCGCGGAGACCCTGGTAGTAGTGCGTGGACGGCCGGCCGGCCTCCTCCCACTTGGCCTTCATCGCCGACATCAGCTTCTTGCCGCTCTTGTCGATGCCGACGAACAGCAGGTCGCGCAGGTGCCTCGTGAGCACCTCCGGGGTGAGCTCGGGCATCGAGTACGGCTCGTGGCCGTTGCGGATGGCCGCGCAGATCGCCATGGCGTTGACCAGGGCCTGCGACGTGTCGGCCTTGAAGCGGATGCGCTGGCGCGTGGTCCAGTAGCGCACCTCGACCTGCAGGCGGTTGACCGTCGGGTCCTCGGTGTCGTTGATTATCTCCCAGAAGCGATCAGTCGCAAGGCGAAGGCACCAAAGGTAAAGAGCGTCAGCAGAGACGCCAAGCTTGTCAGCCAGGAAGGGGATGTGAGCGCGAGGGCGCAGGTCAGGAGTACCGTCAGAAGCAGTGTCCGCCAGAGCCTTGCGATTCTTGAGGACCTCATACTCGCGGTAGGTGGAGAGGATCTTGATCCGGTCGATGATGCCGGGGTCGAGGTCGTAGGCGAAGTGCGCGTCCCAGTCGTTCGAGTTGACGATCAGCACGCACTGCGGCCAGATCTGCTCGGCGTTCTGGAACTTCTCCTCGGTCTGGAATAGGCCGTTGGTGATGAGGATCTTCGTCTCCTCCGCCGCGAGGAACTGCTTGAGCGACTTCATGGCCGTGTCGTCCTTGTAGGCGACGTTGGCCAGCGCGGCTGCCTTGAGGCCGAAGCGGTCCTCCGTGGACTTGAAGGTGTGAGTCGCGAAGCCGCACTTGGACAGCGCGGCCGTGAGCCCGTTGAAGATGGTCGACTTGCCCAGGCCGGCGTCCTTGCCGACGATGACCGCGGCCATGCGGGCCGTGTGGTCGATGGGCTTGGGGAAGTTCGGCGGCAGGTGGTTGGCGCGGCCGACGCCCACGCGCCCGAGGATCATCTTCAGCATCTCGACCTCCGCCTCGGGGAAGATCGTGAAGACGTCCTGCAGCGTCACGGCCCGCAGCTTCTCGTCGAACCACTCCTTCGCTGGCACCCACACGCGCGGGTTGCGCACGAAGCCGTAGCCGCAGAGGCTGCCGTCGGGGTCGAAGGTGTGGCCGTAATCGAGAGTCTCGTGGATGTTGATGTTCTGCTGGATGCGCTTCATCGCCAGCAGGCGGTCGGCGAAGTTGCCGAGGTCGGTCTCGCCGCCCTTGGGCCGGAACAGCGGCGTCCAGAAGTCGCGCACCTCGGTCTCGGCGGACTCGAACGCGCGCTCGATGCGCTGGAAGTCCTCCAGCGTAGAGATGTCCTGCAGCGGCTGGAAGCTCGCCGGGTAGTTGATCCCCAGGATCTGGGTCGGGGCGGCGGGCTTGAGGATCCGGTGCTTGATGTGGTCGCCCGTCTCCGCCAGCTCGATGTGGAAGTTGAAGGTGCGCAGGTGCTCCACGCCCTTGTTGTACAGCTCGGAGAGGTTGGACGGGGCCTTCTTCTCGTCGCCCGTCTCGTCCTTCTTGGTCGAGAACTTGCGGGCCTTCGCCGTCTTCCGGATGTTGTCGCTCTGCGGGTCGGTGAACGCCTTGCCGCTGAACCTGTCAGTCATCAGTTGCCTTTTGCTTCGTTGTTTCTATTGTGCGCGGCCCTGCGGCGGATGAGCCACAGGCGCCACGCGATCTGGGACCCGTCCCACTTGAGCCTCAGCCACAGGCGGGCCATCATCAGCCTCGACGCCAGCCACACGCGGGCGGCGCGCAGCCACACGTCTACGAGGTCGATCGCGATCGCCGCGTCGTCGGGCAGCACCGCGGCCAGCAGCGCCAGCGCGGCGAAGAAGACTATCCAGAACGTTCCCATAATAAAAGAGGGGCGCTGGGCCCCTCCGAGTTAGCCGATCCGGCCGATCAGAAGTCGATGTCGAACGAGCCGTCGTCCTGCTTGAAGGCGGAGCACTTCAGGCTCACCTTTGCGGTCTTGTAGCCGTTCCACTCGCCGTGGTCGACGACCTGCAGGGTCGCTGGGTTGGACTCGTCGATGATGGGCTCGGCGGCCAGCAGCTTCTTGAGCTGGGTGTTGGGCTTCACGATGGCGAAGCCGCTCACCTCGACCTCCGCGTCGCCCCATTCCTCGGTCGCCTCGTCCTTGACGCGGGTCGTGGCCACGAAGGGCTCCTCGACCACGGCCTGGATCATGTAGTCGGTGCCGTAGGAGGTCTCGCGGGAGCGGTAGCCGGTCACGGTGTAGGTGCCGATCGGCAGCTCGGCCACCTTGATGATGTGGCCCTGCAGCCGGGGCCCGCCGCCCTCCCCGCGCTTGGTGGGGTCGCCGGCGACCGCGATCTGGTCGGCGATGGCGTCGGGGTTCTCCTCGAGCAGCACGTCGAGCACGTCGGGGCTCACGCCCGCCTCCCAGTCAGCCGCCTTCACGGGGAAGGGCATCGTGTAGAGGGTGCCGTCCTTGGCGATCGAGACGCTCAGCACGGTCTCGTTGTACTTGCCGACCTGCTCCTCCTTGAAGGCGAACTTGGCCTTCTTGTCGGCGGTTGGCGCGCCGATCTTGCCGTTGGTCACGGCCAGTGGGATGTCGTCGGTGCCCCAGCGGATGATCAGGCCCTTCTCCTCGGTGGAGAAGACCGTCGGGCTGTAGAGGCGCTTGAAGGTGCCCGCGGCGTCGGCGCGCACGGTGAAGGTGCTGCCCTCGTCGGACAGCTCATCGCCGGTCAGCGCGGCGTGGATGACGCTCAGCTCCTCTTTGAGGCCTGCGGGCAGCGCGCGGTTCGGCACGTCCACGTAGGCCCGGTCGTACGACTTGGTCTCGAGGCGCGCGCGGTTGCGCTCGTCCAGTGCGATGTTGATCTTGACGTTCTTCACGTTTGGTCTCTCGTGTAGAGCGCTCTCGGTCCGGCCCTGTTGCCGGTGGCGCTCGAGACCATCATAGCTGGGCGCCCTAGGGGTGAGTCCCGTCAGGCCTCCCAGTACATCCGGTGCCAGAAGGAGGTACCGCCGGCGTGGTTCGCGTCGGCGATCTTCTTGACGGCGTCGACGGGGTCCTTGTCCATCATGTTCTCTGTGCCGATGAACTCCCGCGTGCACTCGACGCCCACGCGCACGCCGCCCTCGTCCGTCTGCGTGTACGTCACCTGCTCGACGGCCCAGTCCTCGACGTAGGCGCACGGCAGCGCGAGCGAGGGGATGGCGATGAAGTCCCTGGGCTTGATCCCGACCATGTAGGGGACCATGAAGAACTCGCCGCTCGCTTTGATGTTGCCGATCTGCTCCTTCTTCGAGCGGGCCTCCTTCTCCACGCCCGCGGACTTCTTGGCGCCGCGCTGGGCCGGGGTCTTGCCTCCGGCGTTGCCCGTAGTGCCCTTCGTGTTGGTGCCCTCCACCTTCTTCTTGCCGGCCTCGGTCTTCGTGTCGAGGATTTTCTCCGAGTCGGAGTCGAACGAGCCGGGCTCCTTGAACGACTTGCCGATGTCGAAGCCGGAGATGCTCGTCGTGAACTTCATCTCCCTCTGGAACGTCTCCATCAGGCCGGGGCCCACAATGTAGACCTTGCGCTCGGCGGGCTTCGGCGTCCCGGGCTTCCCGAGCACGATCGGCGCGTCCTTCTTCTTGTCGGGCTCGTAGTTGGGGGAGTAGCTGAGCACCAGCGGGCCGCCCTCGATGACGGTGTCGCCGTTGCTGATGACGAAGCCCATGGACCTGGCCATCCCCTCGATGATCTGCATCGGCGTCTGCTGGATGACGTTGAGCTGCACCTCGATCTTAGGCGCGTCCTCCTTCAGCTGGCCCGCGAACTCGATGTTGATGTCCTTGCCGGCGTCGCCGATCTTCTTCTTGATGAAGTCCGGGAAGGCGTCGAGCGTGACCTTCTCCTTCTCGGTCATCGTGAAGGAGATCCTGTTGTCGGTCCAGGCGCCCTTGGTCGCGACCGTCAGGAACACCCTCGCGCTGGTGTCGACTCCGGTGGAGAACGTCAGGCCGGTGAAGAAGAACTTCATCTTGAACTCCGGCCCGCCCTGGTAGCCAATGGTGACGGTGACCGGCTTGTCCTTGTCCGAGGTGACGCACTTCTGGAACGCGGTGAAGCCCGCCGGCGTCGGCGCGAAGTTGAACTCGCACGTCGGGACGTTGTCCTTCTCCGGGATCGTGATCGAGACGCCGTAGACCACCGGCTCCAGGCCGGAGCCGACGGGGTACTGCGTGAGGTCCGTGTCGCCCCACTTGACCCAGACGAGGGGCTGGATGAGTAGGCCTGGTAGAACCGCCATAGGTTATCCCGCCCGGCCGTCCACGCTGAGGGACGCCTTGTACATGTGCGTGAGGAACTGCTCGGCGACCTGGTCGGCCACCTGCGCTATGTTGCCCGTGTTGTCGACGACGGTGACCTCGACCTTCTGCACGTCGAAGTTGCCCGCCCCGTTGACGCCCGCCCGCGTCGCGCTCTCCACAAGCGACGACATCTGGATGGGCTTCATGAAGATCTCGTCCGAGTTGCCGATCGCGAGGTTGGCGCCGTACGGCATCTTGCCCGCCTCGAGCTGCGCCGCCGCCAGCATGCCGCCGAGGTCGGTGCCGCCGAAGTTGGCCCGGATCATGCCAGCGTAGCGGTCGGGGTTGACCGCGGCGCCCCCGCCGGGGCGCGCCTCGAAGTGCAGGTGCGGGCCGGTAGAGTTGCCCGTGTTGCCGGAGAGGCCGAACACGGCTCCCGGGGGCAGGACCGCGCCGACGGGCGCGTTGATCTTGCTCAGGTGGGCGAAGCGGTAGAGGACGCCGTCGGCGCCCTGGATGTCGACCATGTTGCCGTAGCCGCCACCCCAGCCGGCGTACTTGACCTTGCCGGGCCCGCCGAGCCCGAGCTTCGTGCCCGTCGGCATCCCGTAGTCGTTGCCGGAGTGCATCCGGCCCCAGCGCATGCCGAACCCGGAGGTCTTGGGGAACCCGCCGACGCCGCCGCGGGCGAACCCGCCGCCGAAGCCGAACATGCCCTTGATGGCTGACCCGATCTTGCCCGGGAGGTCGACGAAGAACTTCCCTATGCCCGGGACGATGTTCTGCGCCGCGGTGTAGATGTTCTGGGCGAGGCCGCGGATCAGGTTCAGCGCCATCGTCTGCGGCCAGAACAGCACCTTGAAGACCAGCCCGATGCCGTCCTTGAGGAGGTTGAAGGCGTTCTGGATCCCGGGCCACGCGGTGCCGCTCCACCAGGCGGGGATGGTCTGGGTGAAGAAGTTGCCGATCGTGGCGCCGAGGTTGGACAGGAAGGGCGCCGCGGTGCTGTTCCACCAGTTGCCGATGGCCGGGCCGAACTTCGTGCCGATGGCGTTGCCCACCTGCGCGCCGATCATGGCGCCGATGGGGCCGCCGATCAGGCCGCCCAGCGCCCCACCCGCGAGCGAGCCGGCGATGCCGCCAACGCCCTCGGCCTGGGTCTTGCCCTTGAGGTCGGCCAGCGCGGACTGCTCCTTGCCGATCTCGGCCACGCGCTGGTAGTCGCCCTGCTTCAGCGCCTCCTTGCGCTCCTTCTCGAGCTGCGAGCGCTCGGCGTCGATGCCCTCAAGCTGCGAGAGGGTCTCGAGCCCGGAGAACACGGCGGTCAGGGCGCCGGCCCCGATTCCCCCGCCCACCGGGCTGCGCATGAATTTGGTCATCCGGGCCCCCGCCCCGCGGACGCCCTGCATCGCGCCGCCCATGAAGCCAGGCATCGCTGGCATGCCCCGCGCGGCCATCGCCGTCCCGGCCCGCCCCATGAGCGACCCGCGGAACGATCCACGTATCCCGGCCCCGATGGCCATCGCTCTGCTTCCGGCCGCCGTCCTCGCCGGGCCGGCAACGCCGCCCAGACCCCGGAGGCCACCGCCGCCGAGCGCCCTCAGCAGTGCCAGGGCTTTCATGGCAGCCGTCGCGGCCACCACGGCTCGCTGGAAGGTCGTCAGCACGCCAACGATGACCAGGAACTTCCCGAGCGGGCCCGCCTTCCAGGCGGCCTCGATCGACTTGATGATGGCCACGCCGATCGCCGGGATCACCTTCGTGATCAGGATGTTGGCGGCCATATCAAAGACCTTGGTCAGCAGCCTGTCGATGATCTCAGCGATCTCGTCCGCGCGCCGCTTGTTGATCACGCTGGCGAAGCCGCGGCCGAACGCCTCGACGATCTTGTTGCCGGTCTTGCTCTCAACGCCTGACAGCGCGCCGTCGAGCATCGTGAACACGGTGTCGATGAACGCGCCCATCGCCTTGCCGAGCGTCTCGGCCAGGTCGGCGATGTACTTCGAGTTGCCGAACTGCACGAGGAGGGTCTTGGTCATCTCCGCCATGCCCTTGGCCCCGAAGGACTCGATCCCGGCCTTGCTGGTGTCGGCGAGCTTGGCGGCGTTGGCCTTGAACTGCTTGTCGTCGATCGCCCCGATGGACGCCAGCGCGTTGTTGAGGGTCGCGAGCGCGCCGCGCCCGCCGGCCTGCTCCTTGAGCATGTTGGCCCGGCGCTTGAGGTCCGCGGCCGCCTTGGGGTCGGTGATCTTCTCCGCCTGCTTCATGAAGTTGGCGGACTGGTTCTCGAACCACTTCGTGTAGGAGTTGAAGTTGCGGTAGAACAGGTTCGAAGTCTCGCGCAGCTCCTTGAACTGCTCCGCGATCTTCTTGAACGGGTCGAAGATCTGGGGCAGCGTGCTGAGCAGCTCGAGGATGGGCACCGCGAAGTTCGCGAGCGTCTCCTTGAGGATCTTGAACAGCGACGTCGACTCGCGCGCCGCCAGCGCCGCGTCGCGGACGGCCTTGCCGTTCTCGTCGACGTACTGGCCGAACTGGTTGACGGCCGGGACCGTCATCTGCAGCTCGCGCGACAGGCCGAACAGGCCGGTGTCGGGGTCGAGGAACGCCGAGCGGGTCGCCTCGATCAGGCCGCTCACCGACCTGCGCATCTTGTTGACGACCTCCTGCGGCAGTGCGGCGTCGAGGGCCTTCATCACGGCCCTGAAGCGCTCGGCGGTGCCCGCCGTCGTCTTGTTGATCTCCGCCTCGGCGTCCTTGAGCATGCCCGCCAGCAGCGGGTTGCTCCTGAGCTGGGCGTAGCGGGCTGCCATGCCCGTGATGTTGACCGACTCGCGCGTGACGAGCTGCTCCATCAGCATCGTGAGGGGCATGCCGCCCTTCTGCCCCTGGCCCAGCAGCACCGTCTGCTCGGTGAACCGCTGGAGCACCTTGGTGATGGCCTCCTCGGACGTCGCGCCCTGGCGCGCACCGAGCTCGGTGGCAAACTTCTTGAATGCCTCCTCGTTCTTGGTGAACGCGCCCATCACCGTGTCGGTCAGGCCGCGGGCCGCCTTCACGTAGTCGCTCGTCGCGCCGGGCAGCGCCGCGGCGGACTTGGCGAGGGACCTGTTGAGCCCCTCCTGCATCTTCATCGCGTCCTCGAAGGACGTGAACAACGGGGTCTTCGACTTCTTGTCGAGCGCGAACATCCCGCCGGCCGACTTGATGTCCTCCATCTCGTCGCCGATCCTCTCGGCGAACGCGCGTCCGAACATCTCGAACGGCTTCGTCATCAGCTGGACGCCGGTCTGGAACCCGGCGACGATCGCGCTGGTCACCACGCCGCCGATGGCGCTACCGATGGCGATCTCGCCTATGCCGGTCCCTCCGCCACCGCCGCCGCGAACGCGCGGGGTGCCGCCGCCCCCGCCGCGAGGGGCCGAGAGCGTCGTCGGCCGGATCGCGCGCTGGGCGCGGGCGACCTTGCCCATCTCCGAGCGGTACTGCTGCATCGCCCGGATGTTGGTCTCGAACCCGGTGCGCTGCGAGCGCAGGCCGTCGCCGAGCCTTTCTGAGGCCATGGCGAGGACGCCCATGTCGCGCGCGATCGGCCTGAGCTTCCCCTGCATCTTGGTGAAGCTCTTTGTGACGGCGTCGATCTCCTTCGACAGCTTCGCCAGCTTCGGCGTGATGTCGTCCTTAAACGACCCAACTAGCCTGATTTCCTTGTCTGCCATGTCAGTCTAGTTCCTCACTGCGCGAGTCTGGTGCCGGGCGCGGCCGCGGCCGGTGCCGCGGGCGCCTTCGCGGCGGCTGCAGCCGTGCTAGCCGTACTCGCCGGTGGCTTGGGCGTGGCGGACGCGGCCGCCGCGTTCTGCGACGCGGACGAGTTGGAGGACGCCGCGCTAGCGCCCTTGGCGGCGCTCGACAGCCCGGAGCTGAGGATGCTCCCGCCAGCCAGGTCGATGCCGCCGGACACCTGGTACGACGGGACCTCTATCAGGTCAACGTCGACGAAGGCCCGCGTGGCGTAACCGCTCATGTCTCTCATCGCCTCCTTCACCTTCACGGAGGAGATGATGAACGTCCCGTACTCCTTCGTGGGGCCGCAGTACACCTTCCAGCAGAAGGGGGCGGTGTAGCCGCTCTGCAGCACCATGTTCATCGACGCCTCGAGCTGCGTGACGTTGCCCTCGACCTGCTTGCCGTTGGAGAAGCCCTCGAGCATCGCGTTGCCGAGCGACAGCTTCCTCAGGCCCGTCGCGGCGTAGGTCACGTACGGCGAGTTCGTGCCGTAGGTCTCCACCGCGCCGCTCTTCGAGTCCTTGGACCAGTTGACGTCCTGCGGCGGCGTGATGAAGTACCACTCCGTGGGCATCGTGCCCGGGAGGTCCGTGTTCTGGATGTCCTTGGCGGCCAGGTTGCCGGAGCCGCCGCCGCCCGCCAGGGCTGAAATCGCGGCCGCGGGCCCCTTGTTGAACAGGCCCGTTGCCGCCTTCGCGAACGCCAGGCCCGTCGCCACGTTCTGCACGACGGCGTTGCCCGTGATCGCCCCGGCGACTGTCGCGACGGAGGCCAGCGTCCCGAGCGTCCCCAGCTGCCCGCCGCCCGCGGCGGCCGTCTGGTCCTCGATCTTGGTGGTGGCGGACGCGGCCCCCTGGTCTGCCCTCAGCAGGTAGAAGACCAGGTCCTGCTCACCGTAGGTGCGGCCCATCTCCGCGGGCCCTGCCGCGAACTCGGTGTGGAGGGCCACGGGCTTGACGCCGCTGAGCCCGCCGCCACCGCCCAGGAGCCCGCTCAGGGGCCCGAAGCTCACGCCGGTCAGGCTCGAGAGGGCGTTGGACGCGACGGTGCCGAGCGACGCGCCGCTGGTCAGGCTGATCGCGGCGTTGAAGCCCGCCTGCTGCAGCGCCTGCCCGTTCGTGTTCTGCAGGGCGGCGACGGCCGCCGAGCCGGAGTAGGCGAGCGACCCCACGTTGCCGACGCCGAAGGACGACCCGGCCGCGTTCAGGGCGCTCTGGGATTGCCCGCTCGTCAGTCCGGCCAGGAAGTTCGGCATGCTAGCAGAAGGAGTACGGAGGCGGTTCGAGCCCGATCTTCCTGAAGGCCGCCAGCGCCTTGTCCATGTGCTCGTGGATCACGTTCGGCGCCGGGTCGTTCAGCGCCTCGACGAGACGAGGGTAGTCCTCCAGTTCCTCCACCCGGTACTTGGGGTGGGGCTCGCAGAGGTCGAAGTACTCGAGCGGGGAGCCCGGCGGGAGGTTGTCGCCGAGATCGCCCTGCTCCTGCTTGGCGTGCGCCAGGAAGCGCGGGTGCTTTATTTTTACTCCTAACTTCATCTCCGTGTGAAGCAGCACCTGATCCTCGCCCGCCAGCCGCTCCTGGATGCGCTCCTTCGGCCCCGGGATGCGCGTGTTGGCCCAGTAGACGCGGTGCGACTCGTCGACGAGCATCGACCAGTCGCGGTCGATCGTGCTCAGCAGGACCTGGCGGTCGCGGCACACGCCCTTCGTGTCCCTCGACACGCGGAAGATGGCGCCGGCCCAGTCGTCGGCCTCGAGCCCCTCCTCCTTGAAGCACGGGAAGTACCGCTGGCAGTACTCCCAGCCGGTCTCCACGACCTGGTAGAAGTTGTCGTCCTTCTCGCGGCGGTTGCCCTTGTAGCCGGTCGCGGTGCCGGCCTGGTCGAGGCCCTTGGCCTCGCAGTACTCCTCCCAGACCACCTCCATCCGCTCGTCCTTGCGTATCTCCACGCCGCGCCAGTACGTGCCGTAGGCCTCGTACCTCTTGTCCGAGACGACCACGATGTTGTAGCCGTGCCGCGGTAGCATGTCCGGCCCGCGGTTCGCCTTGATCGCCCACAGGGCCTTGGTGATCTTCTGCAGCATCTCCGGCGTGTAGAGGTGCTCGATCGATTGTAGGTAGCCGAACACGCCCCAGGCCGCGACCATGAAGTCGAAGACGACCAGGGGCGCAGGCTCGAGATCGAGCTCGAAGGACTCCTCTCGCAGCGCCATTGTGTTTGCCTATACCAACCTATCTTAGACGGCCCCTCCCCAGATAGATCTGGCGATGACCGGGCACGCCTGCGAGAACACCGCTCGGACCGCGCGCGCCAGCTCGACGTGCTCGAGCTGCGCCACGCCCTCGTCGTCGCGGACGCCGCAGTAGTGGATGAACGAGCGCGGGCTGCCGGTGACGTAGAGCCGCGTGTACACGCCCTCCGGGAGCACGAACCTGGCGATCTCCTTCGCGATGCCCTTCTCGATGAGCGACGCGTAGCAGGCGATCGCGACCTCGTAGGCCATCGTCATGTCGGCGCGCATCTCAGCCGTGAGCCCCTCGTCGTCGGTCGCGACGCTGTTCTGCCTGTTCTTGGGGTCCTGCAGGCGCGCCACCTCGGGCATGTAGAACATGCCGGACAGCGCCGGCAGGCCGAGCGTCATGCCCGCCATCTCGGAGTGGTCCTGGTACCGGCCGCTGAACTGCTGGAAGCAGAAGCTCCGGTGCCGCAGAGCCTGGATCGCGATAGCTAGCGGCGTGACGACCTCTACCGTGATCGACCCCTGCTCGAAGACGCTCCAGTGCCCGTGCTTGGCGCAGTACCCGAGCAGCCGCTCGACGGATGGATTCTCCTGAGCCTTGCTCGATACACGTGCCACGTAGCCCACAGTCTCATCAAGGTGTGGAGTCGCGTTGACCAGTCGGGCTTTGGACGATCCTGAGATGACCCAGTGGGCGTCATTGGTGATTGCGTCTTCGGTTACTTTAAGCATTGGATGAGGATGACTTTTCCGTCTCTGAACGTTAGCTCGTACTCCGGCCAGTCGCTGTGGTCGGGCTTGTGGTGCTTCCACTGTGCTGGGTGGAGGCGGATGGTGCGCGTGAGGTCGAGCGGCCTCACCCTCCCTCGGTTGCCGTTCGGCACTGGGGTGAATGGCGGTAGCCAGCGCTTCTCCAGCCTGGCTTTTTCCACCTCCTCTGGCGGCTCCTCAACGTAGTCGTGCGTGCCAGAGTAGTCGACCCGCCAGATCTGCCCGGCCGGGTCGACCCAGTAGTCGTCGAGGCAGCAGTCGAGGTCCTTGGTCTGGTACGTCGTGTGTGTGTCCACACGCGGGTCGTGTGTGTGAAGACACCCGCAACGCACCCAGTCAAACATCCCCATTGCCGCCCTCTCTTTTGGGGTACACAGGGAAGCGTCGCAGCGTGGCGAGCCACTCATACGTCTCCTCGGCCACCTCGTGAAGTTCGCTGTTGCAGCCGTGCAGCACGGCCGAGACGATCGCGTCCTGCGGGATGGCGCGGATGGCCTCCATCAGGATCCCGATCGCCCTGTCTCTACGGTCGGCGTAGCTCATCTGTGGATTCTCTCCAGGAATTCGTGCAGCGTGGGGAGGGATGCGGCGGCGGAGTCCCACCGAGCCCTCTGCACAGCCGCCGCCCTATCGTAGGCGGCGGCGTTGTGGCGTGGATCCACGCCGTGCATCTCGAAGATGGGCAGCAGCTCGATCTCGCTGAGGGGGAAGCGGTTCATCCCGGTCGCGATGCACTGCATGCCGGCCACGGGGTCGAAGCGCTTGGAGACCAGCCGCTGGTCGGCGTAGAACATGTAGTCGCCGACGCTCGCCGCCAGGTTGGACGCGCGGCTCATCTCGGTCACGTCGCGCCAGTACTCCGAGTCGTCCCGGCGGCTGAGGGCGTAGTGGAGCGCGACGAACTCCTCGAACGACTCGAACTGGCGCCTCGCCGCCCAGTTGAAGCAGTCGCGGTCCCACTGGTTGACGTCCCCGCGCTGGACGAGCGTCGCCAGCTTGAGCAGGAACTGGTGCACGGTGAAGAGCCCGTTGCTCTCGAGGGGCTCGATGAACCCCGCCGACAGGCCTATGGCGACCACGTTGGAGCTCCAGATCTCGTGCCGCAGCCCCGTGCCGATCTCGATCGGCCGGAACTCCAGGCTGTCGAAATCCCTGACGCCGAGCCCGGCCAGGTAGCCCTCGAGCTCCGAGAGCGCGCCGTCGTGGGACGTGTGCGCGTCGCTGTACACGTAGCCGATGCCCATGCGCGACCACAGCGGGATGTTCCACACCCACCCGTTCTTGAGCCCGGTGCAGTCCGTGTACGGCACCAGCTGCGAGCGCTTGTCGACGTAGGGCACGCGCGTGGCGATGGCCCTGTTGTTGGGCAGGTCCCTCAACGGCCGCATGCCGACGCCGAGTGCCTCGCCTATGAGCAGCCCTTTCCACCCCGTGCAGTCGATGTACAGGTCGGCCGAGACCTCGCCGCCGCGGCTCAGGCGGAGGGACGTCACCGCGCCGTCAGAGGTGCTGACGTGCTCGACGGAGTCCTGGATGAGCTCGACCCCGCGCGGCAGGCAGTAGCCGGTCTTGAGCCACTGGCCGAACTTGATCGCGTCGAAGTGGAAGGCGGTGTCCCTCCTGTAGAGGAACCCGTCGAGTGCACGCGCGTCGCGGGAGACCCGGTTGGCCTCCACGAGCGCCATGTTCGGGAAGTAGGTCCTGGCGTAGTCCTGGACCGGCAGCGACGGGTCCATGGCCTTGCGGAGGTACCAGTCGGACGTGCCATTGTCGTGGTTCTCGGGGAGGACGACCTGCCCGAACGGGTAATGGAACGACCCGGAGCTCTCGGTCTCGAAGTTGGTGAACCGGATGCTGAGCTTGATCGACGCGTCGGTGCCGCGGATGAGCTCGTCCTCGTCCAGCCCGAGCCAATTCGTCCAGTCCCTAATCGATCCCAGCGTGCTCTCGCCGACCCCGACGACCGGGTGGTCCGGGCTCTCGATGATGACGACCTCGGCGTCCGGCAGCGCCCTGACCATCGTCGCCGCGGACATCCAGCCAGCGGACCCGCCGCCGACTATCGCTATCCTGTTGAGCTTGGACGTCATTGCAGTCTCAGGTGGTTGTTGCGTATGAAGTCGTCGGAGATCGACTTGGGGTCGAGCGACTCGAAGAACTGTATCCTGGCGCCCTCCACCTCGCGGGGCCCGTACTTGTCCGAGCCGAACACGAGGAACCTCCAGTAGCGGACGGCCAGCCTGAGGCACGCCCAGCCGTATAGTATAGTGCCCGCGCGGGCGGTGTAGTACCAGCTCGCGAAGTGCCTCATCTGCAGTCGATCTTGCGGATCCAGCCGCATTTCTTACAGCGGAGGTAGAAGCGGGTGCAGGTCCCCTGCTCCCCGAAGTCGTTGGACCAGTTGAATCTGCGCTGGTCAATGGTCTCCCAGTCGTGGATGTGGCCACGGATGAGCAGTTCCAGGAGTCTCAGCATTGGTGCACCTCAAAAGTCCAGGTCGAGATCGTCGGCCGACGGCTCGTCAGAGAAGTCCCCGACCATCTTCCGCATCAGCAGCAGGGTCGACATACAGTCCGTGAGCGAGTCGTGTGCATTGCCGTAGGCCAACTTTGGCAGCTTCTGCCACTTCCAGTCGTCCTTGCGGGAGTCCCATTGGCCGCACCAGCGGGCGTACTCCTCCATGCAGCACGACGTGTCGAAGTCCGGGACCTCGATGCCGTACTTCGCGAGCATGTGGGTGATCAGGTGCACGTCGAAGGCGGCGTTGTACGCCACCACGTGGCGCCCCTGCATCAGCCCGGCGACGAGGTCGCCGACCACCTGGAAGGGCGGGCAGTGGGCGACGTCGCGCTGCTCGATCCCATGGATCCTGGTCGCCTCGAGCGGGATCGGCCGGTTGGGCTGGATCAGCATCGAGAGCAGCGGGCGCCCGGCCGTGTTGATCATCGAGAGCTGGCAGATCTCGGTATCAGGGTCTCGGGATAGGATGCCGGTCGTCTCGACGTCGACGATGACCGTCCGCGGGTCCGACAGCCGCTGCTTCGCCCACGCGGTCGCCTCGGCCTTCGCCTCCGCCATCTCCGCCGTCGAGGGCTCTTTCGTCTTCAATTTCATAGCGTTGTTTTATGCCTGGTTTGAACGTCTCGATCTGGTCCCTGTGCATCGGGAGGATTGAGAAGTCGTGCGAGCCCAGAAGCCCGCGCTGCTTTGATTTCCCGCCGAGTCTGAAGTACGCGTAGACCGACCCGACGAATGTCACCCTGCGGCCCTGCTTGGGCTCGATCCCGGTGCGTCTGACGTGCTTCTCGAGCACCCACAGGTGCGAGAGCTTGATCGATCTGCCCCTCGGGACGGGGGTTATGATCAGGTTCACCAGGAGCAGCGATCGGAGGTCCGAGCGCTCGGGGTGGTCCCTGAACTCTTTGACCCGGCCGCTGACCCTGACAAGCTGGGCCTCGAGCGGCTGCAGCTCCTTCCTGTAGTTCGGGGCGTACTTCCTCTCTCCCGGCGGGACGGGGGAGAAGTGGCTCACGGACCCATCGCTTCCTGCGTTATACGCCCACATTATGCGCCGCGGCCGGCCGCGGTAAAGGACCATGATCGGAAAGGAGACCTTCGGCCTCAACAAGGGCGAGTTCTCGGACAAGCTGTCTCGGATCATCGAGGCCCACCGCGCCGGGTCGAAGCTCATCGGCGAGCCCCGGAACTTCATCATCACCGCCGCGCGGCTGGCCGACAGGTTCTCGACCGTCGCGAACGAGCCGGACGTGGAGCTGAGGGTGAAGATGTGGCCCTGCGGCCCGCGCAAGGTCAAGATGGCCGTGATGAAGCGCAAGGACGGGAAGGAGTACCCGATCCCGAAGAATCAGCTCGTCGACCAGCTGTACCCGCCCCGCGTCACCAAGAGGGCCCCGAACACGGAGCGTAAGCACGTCACGGCCGTCCGCGCGGCCATGCGCCAGCTCGTCGACTGCCAGCTCCGCTCCTACCGCAAGACTCTGCAGTACCCGGTCGAGTGCTACGTGACCGGGAAGCAGCTGAGGCCTGGAATGCGCGTCGACATCGACCACCTCGGGAAGCCGTTCGTGCAGCTGGCCGACGAGTGGGTCGAGTCGCTAGGGCTGACGTACTGCGACCTCGCGCTGGTCGGGCCGCCGAACCTCAAGCGCTTCAAGGAGCCCAAGTACAACGACGCCTGGCCGATGTTCCACGAGGACAACGCCAGGCTGATCGCCGTCTGCGCGGCGGCGAATAGATCGAAGGGCGCCTCGGGATACGAGACGCCCGTCGGGGTGTTGGGCTCGTTCGAGAAGACGAGCGAGGAGGAGGTCGACCTGGACTTCTAGGTCGGGCTGACGTTGATGACGTAGGTGTAGTCGACCATGAAGCGCAGCTGGTTGCTGCCGCTCGCGGTCGTCGTCTGCACCATGAGGACGCCACCGGAATAGGTCGCGGCGAACGTGGGCTCGGTGCCGGTCCAGCTGTCGACCTTGTTGCCGGCCGCGCTGAGGACCGCCGCGGACCCGTTGTAGTGCGCGTTGTACGAGACCGTCAGCGTGCCGGTGCCGATCGCGGCGCTCTCGTCGTGGACGAACACGGTGAAGCTCACCGACGCCGGCGAGCCGTTTGCAGTTATCTCGATCAGGTTGTAGGTCCCGTTGGAGCTGACGGCCAGCGACGCCACGTCGGAGATGAACGTGCGGCTCGGGCTCGACGAGATCATGCGCAGCTGGCCTGGCTCGACGATGGGCGCGGAGACGTTCTCGGAGACCGACAGGACGCCGGATGGGTCCGTCTTCAGGTAGCCGCCAGACGCGCCGTACGACGTCGGGAGCGTAAGGTCGAGGTTGGAGGCCAGGCCGGACCCGGCGCGCACGCGCGTCTCGAACCCGGTGGAGGAGTTCTGCACCGCCAGGGTGTCCCTGACGTCCAGGTTGTTGAGCGTCACGGAGTCCGTGAAGCTGAGGGTCCCGGACCCGCTGACCTTGAGGATGTTCTCGGCCGAGGTCCCCGGGATGCTCGGCGGGAGGACCAGCGTGTAGGGGGCGGCGATGCCCGACGTGGGGGCGCGGAGGGTGATGGCGTTGCCGTTGCCCGACTCGAACAGGGCCGGGGTCGGCGTGCCGCCGCTCTCGCGCAGCCGGAGCCCGGTGCCAGAGCGGAGCCAGAGCTGGCCGTCGAGCTGCAGAGTGTTGGAGACGCCGTCGTACGAGAAGCTCGAGTCGGCCCCAAGCGACCCCTGGTTGTTGAACATCACCTCGCCGCCCGCCCCGGGAGGGGACACGCGCAGGGTGATGTTCCCCGCCCCGTTGGTGATGCCGATCGCCGGGCCGGCGGTCAGGGTCGTCTTGTTCCAGCCCGTCGACATGCCGCCGATGAGCAGCTCGCCGGGGCCGGGGTAGGCGCCGACGCCGGTGCCGCCGAAGGAGTACGGGAGGACGCCGGAGATTATCTTGGTCGCGTCGATGCCCGGGATCCGGGCGCTGTTGAACACCCCGCTCGTGATCTTCGTTGCGTCGAGGCTGGGGATACGGGCCTGGTTGAACAGGCCGGAGACGACCTTGGTCGCGTCGAGGCCGGGGATGTCGTCGCCGGCGAGCGCGCGGAAGGTGGGGATCTGGGCCGAGCCCTCGGTCGGGCCGCCCAGGAAGCGATTGCGCGCCTGGGGCTGCAGGTTGACGTCGAAGGTGCCCGCGGTCGTGATCGGGGTCCCCTCGACGTCGAAGATCGACGGTGGCATCGAGAGCCCGACGCTGGACACGCGAGTGTCCCCGGCGCCCGGGATCACCCAGTCGGCGCCGTCGTACACCTTGAGCTCAGCGACGGCGCCGCTCGTGTCGAGCCACATCTCGCCGACCGTGTTGCCGGCGTAGCCGTTTGCGCCGGAATTGGGGGCCAGGCCACCCACGGCCGTGGGGCCCACCTTGAACAGCGAGCCGTCCCTCGCCTTGAAGAACAGCCCGGGCTCCTGCTCGTTGAAGTTGAGCAGCGGCATCCCGTTGGCGAGGACGTTGGGATCCGGCCGCAGCTGCGACTGGTCGGTGCGGAGGAACTGTATCTGCGTCGACATCTACACCGCGCTCAGGGGACGATCGTCAGGATGCCGTTGTTATTCCACACGGCGCCGGACGGCAGACCGGTCGGGGAGGTGGGCGGGATGAAGACGCTCGTCTGCGTCACCTGCGTGCTGACCGTGGCCCAGCCGGACGCGAGCCACACCTTGAGGAGTGGCGTGGGGTTGGTGGACGTGTCGAGCCACATTTCGCCCACTGACCGCTCGAGGTAGTTGCTCAGCGGGGGCGGGTCGTTCCCGACGAATGTGGGGCCCACCTTGACCAGGCCGCCGGTGTCTGTCTTGAAGAACAGGCCGACGGACTGGGAGTTGTAGTTGACCGCCAGCTGACCGGCCGCGAGCGAGTCGGGCGTCGGGCGCCTGCCGTAGTCCGCCGAGCGGATGTGCTGAACGGTGAAAGACATTTCGGGCTATCCCAGGTCAGGTGGTCTTGCGGCGGCGGGAGGTCCTAGGTTTCGGCTTCTCCTCGCCGCCCGACTGCGGCTCGGGCAGAGGCTCCATCGGCCACATGACGCGGAAGGGGTCCTCGGTGTTTGCCGGCAGGTCCCTCAGCGCCTGCCTGTACTTCTGCCAGGCTTCGGGCGCGGGCTGGCCCTTCTCGAGCCACTGCATGATCCGCTTGTCGCTGTCGGCGAGCAGGGAGTTGCGGTCGACCCGGAGCTGGGCCCACGCGCTGTTTACGGCGTTGCGTAGCTCGATCGAGCTCTTCTCGATCACCACGTACGCGGTATCCTCGGGGGACCACACGCACTTGTGCGTGTTCTGGTCGAAGTCCGTCAGGGGAGCGTGCGGGCCGGTGTAGCCGCACTGCTTCAGAATCTCGGGGTCCATGTCGTCGACGACACGGACGGTCAGGCCGGAGTCGAGGAGCCGCACCTTCTCGGGTAGCGGCTCCGGCTCGCGGCCCTGCAGGGAATACAGGTCCGCCATTGATTAGACTGCTTGTTTGCTTTGCGTCAGCTTGCTCAGCTGATCTCCTCGTAGCTGATCACGACCTCGAGGCCGCTGGTGGCGTCGGAGGTGATGAAGTCGAGGCGGTCGCCCTGCTCGAGGTAGAGGGGCGCGGTCTTGTCGACGAGCACCAGGGTGGCGTCGGCGGGCACGGAGATCGTGTTGGCGACCTTGTAGCTCGTCGCGGCTGGGGTGGCGCTGGCGTCGTAGAAGAAGCAGGTCACGTCCACCGCGGTGGTGCCGTCGACGTTGGCCACGTAGACGGAGTTGACCTTGAACAGCTTCTCAGCTGCCGGAGCTCCGGGGTTGGTCAGAACCGCCTGGGCTGGGGTGGGGGCGGCGGCGGTCAGGGCTGCGCCGACGGTCTTGCCGTTGATGGTGGCAACGTTAACGATGTTGATAGGCACTGTTCGGTCCTCTAATCGGAATGAAGGGGGTTGATCAGATAGCGAAGATCAGGGTCATCGCGATCGACTTACCTGTCGTCGAGATGGGGCTGCTGGAGAAGCTCAGGTTGCCGGCGCCGTCGGTCACGATCGCCTGGCCCGCGGAGCCGTCCGCGTTCGGCAGGGTGAAGGTGACGTTGGAGGCGACGGAGCTGGGGGCGCGCAGGGCAACGTAGTTGGTGCCGTTGTCGCTATCCTCGAAGATCTTGAGGGTACCGGCCTGGGACGAGTTACCCAGGATCTCCACGTTGCCGGCGTTGTCGACCACCAGACGGTTCTGACCGTTGACGGACGAGATGAGGGATGTAGTGCTGATGATCGCCATTAGTCTTGGACCTCTTCCATGAGGAGCTTGAACACTTTGCCGGTCTTGTTGCTCCGCAGAGTGAGGAACTCATCCTCCTCGATCATCGTCCAGTCCCCGCGCTCATTCTTCAGGTGGAGGTCACCCGTGTAGATGTTCGCGAAGCGCTGCGTGACAGAGCCGAGGTTGCGGACGTTGTCGGTGTTGGGGAGGATGTTGCCGTCCACCGAGACCGTGTTGCCCAGAGGGCCGTTAGATGCGTCGACGCGGAAGTAGGTTCCGTCCAGGTTGTTGGTGCTGCCCGACCCGACCCACTGGGCCGGTGGACCGACTGCGACGACCACGTACGTGTTACCCGAGGCGGGGTCTGTGTACGTCTGTCCCACAACGGTCGCCGCGGGGAAGTTGATCGCCATCAGTCGATCGCCTCCATAACGATTTTGAAGGTTTTACCCGATTTGTTGTTCCTGAGGGTCAGGAACTCCTCCTCCTCGATCACAGTCCACGAGCCGCGCTCGTTCTGGAGGTGAAGGTCACCCGTGTAGATGTTAGCCCAGCGGAACGTCGGCGAGCCCAGGTTGAACGCGTTGTCCGAGTTGGGCAGGAGGTTGCCGTCGATGCTCAGCTTGGAGACCTGGACGGAGCCAGGCGCGAGCTTGGCGCCAGTGATCGAGTTGTTGGCGATCTTGGCGTCCGTCACGGCCAGGTTGGCCAGCTTCAGCGTGTTGATCGACAAGTCGGCGACGGTGTTCTGGGTCACCGCCGCGCCGAGGACCACGCCGGAGAACGTTTGGCCGAAGGTCGGGATGTTGCCCGCCGCGAACACGATCGTCGAGCCGACCACGGTGTACGCCGTGGAGGGGTCCTGGTAGACGCCAGCCTTGTGGACGATCAGCTGCTGGGGGTTCACCGGGGTGAACGCGAAGCCGCCGATCGTGAGGTTGAACGTCGACGTGACGCCGTCGAACGAGGCCGAGATGTCGTCCAGGGTCCGGATGGCCGCGGCGCCGGAGCTGTTGGGCGCGGCGTCGATCCACTGGTCGCTGGTGCCGTCCTCGTAGAAGACGTACAGGCGGCCGGACGCGGAGTTGAACCAGAGGTCGCCCTCCTGCGGGGCCGGGGAGGTGGGCGCGCTGTCGCTCACGGTCACCTGCGCACCGCCGCCACCGGCGGCGCCCCAGCTCAGCACGCCGGAGCCGTTGGTGATCAGGGCCTGCCCGAGGGTGCCGTCCTGGGCCGGGAGGGTCCAGAGCACGTTGGACGCGATGGAGCCCGGCGCCTGGAAGCCGACGTAGTTCGAGGAGCCGACGGAGCCGCTGTGGAAGCGCAGGTCGTTCTGGTTGGACAGCCGCAGAGCGTTCTGAAAGTCGCTGATCGAGGCGACGGTCAGGGTGTCGGTCGCGGCGTTGCCGACAGTCACATTGCAGGCGAAGTTCGCCGTGGCGTTCACCGTGACGATGTCGCTCGTGCAGTCGTTGCCGAGGGTGACGCTGCCGTCGACCGTCAGGTTGCCCGCGATCGTACCGTTGCCGCCGACGGTCAGGTTGCCGGCGATGTTACCGGTGCCGAGGTCGGACCAGGTGGTGCCATCGTAGCCGCGGAACACGTCGAGCGTCGTGTCGAAGCGGATCATGCCGGCGACAGCCGGGATCAGCGACTCGTCCGTATTCGGGCCCTGCGGCACCCGGATGTAGCTGCTGGCGCCTGAGCCGTTCGCGATCAGCGTCGAGACGGTCAGGGCCTTCGACAGCGTAAAGTTGCCGGTGGTGTCGTTGACCTGAAAGCCGCTCGCCGGTACCCACTGGGTGCCGTTGTAGATCTTCATCACGGCGTTGGAGTACGCCGCGCGGCCGTCGAGCCAGAGCTCGCCCTTCACGTTGCCGACGGGGCCGACAGCGGATGCGTTCGGTGGGGAGCCGCTCGAAGTGATGGCGGCCGGGCCTACCTTGAAGAGTGTGCCGTCCGTCGCTTTGAAGAACAGCCCGGGCTCGTCAACGTTGATGTTGACCGCGGGCTGACCATCAAGCAGCGAGGCGGGGTTCGGTCTTTTCTGGGCGACCGAAGACCGCAGGAGCTGGATGTTAGTAGTCACTGCATGACACCTTTACAGGCCAAAGTGAAGTTTCGCTTAGGGATATACTAGCTGATTGGGGCTGGGGGCGCGGCTGGCACCAGCGGTACGTTGGTGTTCAGCAGGATGTCGCCTGTCCCGGCAGCCACTGTCTTACCCGAGAAGACGTACTCGCCCTTCTCGTTCGTGCCCGTGGAGTACACCTGGCCGCCCCAGAGGGCCGTCTGCATGAAGTCGAAGCGCTCGCGCACGGACAGCTGGGTGGTCTGGTACTGCGGGAGGCCCTTGGTGTAGTTGATGTAGCCGCACCACTCCCACGTGTGGTTGCCGCAGCGGATGGTCGACGGCCGGTTGAACTCGACGGGCCACGTGCCGGTGGTGATCGCGTAGCCGCCGCCGGTGACGTCGGGCATGGAGGTGACCGGGAGGTTCCTCGAGGACCACAACTGCGGGACCAGCATCGAGCCGATGTCCGCGAACGTGAAGCCGAGCAGCTGCAGCAGGCGTGCCATCGAGAGCTTCGAGGGCGACCACCACGGGTCGTACTTGTCCACGTCGGCGACGCCGCCCGTCACGATCCCGAGGGTCGGGGTGCCGTCGTCCTCGTCGACGACGAGGTCGGCCGACATGTCCTGGATCTCGTACTGCAGGCCGCGGGGGTAGGTGGCGTTCTCGGGGTAGGCCGCCACGTAGACGTCCTCCGTCGCCGTGCTGAGCGAGTCAGCGCCGTACCACGCCTCGTCGACGGGCGAGCACAGCTCGAAGTTCTTCGAGCGCGTCCACACGGAGCGGTCGTTCGTGGGGTCGAGCTTCAGCGCGGCGGGCGCGAGGTCGTTGTCCTGCGGGTAGAAGAGGCGGTCGTTGTAGGTGCAGTATTGGCCGGACGCGTGGTCGATGGTCGCGTCGTCGGTGAAGCCATTGTCGGAGACGGTCACGTACGGGCGGAAGCCGTCGACGAGCGCGATCGTCACGTAGTAGCTCTCGGTGCCGACGATCGGCGTGATCAGGGGCTCGATCCCGTTCGGGTTATCGCCCTCGCGCTTGGTCCTGGCGTCGGTGATCTGGAACAGGTGCGCCCAGCCGCCCTTCTCGCCCGGGTCGAGCTGCATGTTGGGGCGGACCAGGTTGGCCACGCCCGTCTGGGGCTTCTCGGCGAAGCGGAGGACGAACTGCTGCTGCGGCGGGCGGTGGAACTGCGATGTGTTCTGCACCCAGAGGCTGTACTGCCGGTCGATCGGCGCGCGCGGGTCCTTGAAGCGCTTGATGTAGGGCAGCGTCAGGAAGTCCGGGTTGAGCCCGCCGACGATGGCGGTGTGGATCTGGCTGGTCGTGTCGACCACGGAGATCGTCAGCCCGTCCTCGCTGACGACGGCCCCGGTCGTGGCCAGCTGGGCCCTGTACTCCGTGCCATCGCGCGAGTCCTGGACGTAGATGAAGGTCCCGTTGCGCAGCGTGAACGGGGCGATGGTCAGCCCGTAGAAGGGCTCGGCCAGGGTGATGGTGGTGCTCGTGGTCGAGGCGATGCGCGAGTTGACGGCGCGCTTGACCACGCTGTCCTCGACCATCTTCTGCGTCACGACCGACGGGCGCCGCACGCCCTGCACGGTGAAGCCGCGGTCGGGGTCGAGCGCGCCGCCGGTGGTCCCGATGCCGGAGAAGCCCTCGGCGCGGAGGGCGACGCCGCCGAAGTTGGAGTTGGCGTTGGTCACGGCGATCTCGCCGCCGGCCTTTGTCCAGTAGTTCACGGCCAGCCCGATGGCGAACGACGACACGATCTGCACGAAGGCCCCGTTCGTCGCCAGTGTCGCGTAGTGCCGGGTGTCCGACAGCTCGCTGACCTGGCCCGAGGACTTGCCGTCCTGGCCCGGGATGTCATACGCCTGCCTGAGGAAGAACCGGATGTCGTCGGTCTTGACGGTCCGCACGAGGTAGTTCATCGCCTGCTCGCGCGTGGTCTCGGAGACCGGGAACCCGACGGACTCGGCGTAGGCCTCGCGGAGTGACTTCCACTGCTGGTCGTCGTAGACCTCGTACACGTCGGGGTCGTTGTTGACGGACACCGCCGTGTAATTGCAGCTGAGGGCCGACTTGAAGCCGCCGATCTCGCCGCCGTCGACGCACATGCCCGACATCCCCCACTGCGACCGCAGCGAGACGTTGAAGACGTACGGGGACGCGTTGTCGACGCTGTTGGTCTCTACGTTGGGGGTCTCTGGCGTGCTGGCGACGATGATGGTCTCGCCCCCGGAGATCTCGGCGTTGGACGCCGTGCCGGAGAACGAGAGGGTCGAGAAGGCGCGCTGCACCTTGTCGTAGAGGGAGTTGAGGTCCAGGTCCTCCGCGTACTCGATGGCGGTGAGGCGGTGGGCGGTGCCGAGCCTTACGCGGAAGTTCAGGAACAGGCTCGGCGACGTGCCGGCCACGGGCGCCTCCGGCAGCTCGCTGCGGAGCACGGCGAGACCGCTCTGCACCTTTCGCAGCCTGAACCGGTAGGCGTCGATCGGCTCGGCGTAGTACTCCTCCTGCGGCACCGTGGGGACGCCGTTGTAGAAGCGGGAGATGCCGTCGGGGTAGACCAGCTCGGCCTTGTCGCCGTCGAGGATCTGGTCCTCGTCCTCCAGCGTGGTCACGAGCGAGCGGAAGCCGTGCGGCCGCAGGGTGCGCAGCACGGCGACCTCGAAGCTCTGGCCGGTGATCTCGGTGACCGAGCACTCCGAGACCTTGTCCCGGAAGGTGAACGACGTGAAGTACGAGTTGCCGGTCCAGCGCAGGACGGCGGAGCGGGCGGCTAGCGTCTCGGGCTCGTTCTCGTACGCGTCGCGCGTCCAGACCGGGTAGTAGGTCGGGTTGATGATCGTCTTCCGCAGGTCGAGGCCGAAGATCGTGGTGCCCCTCGGGACGATCACGCCGCCGGTGGGCGAGTTGAACTGGGCCAGCTGCTTCTGCGTGAGCGCCTGGTCCTCGACGAAGACCTCGGTCTGTGCCTCGAACTCGGAGAAGGTCAGACCCGGCTCGTTATAGGCGACGTTGTTGCCCGGCAGCAGGAACACCGAGAACCTGGCGTTGAACGCGTCGTCCGGGCGGCCGCGCAGGATCGAGCGCCTGGCCACCTCTATCATCGCGCGGTTCAGCGACACGAACGGGCGCGCGTAGCCGTCGTTCGAGAGGTCGTCGGTGGCCTGGGGGAACTCCGAGCCGACGAAGATGGCCGTGATGGAGCCGCCGAAGAACGGGGACGACACGGGGACCCACTGTTCCAGCGCCGGCACCCACAGGTTGAGTGTGCCGTTGCCGCTGTCGTACCACGACTCGCCCGGGCCGTAGCCGACCTCGCTCACCGGGGGCTGCGGGCCTATCGACGTCGGGCCGGCCTTGGCGATCTCGCCGTTGTTGGTCTCAAAGAAGACGCCCGGGTCGCTGGCGTTGGTGTTGAGCGCCAGCTCCCCGGGTTCCAAATACTGCTCGGCCGGGCGCTTCCCGAGGATCGAGGAGCGCTTATGCTGGATGCGCTGGGCCATCTTGCTGTGTCGTTGAGGAACTGTCGGCCGGCGTAGGACCGGCCTCTTTCGCGTCGGCGAACTCCCAGCCTATGTCGTCCCCGATCTTGTACCGGTCATCGGCCTTCCACTCGTTGAAGGCCTCCTGGAACGACTTTGGCATGGCAACCGCCGGCGTGTGGTTGCTCTATCTTTTACCCCGGCGGTGGCCAGTGCGTCTACTTGCCGGCCTTCTTCCATAGGTCCGCGTCGGCCTTCCTGGCCCCGCCGGAGCCGGTGATGAAAGAGTTCACGCGGCCCATCGCCCACTGCTGCGGCGACACGCCCGGCCTGTGGCCGCCGCGCCACGCGGCCATGCCGCGCTCGTACACCTGCCGGAGCACGCCGAGTGGGATCCCGGACTCCTTCGCCTTCGCGGCCAGGGCCTTGCCGGAGCCGCCCTCGGCCATGTCCTCGGCGTCCTTCTTGCCGTACATCCGCTCGTAGGCCTCCGTGGCCTTCGACTTGGGCATCTCGCCCTTCTTCCTGTTGCGGTACGCCTTGTCGGACTTCCAGTCCTCGTACACGCTCTTGGCGCCCTTGCCGGACTTCGCCTTCTCCTGGGTCTCCTCGGCCTCGCGCTTTGCGATGGCTTGCTCCCGCTTCGTGAGACCCTTGGCGTAGTCCGGCTTCAGCCCTTTCCCTCGGCGTACCCGAAGCGGCGGAACTGCGCGTAACCGCCCTCCTCCTCCTCGCCCTCGTTCTCCATCTCGACCTCGATGCCGTCGCCGTACACGGCGTTATCGGCGACCGCCGAGAGGTAGTCTGCGGCCAGGGTGATCTTGTCGATCATCCAGGGCTCCATCTCGATCTCGCTACCCCGCATCATCGCCATCTCGATCGCCCGCTCGATGTCGGACAGGCGGCCGTGCATGACCTTGAGGCGGGTGCGGATCATGCCGATCGTCTCCTCCTCGCCGAAGGTCGGGGTGGGGTAGCCGATGGCCATCGCGCGGCGCTTGCAGCCCTTGCAGCCGCAGTTGCACTCACCGTACTCCTTCGTGCCCTTCTTGTGCTTGCAGCCGCACTTCTCGGCGTAGGTGTCCTTCACCTCGTCGACCAGGCTGTTGGCGTACTCCTCGTACGACTTGGCCTTCTCGCGGCTGCCGCCGCACATCGACAGGGCGATGGCGACCGCCTGCTTCTGGTCCTTGACGACCTTGCCGTCCTCGCCGGAGTGGAGCTGGCCTGCCTTCCACTCACGCATGACGTCGGCGACGCAGCCCTTTCCCTTCTTGACTGGCATGGTGTGCTACTGGGGCAATTTTTTAATGCACCTCTCGAAGAGCATCGAGAGAACCTTTTCAACTGAGTCGGGCGCGAAGCCCTGCGCCGAGAGGTTCTTCCTGAGGGAGTCGCGGCGCTGCTCCCACGTCTTGCCCGAGGACTTGCTCCTCGCGCAGATGTCGCGCATCACTGCTTCTCCCTCCCGAACATCAGCATGTTCTTGATGGCGTCGACCTGCTCCACGAGGTAGTCCATCTTCTTGGCGCCGTCGCTCATCCGGGCGATGAACTCCTCGCGCATGACGAACTCCTTGGGGAGCTTCATCTGCATCTCGAGGAGGTCCCGCTCGACGCGCTCGATCTTAGTGTCGTTGGAGGTGATCTGGCCTGAGATCGTCTTGAACTTGTCGTCCATGTGCTTGGACGACACCATGTTGAACCAGCCGATCGCGCCGCCCACCGCTATGACGGACGGGAGCACGACGGAGCCGATCAACTGCAGAACGAGCGCTTCCACTGTGGCCTAAGTCTCCAAGATCAGAACAGCCCGAGCAGCCGCTGTGCGGGCTCGAGGGGTACCGATGCTTTGGCTAGGTCGACTAGCTTGTCCTTGTCCACGCCCTCCTCCATCTTGAGCACCATCTCGGCGATCTCGAGGGACTTGCGGCCCTCAGGCGTATTGGGGTCGAGCTTCTTGGACTTGGCGACGTCCGGCAGGAACTTCTCCTTGGCCATCTGGACGGCGGCCTGGGCCTCCTCCTTGCTCAGCTGGCCGTCGCCGACGGAGTAGAAGGCGAGCTCCAGCACGGTGTCGATCGTGCTGCCGTCCCAGCCTGTGTAGTACTTGTCCAACAGCGGGTCGACGACGTCGTAGACCTTGGCCAGGAGCGGCGCGTACTTGCGCGCGTTGACCTTCTCCAGCACCTTCTTGGCGCCCATCGTGGCGACGCCGATCAGGATGCCGGCGAGGGCCGGGTAGAGTGGTTCGAGGAAAGTTGGCATGGCTGCCTCCAGTGTGTTACTCGGGGAGCCCGGACTTGCCCGCCTTCAAGCGGTCCCGGACGGACTTAGGCAGGCCCTGCTCCCAGCCGTTGTCCTTCGCGATCTTGATGATCTTCCGCATCGTGGCGTCGGGGTCCTTGGCGCGGCCGACGGACGACCACGCCGCCGCCACGTCGCCTGGGGACGCGATCGGGAAGGACGTGTCGGGGCCGGCGAAGCCGCCCTTCATCTTGCCCTCGGACAGCGCCTTGCGCATGTCGCCGGACCACTCGCGGTGGTTGATGCCGTAGGCCTCCTCCTGGTAGTTGACCCGGTTCTGGCGGGCCATCTCCATGCGGGCGCGCTTGCGGCCCATGATCTCGCGCATCACGTCGTCGCCGACGATGTAGTTGTCGCGGTCCTTGGGGATCAGGGCTTCGACCCGCTCGCGGCGCTTCTTGTTGGCCTCGAGCGCGTCGACGGGGATGACCTGCCCCACGAGCGTATCAGTTAGGTTCATCATCGGAGGTCACCTCCTCGTCTTCGATGTCGGTGTCGTTGTCGGGTTCGGTTTCCTCCTCGTCGCCCTGAGTTTCTTCGGGCTCGTAGTCCTCGTCCTCTTCTTCGTCCCCGCCGCCCTCGGACAGTGCGGCCAGCTCGGCCCTGAGCTCGGCGATCCTGGACGCGATCTCGTCGGCGGACGGCTCGTCGCTCTCCTCCCCCTCGTCGTCGTCATCCTCGGCGGCGTCGCCCTCGCCCAGGATCTGGTCGATCGCGGCGTCGATCTCCTCGTCGCTCAGCCCGCCGTCGCCGATGGCCTCGAGGATCCTGGAGACGAGGTCGTCGCCGCCGGGCTCCTCCTCCTCCTCGTCGTCGTCTCCGTCGATCTCGTCGAGGACCTGGCTGATCAGGGCGTCGATCTCCTCGTCGGACATCGCGTCGAGGTCCTGCTCGTCGTCATCGTTGTCGGGGAGGTTACCGTCCTCGTCGCGGAGGGCGGCCAGGAGGTCCTGCTGCCGCTGCTCGACGTCCTGGCGCTCGCCGCGGCCGTCGGGGTACTTCCAGAGGCCGGTCTTGTCGAGCCAGTCGCTGCGGACGGGCGCGGTCTCGACGCCGAGCTTGTCCTGGCCGATCTGGACGCCGGCCTCCTCGATCTCGTCTGCGCGCTGGAGCTGGTCAGAGTATGCTTGCCGCAGCTGCTCGTAGGCCTCCTGCGAGAAGCTCCCGAATCCGGACATGTTGTTTCCGTGGGTTGGTACCCGCGTGTCTTACCCGCCCAGCTCCTGGATCTGCTTCAGGATGGCCTGGCGCCCGGCCTCGTTGACCTGCTTCTCGAGCGCCTTCTTCAGTCCCGCGATGCGGCCCGCGTTGTCGCCGCCAGCGCCACCGCGGCGGCCGCCGCGCTTGGGCTTGGCCTGCTTTGGCCCGACCTTCTTGATGCCGGCGACGGCGCCCCACTCGACCATGATCGGCTTGCCGTTCTGGATCGCCCAGCCGTACGCCTTGCCGTCGATCACCACCTTGCGGTTGTTGGTGGCGTCGGAGCCCTGAGCCTTCGCGGCCTTCTCGAGCTTCTCCTCCATGCCGGACTTCTGCGCCTCCTTCGGCTTGGGCTGCTGGCCCGCCGCCCTCTGCCCTGGCTGTTGAGCCCGGGGCTGCGCCGGCGTGGCGCCCTGCTGCGCGGGCTGGGCCGCGGGGGCTTCACCGATCTTGCGGCAGACGCCGAACGTCATCTTCTCGCCCGGTCCGCACTCGGCGAAGTCGGCGGACGCCCACTCGCGGGCGACCTGCGCCTCGAGGTAGCGGATGATGGAGTCGGGCCTGTAGCCGGCCGCCTCGAGGTAGTCGACTACCTGCTGCTCTGGTGCTCGGCCGCTCATAGGTACGCTGCCGCGAGGAATTCGTCGTCGGAGACCTTGCCGCGCTCCGCGAGCTTCTCGGCGAGGGTCAGGAGCTTCTCGGCCGTGGCCTCGTCGCCCCTGAACAGGGCCTCCTTGCGCTTGGTCATCAGCTCCACGTACTTGCTGGCCATGGTGTGGTGTGGGTGTCGGTGCTCTTCGTGGTATTATGCGGGCTAGACGCCCTCGTACAGCATCTCTACGTACGCCTTGGCGGCCTGCTCGGACATCCCGTTGAGGACCCGGTCGATGTGCTCCGGCTTGTTCCGGATGCCCATCCCGCGCATGCGGTTGGTGTCGATGTCGAGCTCCTCGAGCGCGCGGTTGACCCGCTCCTGGTTCCGCCGGAAGCGGTAGTAGGCGGGCGCCTCGCCCCCGCGCCCCGAGTAGTTCCCGATGAACCGCTCGGACTGCCAGTCGCCCTGGTTGGTGCCGAAGGCCTCCATGAGGGCGGCCTTGTAGCTCGGCTGCGCCAGGCCGAAGTCGATGAGCTGCATCCTGCCGGTCGCCTTGTCATAGAAGACGTTGTTGCCGTGCATGTCGTTGTGGGCGACGCCGGCTAGGTGGATGTCGCGGCGGGCGCGGATGTACTCCTCGAGGACCTTGTTCCTCTCCTCGTTCGTGCGCGGGCTGTACTTCGCCACGGGGACGCCCTTCGCCTCGCCGATGCCCAGGTAGCCGCTGCCCTCCTTCACGTGGCCACCGTAGCCGGAGCCGACGACGCGCATGTTCGGGCTGACGACGGCGCCGTGGAACTCGGGGACGCGGCCGGTGCCCTGCAGCTTCTGCCAGACCTCCGCCTCGTGCTCGCCGATCTTGCCCTGCTTGATGACGCCGGGCGGCGGGCCGTCGGTGCGGTAGGCGGCGCCGAACGCGCCCTTCGCAAGCAGCTGGTTGCCTGTCTGGCTGTAGACGGCGATCGGGTCGTAGTCCCTGACCGCGCGGTCGAGCTTCCAGCCCGCCTTGACGGCCGCGTCGGTGGTCATGCCGGCGGTGATCTTCACGGGCCTTGCGGGCGTCACGCCGCGGCCGCCGAGCTCCTCCTCGATCTTCTTGCGCTGACCGGCGCCGAGGTCGCCCCGGCGGAGGATCGCCTGGAGCTTGTCGGTGGGAGCCTGGAGCAGCTTCTGGTCGACGCGGGCAGGCTTGGCCGACGCGACCTCCGGGCCGATGCCGGCCTTGGCGCGCTCGAGCCTGACCTTCTCGCCGAGCTTCAGGCGGGCCTCGCGGCCGGCGGAGCCGGGCTGGAGCGCGCGCTTCGCCAGGGCTGAGGTGTCGTTGAGGGACTTCGCGCCGGCCTTCGGCAGGGCGACGCCGGCCTCGATGTCCATGCGGCGGCGGACCAGCCCGATCTCCAGGCTGTCGAGGAACTTCTTCTGGTCGGGCTTCTGGTAGGCCGGCTCGTTGCGCCGGCGGCGGATGGCCTCGATCTGGCGGTTGACGTCGTCGATGGCGGCCTTGCGCGCCGCCCTGTCGCCGAGAGACGCCTTCGGGGCAGCTGCCTTGGGGGCCTCGCGGCGGACGCGCACGTCGGCCTGGCCGGCCTTCTCGCGGCGCTTGAGCTCCTCCTCGATCGCCTTGCGCTGGTAGGCGTACAGCTTGCGGCCGTCGAGGTACTCCTGCAGCTTCTGCGTCGTCTCCTTCTTCAGGAACCGCGCGTTGACCTGCATCGAGGGCTTCTCCTTCGCCGCGTTAGCCGCGGGCTTGGCGGCCGCGGGTTTGGCCCCTGGCCTGGCTGCCTCCTTGACCATCCGCTGCTGCTTGCGGAACTCGCGGAGCTCGTTCTGCGCCCTGACTATCTGCGACTGCGTCCCCTTGTTCTGGGCGACCCTGAGGTTGAACTTCAGCTGCTTTTCTTGCCCCGCGGGGTCCGCTGGGCCCCTGTTCATCACGTCCCGCTCCCGCTGCCACGCGGGCTTCTCGGCCGCCGCCCTCGCCGCCTGAAGGCGGTCTGCGGCGCTCTGCGCGGCCCTGGCGTCGAGGCGGTCGCCGGCCTTGACTAGGTCGCGCAGCGCCTGGGACGCCTGGCGCGACGGGGTCTCGGGAGGTTTGGCCGCCTTGGCCGCCTGCTCCGGTGTCTTGACGTTCTTCTGGTCGTCGGGCTTCTGCGCCACGCCCATCCGCTGGTTCAGCCTGCGGACGAGCGACTGGACCGCCTCGGGCCCCTTGACCATCTTGAGGCCCTTCTCGAGGCGGAGGCGCTTGTTCTCGTCGAGGATCGACTCGACCCGCATGCCGGCCGCGCGGCCCTTGTTGTAGACGTCGCCCTGGCGGTCGCCCGGGCGGTAGGAGATGGGCGTGCCCTTGCGGCACTGGCCCTGGGTCCCGTAGATCTTGCCGTCCGGCTTCTGGCAGAGCTGCGCGAAGTCGAATCCGTCCGCGATCTCGCCGAAGTCCTCTGCCGACCAGTCGCCGCAAGCGTCCGCCCAGGACCGGCCCTCGGTGAATTCGGTGAGGAGCTCCTCGCGGGCCCTCCTCTCACTGTCGGCGTCGAAGGCGCCGTGCTGCGTCAGTTTAGCCATGGTCAGCCTGCCTCCTTGATGATCGCGACCCGCTCGGCGGCCGTCAGGCCACTGGTCGGCGGGAAGTTGCCCAGGAGCTCCTCGAGCTTGTCCTTGGCGCTCTTGGTGCTGCCGGTCGACGCCCCGAGCATGGCGCCGATGTTCTTGATGTCGTTCTCCTCGAGCTTCTCGCCCCAGCGCAGCCGCATCAGCGACTTCATCTGCGGGCCGGTGCCGTAGTCCTTGCGGACCCGCGCGCCGCCGCCGCCGCTGAGGACGGGGCGGTAGGACGGCTTGCGGCCGGTCGCCGGGTTGGTCTTGTCCGGGTTGACGGAGCCCTTCAGCATGGCCTTCAGGTCGTCGATGCTGGCGTCCCGGATCCGCTCTGCCCGCTGCTGCGGGGTCATCAGCGGGAGATTGTCGCGCATGGCGGCGGCCTTCTCGGCCTTGGCCGAGGCGCCCATCGACCCGGCGGCCTTGGCCTCGCGGACCTGGTCGGGCGTCATCCTGGCGTTGGCCTGGAGCTTCTCGATCAGCCCGCGGCGGATGAAGTCCTCCTTCTCGACCGCGGTGCCCTGGCGCTTCTTGGCCGCGGCCTCCATGCCACCCTTGACCTGGTTCGACGCGGTCGAGATCCAGATCCAGTTGTCCGGGCGGTCGCTGCCGCCGGTGGACCCGGCGCGCTTGTGGTCGAGCTGCAGGCCCTGGCGCCATGACAGCTCCTTGCCCATGACGTCCTTGAAGTCATTGTCCATGAGGGACTTGAGCACGGCCTCGGCGCGCTCGCCGCGGCCCTTCCAACCGGCGGCATCGAGCTGCTCCTTGGTCGGGCTGCCCTTGCCGCCGAGGGCGGTCATCAGCTTCTGGTAGTCGGACGCCGGCATCTCCTCCTTGAGCTGCGCTAGCGTCGCCTTGACCACCTTGGGGTCGGTGTCGAAGGGCGACTTGTACTTGAGGTCCTGCTTGTTCGCGTAGAACTCGGCGTACTTCGCGGCCTCGCCCGGGTCCTGCAGGTTGGCGCCGCCCTCCTTCTTGCTGCCGGACGGGTCGTACTTCAGCGCGCGGACGGCCGTGGCGGCGCGCTTGGCCTGCCCCTCGTCGAGCCCCTGCTTCTCCTGGATCTTCCCGGCGATCTTCAGCGTGCCCTGCTCGGCGCGGGTGACCGCCCTGTCGGCGACCTTCGCAAGGGTCTTGTCGTCGAGCTGCCTGAGCCTCTCGCGCTGCTTGTCCGTGCGCACGAGCCCCTCGCGCGTCAGCATCGTGAGCACCTCCTCGCGACTGACCTCCTTCCCCTTGCGGCACTCCTTGCCCTCGCCGATCCCGTACCGGGAGTCGTCCGCGCGCTGGCAGATCGTGTAGTCCAGGTGCCCGTTCGACTCAGAGTAGCGGAGCGCGAGGACCTCCCTGGCCTTCGCCTCGAGGCCGGTGTCCCAGCCGCCGTGCTGCGGTAGCCTACTTCTCATCGGCCCGGTCCATCTGCGCCTTGACCTTCTCGGCCCAGGCCCTGCCCGGGTCGCCGCCCCAGAGCAGCCACGAGATGAGGCTGTTGGACGGGGGGTCCGTCGTGTGGTCCTTCTTGTACGCCGAGTGGCGGGCGAAGAAGCTCACCATGCGGCCGATGGTCGCCGGCGACAGCGACTGCCTGTTCTTCAGCGACGCGGCGCGCTGCACGCCGGAGCCCACGCCCTCGGCGGCCGCCTGCTTCGTGCTGAAGCCGCCGCGGCCCGTCTTCTTGCGCAGCTCGAGCCCGCGCGCCGCCGCGTCAGCCACGGACTGGGGCGGGCGGAAGTCGATGCCGCCGTACTTCTCGGCCCACTCGGGGTTCTCGGCCCACTCGAGGGCCTCGGGGTTGATGCGTCCGAAGTTGTTCATGGGCCTACTTGGTGGGTCTCCCGGGGCTGGTACCCCAGTTGGGGGCCATCAGCGGCCTCGGCCTGCCGGACTTCCTGGCGCCCTTGTCGAGCCGCCTGTTCGCCTCGGTTCGCAGCTCGCCCAGCCGCTTGAGCGACCGCGAGAGCTTCTTGATGCGGTCCTCGCGCCGCTTGCGGAGCTCGGCAGCCGCCTTGCCCGTGCTCATGCGGGCCAGCATGGACCGCTCGCGCCCGATTCTCTCGGCCAGCTGGTTCTGCTTCTGATTCAGCCTGTAGAGCTTGCTCTCGTCGATCTCAGGCTTCTTCTTGTCACCTGACGCCTTAGCCTTGGCGATGCGGTCCTTGAGCACCGGCGCCCGGTCGCCCTTGGGCGCCTCGGCCGGCCTGTCGCCCGCCTCCTTGCCCTTGCGGCACTGGCCCGAGGTCCCGTAGTAGGAGCCGTCGGCCCGCTGGCAACGGGCGAAGTCCAGCGCCTCGAGGGCCTCCTCGCTGAAGTTGTCGAAGATGTTGTCGTGTATCGCCATGCCGGCCTCAGGGGACGTAGTACTTGCCCTGGCCCTTGGTGCCGGTCAGCTCGTCGAGCCGCCCGCCGACCTGCTCAGCCTTCTTGCGGAGGCGCTTCATGGCCTCGTCGATCTGGTTCATGCGCCCGATCTGCAGGCGCATCTGGGCGACATTGCGCTCGTTGGAGAGCTTCTTCATCGCGACGCGGGCGCGGCCGATGAACTTCTCGCCGCGGGCGATCTCGCGCTCGCCGGCCTTGGCCTCGGCCATCGCCCCGCCTCCGGCGAGATTAACGCCTCTGGCCTTGAGCTGACCTTCGACGGCCGCGAGCGCCTGCATCAGATTGTTGGTCTTGTTCAGGTCGCGGGACTTTGCTGCGTCGCCGATCTGCTTGGTGAGGGAGGCGCGGAGCTTCATCGCCTGCTCGTTGCTTACTCCGCTGGGCTTCGCCGTTGGAACTTTCTTTTGCTCAGCTGTCTTGTCGCCCGCCTCCTTGCCCTTGCGGCACTGGCCCGAGGTCCCGTAGTAGGAGCCGTCGGCCCGCTGGCAACGGGCGAAGTCCAGCGCCTCGAGGGCCTCCTCGCTGAAGTTGTCGAAGATGTTGCTGTGTACCCTGGCCATCAGCCGCGCTCCTTGATGATCTTGCCGACGCGGCGCTCCTCGGCCCTCTGGGCCGGGGTCATCAGCTCGCGCTGCCGCTGCCGCTCGAGGCGCGCCCGCTCGCGCGCCATCTTCTCGATCTCCCGCTCGGCCTTGTTGTACTCGCGCTCCTTCTCCCGCACGGCGGCGGCGAGCGTCCTCATGTTGGCCCTGTTCTCCTTCGAGGGGTCCTTCTTCACGCGGCGCTCCACCTCGCGGAGGGCCCGCTCGCGGCGGTCGAGCTCGGCCTTGATCGGGCGCTGCGCGACGATCGCGTCGCGGATCTGCGTCCGCAGCTCGGCGTCGCGGCCCTGCCTGGCCGTGATCTTTTCGTCCCGCACCTTGCGCTTGGCGGCGCCGGCGGCCACCTCCTTGCGGAAGTCCGTCTTGAGCTTCTTGTTGGCGCCGGCCTCCTGGCCCTTGCGGCACTGGCCGCTGGTGCCGTAGAAGGTGCCGTCGGGCCGCTGGCAGCGCGCGAAGTCGTAGGCCTCCGCGAAGGCCGTCTGCTCCTCGGGGTTCTCGGAGTATTTCAGTTCGGCGAGCGCCCGCGCGTTCCGCAGGGCCTCGTCGGTGAAGCGGTCTTTTCTCATGGCAGTCTGCTTTAACGCGGGACGGGAGCCCGCCTCGTAGGGTTTACCCGAGCGAGCCGACCCAGTCCAGGTACTCCCTGGCGACCTGCTCCTGCTTGGCCTGCCTGTCCTTCGCGGGCTTGGACGCCCCCGCCTCCCTGTACCGCCCGACGTAGTCCCGGACGCGCCTGCCGCCCTCCCCGCCGACGGCGTCGAGGTTCATGAACGCCGCGCCCTTCGTCCAGTCCTGCAGCGCCTTCCTCGGGTCCGAGGCCGTTTTACCGCTCAGGCCGAAGTCGATCAGCATGGGCCTGTCGCCGTCCACCATCCACTGCAGGCTGTGCATGTCGCCGTGGTAGAAGCCCTTGCGGTGGAGGAACAGCACGGCCTTCGCCGCGGCCGAGGCCTGCGCCTCGTTGAACCTCACGCCCTTCTCGCCCTCGGACGGCCTGTAGTCCTTCCAGATCGTCTTCCCGGGCGCCAGGTCCATGACGATCTCGCTGTCGGACGCCCTGTGGAGCTTCGGGCTGTGGCCCGCGTCGCCCATCATCCTCTGCAGCTCCGCCTCGTGCTCGCCGAAGCTCCGGCCCGGCACGTTGGTCTTGCGGATCAGCCCCTGCTTTCGGTCGATCTCGACGGCCCCGTAGTTGCCCTTCGTGAGGTACTCCCACTCGGCGCCCTCGATGTCGACCTCGCGGCCCTTCCTGCACCGCCTGCCGGCCGCGATCCCGTAGCGGGACCCGTCCGGCCTCTCGCACGCCGCGAAGTCGAAGAGGGCCCCGAGAACCTCCCGGGACCCACCGTCGAACGAGGATGCGTACCTGTCCGCGTCAGTCGTCATACCTTCTGAGGATGTGTGCGATCACCGAGTTGCGCACGATGTCGTCGGCCGTGAACCGGACCCTGCCGACCTGGTCGAGCCCCGCGAGGCGCTGGTAGGCGTCGATCAGCCCGCAGTTGGTCTGGAACACGTCGAGGTCGATCTGCCTGGTGTCGCCCGTGAGGACCACCTTGGCGTTCTCGCCGACGCGACTCAGCACGGTCTTGCACTGGTCGGGCGTGGCGTTCTGCGCCTCGTCAAAGACGATCAGGCAGTTCGACAGCGAGCGGCCGCGGACGTCCTCGAGCAGGATCGGCTCGACGACCTTCTTGTTGACGAGGTACTCGGCGGCGCCGTGCGACCGCATGATCACGTTGAGGTTGTCGAAGACCGGGCCGACGAGCGGCGCCATCTTCTCCTCCATCGTGCCCGGCAGCGCGCCGCGGCCCCGCTGGTGCATGACCCCGACGTCGGAGCGCAGGTAGTAGATCTTGTCGATCTGGTTGACCCTGATCGAGCTGAGGCCCCAGTGCAGGGCCACGAGGGTCTTACCGACGCCGGCCGGGCCGACGGCGATCGTGACGGTGTTCTTGTTGAGGCATGTCCAGAGCTCCTCCTGCCTGTCCGTCCTCGGGATGAACGGCATGAGGTCCATGTTGCGGTGGGTGTCGAGCTCGGCGCGGGCCACGTTAGCCCTGCGTTCCTTGCGACGCTCTTTGCAAGCTGGCATTGTATCGGTGACAAAGGTTTGAGATTCGACCAATGCGAACTCTAGGTGATCATGCGGCTCACCCCCTTTAATTTTTGCCATGGCATATTCTTGCCAAGGTATGTCCCGAGCTTACCCCCGCAGACGCAAGCCCTTATTCCATGGTGTTCTACCTTTACTGGCCTCGCTTATTTTGCGGCGTGTTTCCTCGCTCAGTTTCTTTCCCTTGCTACTTGCCGAAATTTTCCTCCGCGTTTCCTCGCTCTTACATTTTCCGTAACTCGGGCTCCTTTCACCACGTTGCCACGCGCTCATTTTCTCTCTAGCTTCAGCCGATGGTCTTGATCTGCCTCCCAGTTTACCGCCTTCTGATTGAGCTTTTCTTACAGCTTCCCCCCTCGTGCATTGCGCGGTCAAGCACTGCCACGCTAATCTATCTTGCCAATTGCCTTTGCGTTGCCATTCGGCGAAATGCCACATTGCGTGCTGCGTCGGTGTCAGCTCGACTACATTCCCCTCTACGTACTCACCACCTTCGTAGCCTGGCGTGATTCTGTGCTTGTGTTTCACAATACCTCGACCTCCCACCCATTGGCAGTTTTCCATTTTCCAGCCGCAACCTGGGCGAGTGATTTCGGATGCGTACCATCGCGGAGGATCTCTTCGCAGATCTCTTTCCAACCGACACCGCCCTGCACGGTTATGCGGCGTCCGGTGGCTCGATTAGTGAGTCGCTTGCCGCGATCACGAAGGTAATTACGCGGTGGTTTGGCCTCTACGGGGATGCGCTCCTCTATGAATCGGTCGTCCATTGGCTGAGTCTTCATGAAGGTGCGTTTCTTCTGGAATCTATTATTCGGCACGAGTGTAAGACGCGAACGTCATTATATTACCCATGTCTTCTTTTACTTATTGAATAAGATGCCCCGCTCGTCGGCTAAGCATGTGAAGGGGGATCAGTCCATGCCTATGTCGTACGAGAGCCCCGACCGCTTGCCGCCTTTGCCGAAGTACAGTGCCCTCTCGCCGTGCGTCAGCAGCTCGCGCTTCCTGCCGCTCCGCAGCTCCGTGAACTCGCCCGTGAGCTGCCCGCGGCCTGGTGACTTGCCCTTGGCGCCGACAATCGCCTGGAGCGTGTCGCCGTGCGTTCCACCGTCGAGGTGGAACATGTAGTACGTCAACCCGTAAACGACCGCGTCAGTCCGGTCGTCGTGCGGCACGAAGGGGAAGGCCGTGAGCTCCTTAATGAAGTCGTCCGTCCAGGCGCCCTCGACGAAGTGCACGCGCCCGGCCTCCCACAGCGGGGACACCGTCTGCAGGCGGATCGTCTTGGACCGCAGCGGCTTGAATCCGTGGATGTGTATCTTGCTCTCCCGCTCGAGCATCTGGATCAGCGACTGGCCGGACGCCGCCTGCTCGATCGTGAGGAACTTCGCCCCATAGTATTTCCGCGTCTGCTCGAGCATGGCGAGCAGGTCTGGGAAGCCCCACCGCCCGCTGATGATCTCGCGGACGTAGACGTCGTCCTTGTGCTTGCGCGAGTAGCCCATCACCGCGATCACGCTTTCGTCCGCGCTCTGCTTCTCGGAGAACGCCGTGTCGAGCGACAGGTAGGTGATGTCGAACTCCGGGCAGTCCTCGGGCCTTTTCACGCTGATCCAGCCCGCCTTGACGATCGAGCCCTCCTGCGCCGTCGGCCTGCCCTGGTAGAGCGCGGAGAACTTGTCCGAGCCCATGATCCTCTTCTGCGAGAGGAGCATGTCGACGGTGAAGGTGCCGTTACCGGGCCAGTGCGACTCGCCGTTCTTCCGGCCGAGGATGTCGGTCGCCTCGTTCTCGCAGAGCGCCTCGATGTTCACCCACCGCCAGCCCTTCGGGTTGTCGTCGGGGTCCCAGAGGCCGTCGCCGTCCATCAGGAGGCCGTGGAGGTCCTTCTCGCCGAAGCGGGTGCCGATGACGAGCTGGGCCCAGCGGTTCGTGCGCCGGGTGGACGCCTGCTCGCCCCACCAGTCCTCTAACTCCTCGAACGCGGCGCGGGAGTCCGAGCCCTTCAGCGGGTCGTCGATGACCATCGCGCCGACGCCGGGGCTGTCCTCGTGCGGCGTCCCGGCCGTGAAGCCTGTGAGCACCCCGCCGACGGACGTCGCGAGGATGAACCCGCCGCCGCGCATGTCGTACTTGGAGTCCGGGTGGAAGCCGCTCCACTCGGGGAAGATGCGCTGGAAGTGCTTGTGGCGGAGGTAGCCGTTGACCCCGCGGTTGAACTTGTTCGAGAGGAGCTGGCCGTACGACGCGATGATGTGCTGCGTCTGCTCGTCGTGGCCGAGGAGCCATGCGACGAACAGCTGGGCGAGCATTGACTTGCCCGAGCGCGGCGCGCAGCTGACGATCAGCCTCTGGTAGCGCAGCTGGGCGACGTCCTCGAACGCGGAGCCGATGATCTCGTGGAAGTCGGCGACCTGCAGCTTGCCGTCGAGCATGACGTCCGCGAACGCCAGAAAGCAAGAGCGCGCCGCGCGGAACCTGTAGTCCTGCAGCACGCTCTTCGGCGCCTCCATGAGCTCCAGCTCGCGGAGCCCGCGCTTGTACACGCGCCAGCTCGAGTGCTCCTCCAGCTGCGACGCGTGCGTGATGATGGGCCTCATTCCTGCTTGCCCTGCCCCAGCTTCTTGAGCAGGTCGTCGACCTTGGAGGTGTACTCCTTGTCCTTGGCCAGCTCCTTCTCGGCCTTCGTCTCGCTCTCCTGGATGGCGACGATGTCGCTCATGAGGTCGCGGTGGACCTTGATCGAGGAGTTGAAGATGCTGATCAGGTCGCGCACGGGCGCCTCGCCCATGGTCGCCTCGATGTCGCCGAGCGCCTGCTCGGCCACCTTCAGCACCTTCTCGGCGAGCTTGCTCTTCTGCTCGATGATCCGCTCGTTCCTGTCGGCCATCAGATCGTCCTCCTGCATCGCTTGCACCCACCCGGCGCCTGCGCGCCGTTGGGCATGTACACCGACCCGGACGTCCCGGAGGGGCCCGAGTGCAGCTTCTTCAGAATCAGCTTGGCGCGGTCGGCGTTGCCGGCCTTGACCGCGGCGTAGTACTCCTTCCAGAGGATGTCACGCCCGTTGTTCATCGTCGTCCGCCTCCATTGTGCCGTAGATGGCGTCTAGCAGCTCCTCGAGCGCCGTCTCCTCGCTGTCGAAGCGGAGGAGGAAGGACTCGGGGACCTCCGAGGCCAGCATGTTGATGTAGGTCCGCCTCATGCGCCTGTAGCGCGATGCGTCCACTTCGTTGCTCAGGTCGGAGAGGTCCACCCGCGCGGCTGTTCCCATCAGCGGCTCTTACCCTACTCCTCGATCTCCGGCCCGGACGCGTCCACCCGGGGCAGGTATTGGTTCGGCTCGAGCAGGCTGAAGTCGCGCGTGTCGATCCAGGCCTTGCCAATCGGGGTGCCGCCGATGCGGTAGTACGAGGCGTCGTCGACCGCCAGCACCGTGCCCTCCTCGGTCGGGAACAGGTCGCCGTTCTGCACGAGGATGGCGATGGCGTCGGGGTCGGTCGGGTCCTTGTAGATGAACGCCTTGGCCGGCGCCACGAAGCCGTACCCGTTGCGGGGCAGCAGCGTGTTGGGCACGATCCTCTCTCCTGGATCCGAGACCCGCGGCAGCCCGACGAGCTGGTTCGGCGACCTGAACAGGGTCTCGCTCACCTGCAGCAGCCTCTTGCCGGTGTCGCAGGCGAAGAAGAACCTGACGAACTCGCCGCCGCACTTGATGTTATAGATGTAGAACTTGCCCGACTCGTCCGTCTGGCCGGTGTAGATGACCTCGCAGTTCGCGATCTCGCCGGCGGACATGAACACCTTGGTGGGGTCCCACTTGTAGACCCAGTCGCCCGCCTCGTTCACCACGACGCCGGCGTACTCGCAGTCGTAGTCGATCGAGTCGTTCGGCGGCGGCAGCACCGGGGCGGTGATCCTGCCGCTCGCGACGAACTCGCCGGGGAGGAGCCTCTGGTTGAGGTACGCCGGCCACAGCTTGCTGCAGTTGCCGCGGGCGACGCACGGGTCGAGGGCGATGCCGCGGTAGTAGTCCTGCACCACCAGCGACCAGGTCTGCGTGTAGGTGTAGTGCGTGGAGTCCGTGAGCCCGGTGAAGCGCTCGCTCGACATCACCAGCGGCTCGATCACCTCCAGGCCGGTGTCGCACGGCACCTGGTTGATCAGCGTCTCGTGGGCCGCGGCCAGCAGCTGCACGGCGAAATCGTGCCCGGAGTTGCTGAGGTAGCTCTGGCAGGCGATGTTCACCTCGAAGTTCAGCGTGCGCTCCATCGAGAGTGGTGCGCGGCTGACGATGTTCACGCTCGAGTCGGTGTAGCGCACGACCATCGAGTTGACCATCTGGAAGATGCCCTCCTCGTCGGACACGTCCGCCAGCCTCACCACGTTCACCCCGAGCGGGACGAGCGGCGAGGACAGCAGCGCGTTGGTCATGAACTGCTCGATCTTCGTGATCGACCGGAGCTCCATCAGGACCCCCTCGGCGTCATCATGATGTCGTAGACCCTGCCCGTCTTGTTATTGCGGATGGTCAGCGCGTCCTCCTCCTCGATGATCGTCCAGTCTCCCCTCTCGTTCTTGAGGTGGAGGTCGCCGGTGTAGATGTTCGCCCAGCGGTTGGACGCGCTGCCGAGGTTGCGCGTGTTGTCCGTGCTGGGGAGGAGGTCGGAGTTGACCCGCGCGTTGAAGACGACGGCGTCGCTCGTGGCGTTGCCGAACGTGGTCGTGGAACCGTTGAAGCTGGCGGCGTTGTTGACAGTCAGCCCAAGCACGGTCAGCGTCGACCCGTCGAACGTCATGTTCGCGGAGCCGGTCAGCGATCCGCCCGAGTTGTACTGGACCTGCGTGGTGGAGCCGCCCGCCGCGACCGCGCTGCCCGCTGCCCAGGAGAGGTTGCCAGCGCCGTCCGTCTTCAGCACCTGGTTGGCGCCGCCGTCCGCGGGCGGCAGCTTCCAGATGACGGTCCCAGTGATGCTCGTCGGGGCCTGGAAGCCCACATAGTCGGTGCCGTTGACCGCCGCCTCGTAGAACTTGACCGGGCCCTCGGTCGGGAGGCGGACCTCGTTGAGGTAGGCCAGGCTAGCCCAAACCTCCGCGAAGCGGTAGCCGGCGCCGCCGAGGTCCCTGGCGTTGTCCGTGCTCGGGATGATGTCCGAGGCCAGGCGGCTGTTGATCGTGAGCGTGTCGGTGGCATTGCTGCCCAGGGTCACGCCGGCCTGCAGGTTGGTCGTCCCCTGGCACGTCAGGCTGAGCAGGCTGCCGACGGTGGTCAGGCTGCTGAGCGTCGTGACCGACGACGACACCAGCGTGCCGCTCGTGGGCAGCGTGATGCTCGTGTTGCCGGTGGCCGTCAGGGTGATGGGGAAGTTGCCCGACGTCTGGAACGAGTTGGCGGTCGTGATCGATCCACCGAGCGTGATCGTGCGCCCGGACGGGTTGGACACGCCGGTCCCGCCGTACAGCGGGTCGATGACCGTCGCGCTCCACGTGCCGCTGGAGACGGTCCCGAGCCCGGTGATGTTCGGCTGGTTGTTGGTCGCGATCTCGCCGTGGTAGCTGTCTGCGTAGACGTTCGCGACGCGCTGGCCGTTTAGGCCGAGGTCGTAGGTGCTGTCGGTGCTCGGGATGAGGTGCCCAGCAGTGTTGAGCTCCCAGCGGGTGAGGTTGTCGGTCTTGAACGCGATCTGGCCGCCGACGCCCGGGTCCGTCACGTAGACGCCGGAGTCGCCGGCCGAGATGAAGGTGCCGACCGGGCTCGTCCAGGACAGGTTGCCGGAGCCGTCGGTCGCCATGACCTCGCCGGGATTGCCGTCGTCGGCCGGGAGCGTCAGCACGTAGTCCGAGCCGATCGTCAGGGGCGCCCGCATCTCGACGTAGTTCGGCCCGCCGCCGCCCTCGTAGAACCGGATCGCCTTCTGGTCAAGCAGGTGCAGGGACGATGAGATGTTCAGGTCGGTCAGGTCGAGCGAGCTCGTCCAGCTTGGGGCAGCGCCGCCGTTGGATCTCAGCACCTGCCCGCTGGCCCCGACGGCCGTCACGTTGAATTGGCCCGCCTGCGAGTACAGGACCGCGCCGGCGACCGGGGACAGGGCCCCGCCGGTGCCCCCGTACTGCGTCGAGACCGGGCTGGCCTGCCACTGCCCGGCGCTGATCGTGCCGACCTCGAAGATCGACGGCTGCGACCCGGTCTGCAGCGCGCCGTAGATGTTCTGGGCGTGCACGTCGAGCCACTGGAACCCGACGCCGCCTATGCTGTACGTGTTGGGGATCAGCGGGATGAGGTCGGACGAGACCGTGTTGCCCGTGAGGTCGAAGCTGTCGCCTACAGAGATCTCCCGGATCTGCTGCGCGATTGGGTCTAGCGTGAGCGGGAAGCGGTTTGCCATGGCGTCAGTCTTCGATCTCCTTCAGGACGAACTCGTATCGCTTGCCCGTCTTGTTGTTCCGGAGCGTCAGGGCGTGCTCCTCCTCCACCACGGTCCAGTCGCCGCGGTCGTTGCGCAGGTGCAGGTCGCCGGTGTAGATGTTGGCGAAGCGGAGCGACGGGGACCCGAGGTTGATCGTGTTGTCGGCGTCGGGCAGGACGTCCGCGTCGAAGCTGAGCTTCGAGCTGGAGATGGCGGCCGACACGCTGATGTTGGCGTCCGTGATCGTGTCGTTCGCGATCATCGAGCCCGTGATACTCCCGATCCCGCCCGTCGTCAGCAGGGTGCCGCCGGAGCTCGGGAGGAAGATGGTGCCGGTCGCGGTGATCGCCTGCGCCTTCAACCGCATGACGCCGCTGGTCGACCCCTGGAAGTTCATCCCGTCGCCCGTGACGGACGGGGTCTGCATCAGCGGGCTCTGCAGCACCTTGTTGGTGAGTGTCTGCGCCGCCACGCACGAGGCCAGCTCGAACCCGCCGGCCGTGGCCCCGTTGTGCACGCGGACGGTGTTGATGCTCGTGTCGACGGTGATCTCGCCGGGAGCCCCGGCGAACGCCAGGTTCTCGGCGGTGGTCCCCCGCCTGAACTGTACCTGTGTTGGCATAGCGCGTCAGATCAGAAGCCGAAGATGATGCCGAAGGCCGCCGTGAGGCCCTTCGTGCCGAGGGTGCCGCTGGTCGGGAGTGTCACGTTGGTAGAGCCAGTCAGCGTGAGAGTGCACGCGAAGGCGCCGGACGTTGTCAGATTGCCGTCCAGTGTGATGGTTTTACCTGAGTTGTTGACGCCGGTGCCGCCCTGCGCCCCGGTGATGATCGAAGTGTCCGACAGCAGCGTGCCGCTCGTCGGCAGGGTCACGTTGGTCGTGCCGGTGACGGTGAGCGTCGTCGCGAAGGCGCCGGAGGTCGTGAGGTTGCCTCCCAGGGTCAGCACCTTGTTCGTGCCGCTCTGGGTGAGCGTTAGGCCGGCGGTGCTCTCGATCGTGTCCGCCTTGAGTGTTCCGTATGGCATGGTTAATTAGTCGATGATCGCGAATGTCTCCCCGGCGGAGACCTCGAATGTGACCCCGGAGGCGATCTCCAAATCGTAGAGCGCCGCCTGGTTGTAACCGGCAGTGGGCACGGTCGTGTTGGACGACACCACCTTCGTGCTCTGAAGGTAGTTCTGGTTGATCGACTGGAAGGAGAGCGCGCCGCTCCCGTTCGTCGTCAGGACCTGCCCGCTCGTTCCGTCGGCGGACGGCAGGGTGAAGGTGATGCTCGCCGCGACCGTCGCCGGCGCCTGCAGGGCCACGTAGTGGGACGAGTCGGAGTCCGCCAGTCTCAGGTCGCCTTGGGCCCCGATCTGGACATTGGACCCGTCGAAAGTGAAGTTGGCTGAGCCCGCGAGCGTGCCCGTGCTGTTGTATTGAATCTGCGTGTTCGAGCCGCCGGCCGACGCCGCCCCGGGGCTGACCCAGCTCAGCACGCCGGCCCCGTCGGTTCTGAGGACCTGGCCCGTAGTCCCGTCGGCCGAGGGAAGCGTCCACAGGACGTCCGACCCGATCGCCGCCGGCGCCTGGAAGCCCACGTAGTTGGCGCCGTTGGCCGTGGCCTCGAAGAAGCGGAGGTCGGCCCGGTTCTCGAGGTCGACGGACGTCGTCGCGTTGATGTCGGCCGAGGTCACCGACGTCAGGCCCGCGAGCGTCGTGGACGTCGAGCCGACGGAGATGGAGGTCGATCCGATCGTGGTCGCGCCCGGGACCTTCCACGCGGACCCGTCCCACGTCTTGAGCAGCGGGATCGTGACGGACGTGTCGAGCCACATCTCGCCGATGCTGTTGCCGGACTGGCCGGCAGGGGACACGTTGGGGGCGGTGCCGCCGACCTCCGTCGGGCCGATCTTCCGGACCGCGCCCGCGTCGTCCTCGAAGAAGAGGCCTGGCGTCCCCTGGTCGTAGTTCAGCGAGAGCTCGCCTATGTCTAGCTGCGCGGGCGTCGGGCGCTTGCTCGCGACCGCTGACCGCTTCAGCAGGAAATTGATTGCCATGCTCGGCCCTATGTAGGGGCTTACGAAAAGAGGGAGCTATGTAGCTCCCCCGTGACTTACCCAGATTGTGAGCGGGCGCCTATCAGTAGGTGCCGGCGTCGAAGCTGCCGCCTGTGACCGGGGCGATGTCGCTGGTCAGGATCTCGCGCCAGGTCGGCGTGCCAGCACCGCCGGTGTTGGGGCCAAGGTAGGCGTAGTTCTGGGCGATGGAGGTGTTGTCCACGCCGGTGCCGCCGTAGGCCCGGCCGATAATGGTGCCGTTCCAGGTGCCCGTCGTGATCGTGCCGAGAGTCGTCAGGGACGTCTGGCCGGTCCACGCCGAGTCGATCCGGACCTCGTCGGACACGATCGCGGTCGTCTTGGTGCCGGACGCGCGGGAGTCGACATTGACGTCCAGCGTGTTGCCGGTCTTCGAGAGGCCGTTCCCGGCAGTGATCTGGCCGGCGCCGGAGAACTGGTCGAACGTGATGTTCGACGTGCCGACCGTCACCGGGGCGTTGGTGGTGCACACCCAGCCGCTGTCGGCGTTGGTGGTGCCCTCCTCGATGAACGTGAACGCCGAGGGGAACTCGGCCGCCAGGTCCATGTCGGTCGAGCGGGTCAGCACGAACGCCGTGCCCGCCGCGCCGGCCGTCGTCACGGTGTAGATGCCGTTCTGCAGCTGCGACGCCTGGTTCTTCACCAGGATGCGGTCGCCGAGGACCGTCGCCACGCCGTCGATCGTCAGGACGCCAACCGCGGAGGCGGTCAGGGTGGCGCCGACGCCGGAGGAGCCGTTAGCGTAGGTGACCGTGGGCAGCGCGGCCGTGGTCGCCACGCGGCAGGAGCCCTTGACGTCGATGCCCTGCGCCACGCTGTCGACGTAGCCCTTGTTGGCGGCGTCGGTGTCGAGGGTCGGGGTCGCCAGGTTGGTGATCTTCTGGCTGTTCAGCGAGACCGCGGCGGTTGGGGCCGCCATCTGGTCGAGGCGGTTCGTCCGGACGGCGGTGTTAAAGTCGGAGACCTGCGACGCCGTGATGCTGATCGACGTGTTCGCGGCCGCGGTCAGTCTGCCCTGGGCGTCGACGGTGAAGGTCGCCACCTGGGAGGCCGAGCCGTAGGCGGCCGGCGTGACCGCGGTGTTGTCCAGGTCGATCGTGACCGTGGTACTACCGGCGGTGGACGTCAGGCCGGTGCCGCCGGAGATCTTGAAGGTCTGGGCGGTCGGGGTCGCCGTGCCGCTGTCGCCGGTGATCGACTTGACGACGGTGACCTCGTTGACCGTGCCGTAGAGGGTGGTCGCGCGCACCTCGGACCAGCGGTTGGCCGCGGTGCCGAGGGTGTAGGTGTTGTCGGCGGAGGGCAGGATGTTGGAGTCGACCCGTGCCGTGAAGGTCACGGTGTCGGTGGTCGCGTTGCCCAGGTCGACGTCGCCGTTGAGCGTCAGGGTGCCGCTGGCGGTGATCGCGCCGACGTTCAGCGTGTCGACGTAGATGTTGCTGACCTCGTTGCCGCTCGCGCCGATGTTGTAGGTGGAGTCGGCGCCTGGCAGGAGGTGGCCCGCGGAGCTCATCGTCCAGCGGGTGGAGCCCTCGGTCACGAAGGTCACCGTGCCGTCGACACCAGTGTCGGTGACGGTGACACTGGTGTTGCCCTGCGTGATGTCATTGGTGCGGGCCTCGGTCCAGCTCAGGGCGCCCGCGCCGTCCGTGGTCAGGACCTGGTTGGCCGTACCATCGGCGCCGGGGAGCGTCCACAGGACGTTCGTCGTGATGGCCGATGGCGCCTGGAAGCCGACGTAGTTCGAGCCGTTGGCCGTGGCCTCGAAGAATCGCAGGTCCGCCTGGTTCTCCAGATCGACGCTGGTTGTCGCGTCGAGCGTGGCTGAGGTCAGCGACGTCAAACCGGTGATCGTCGTGGTCGCGGCGGCGCCGAGCTCGATGTTCGTGCTGCCGATGGTCACCTTGCCGATGTAGGCGAAGGCCGAGCCGTTGTAGACCTTCAGCGCCGCCTGGCTGTTGCCCCCGGTGTTAGACGTGTCGTACCAAAACTCACCGGTGGTATTGCCGCTCGACCCGCCAGACGCCGGAGAGGCGTTGGGGGCGGAGCTGCCCACCTCAGCGGGGCCGACTTTAATGATACCACCGAGCTCGTCCTTGAAGAAGGCACCCGGGGTACCGCTGTCGATGTTGAGCGCGATCTCACCGGCCAACAGACCCGCGCCTGTAGGCCTCTTGCTTGCTACGTCGGAGCGTAGATGTTGAATCTTAACTGCCATGGCTTTTAGAAGGGTCCTTGGTCGATGATGTCAATCTCGTTGGAGGCGTTGGCCGTCACGCCGTTGCCGGGCTGCAGGGCAGTGACCGACGCCGCGCTGGACGTAACCACCCACGCCGCGGGGCCCGATGTCGGGACGACGTAGACGTAGAGGGTGGCTATCGGCGACGGGCTGAGCCACAGGTCGCCGTTCGAGGGGTTTGCCGGCGCTACGGTGTCCACGAACACCTTCGAGGTGTTGTCCCACTTGGCGCCGTCCCACGCTTGTAGCTTTCCGAAGTTGGAATTCCAACGGATCGACCCGACCTCGGAGCTCGAGGACGGTGTGTCGGCTACTTTTGGGATGACGAGCTCGGCGTAGTCGGGGCCGCTCTTCCGTATTTTTACGCTAGCGCCGATGATGTCCAGATCGCCGTAGATGGAGTCGCCCGTGACCCTAGTCCCGCGGAGACTGTACCTGATCCAGCCCTTGCCCGCGGTGCCGCCGCCGACGAGGACCGTGCCGTCCTCGTCCATCCTGATGTCGGACTGGTTGCCGACGTACATGTAGATGTTGGCGTCGCCCTCGCTGAGGTTGATGTTGCCCTGAGCCAGATTGAAGGCGATCTGGCCCGGCTCCAGGTCCGTGGGGTGCTCGTCCTGCGTGAAGGAGCGAAGATTTTGAACAGCCGCGAGGGTCATCCCCTACCTCCAGGATCAGACAACGACTCGGATGCAGCCGACGCCGGACCCGGCGACGCGGTACAGGCCGCCGAGCGGCACGCCGCCGGCGACCGCCGCCGCCTGATCAGCGTACTGCGTGAGCTCCCCCACCAGCGCGTCGACCACCGCGTCTGAGTCCAGGTTGGTGACCGGCGGGTTGACGGTCGCGCTGACCCACTGGCCGCCGTCGTCGTCGACGTACCGGATGTACAGCTGGCCGCTGTTGGAATTCCACCACAGGCCGCCCTCGACGGGCGACGTGGGCGGGAGGGAGCCGATGTAGACCGGGCCTAGGGCCTCGGCCTGCGATACGACGTTCCAGCTGGTCGTCGCGGCGCTGTACTGCCACGACTGGTCGCCGACGGTGTAGATCTGCCCGTTGACCGGGCTGGACGGGAAGTTGAGGGCCATCTTGCGTCAGGATGTCTGTGAGTTGCCGGACACGATCGTCGCGGAGTCGTCCGCGGGCTGCTCCGGCGTGCGGCCCTCGTTCGTTGGCTCGGCGCGCCAGTTGTTCTCGCGGTTGTTGACCTCCGCGTTGATCCGGTTGTAGCGCCAGTCGCGCGTCATGTCGGCGGCGGAGTCGGTCCACCAGCCACTCAGGCCCTTGCCGCTGACGCCGTTGTAGTACTGGGGGATGCGCCAGGAGCGCAGGAGCCCGGCCTTGGAGTTGATCGCCATCTCGGCGTCGGGCCTGACCGCCATATTGTAGGTGGTCGCGGCCTCGAGCTCCTTGATGCAGCGCTCGTAGTCCTTGAGGACGTCCTCGCGGCGGCGCACGGAGTCCAGGTAGTACCTGGCGATGATCAGCGACGTCCGACGGCGGTTGGAGCTGACGAGCAGCTTGCCGGCCTTCGTCGACTGGTTGATGTAGGAGTCGATCAGCGCGTTCGCGTCCTGGATCGCCATCATCAGCCGCACCTCGTTCGGCTGGGTCGCGTCGGCGTCGTCGATGTTGGTGATCTGGATCGCCTCCTTCAGGCCGAAGGCCAGGACAAAGTCGTCCACGCCTGCCGAGCGCGGGTTGGCCGGGCGGTCGCGCCTGGAGTATGGCTTGCCGTCGGCGTATGCCCCGAGGTTCGAGTCGGCGTCCCACCCGGCGGACTTCTCGTTGATCTTGAGGAAGTTGCGGCAGGGGAACTTGAACAGGGCCCTGACGACGTTGCGCCTGATGGTGGCCACGCTGGCGCCCTGCTTCACCGGTGCCCTGAGCGCGAGGTTGACGTCGTCGGGCGGCGTGTAGTTGAGGAAGACCTTGTCGCCCGGCGTGAGATTGCGCGAGAGCACGAGCTCGAGCTCGTTGGTGTCGACGTACCTCCGGTCGGCGATCGGGGTCTTGCCGTAGTTGATCTGGAAGCACGTCGCCGGCACGGCTACGGTGCTGTCAAGCGCCTGGTCGAACACCAGACGCACCTTGGTCTGGTCCCTGACGATAGCTTCTGAGAGTTGCGGAGCGGCCATTCGTCAGCCCGGGAAGTAGTGGATGTACGGGTCGCCCTTGTAGGCCCTGTTGAAGCCCAGCGACTGCCAGAACGCCGTCGGGTCGTCGAGCACCCGGACCTCGATCACCGACTCCGGCAGCCCGTTCAGCATCGCCTCGACGGCCTTGCGGATGGGCGTGTCGTCCTCCCAGTTGTAGTGCTCCCAGGAGGTCACCGTGGCCACGGAGCCGAATATCTCGTAGTTGATCTGGCCGAGCAGCTGGCCCGGCGGGATGTCGTCCTGACTGGTTGAGGGGCGCTGGAACTCGATGGCGAAGCCGTCGAATCCGCCGCCGTTGACCAGCACCTCCTGGGACTCCAGCGGCGGGATGTCGGTCTCCAGCTGGACTACGTTCGGGTCCGTCCCGAGGTCCGTGTCGCCGAGCGTGGACGGGTCGAGGAGAACGATGTCCCCGCCGCCGTTGGGCTCGGTCACGAGGTTGCCGATGGGCTCGGCGATCAGTGGCAGCGGCCCCGGGGACGACGCCAGCGAGTCGTATACCTTGATCTCGGCGAATGTGCGCTTCACCTCTATCGCGTACCCCGTCGATGTGTAGAAGACCCCGTCGATGTAGATGTCGGCGGGGTTGCCGAACGTCCCGGCGTCGTAGTCCCCGCGGAATTCGGGGTCGTCGACGTAGCCCGCGTCGATCCTGGTCAGCTCCGTGGTGGAGACCGCGACCAGCTCGATGACGAGGTCCGAGTCGTAGATGTAAGTCCACGCCGCCGCCGCGTAGGGCTTCGGCCCCTCCCCGCCGATGGTCTCCCACCACGGGGTTCCTTCAACGTCGAGGTCGTCCTGGTCGCCGAGCGGGCCCGGCTCGTCGGAGTCCTCTTCCACCTCGACCACGGTCTGGGTGTAGGCCCAGGCGGCGGTGGCGTATGGCTCGGCGTCATTGAGCGGGAGGGTCTCCCACCACTTGACCCGGGCCGCCGAGGTGGTGTCGTCCGGGTCTACCGCGTACTTATTGCGCACGTCACGGTCGGACGGTCTGTCCCCTTGGATTTACCCGACGGGGTCAGGTCGTCGCCTCGACGTCGTCGTTGACCTTGCCCTCGCTGTCCCCGTGGCTGTCAGGCTCCTGGCTCTGGTGGATGTGCAGCCTATCGATGTGCCTGACCCACTTGTAACCGCCGCGGTTGAGGCACACCATGAGCCAGTCGTAGCCCTGCGGCCCGCCACTCTCGACGATCACGCAGCCCACGTTCTCCTTGGTCGCCGGCGGTAGCTCGCCCGCCTTGTACACCGGGAGCCTCGTCATGTTCGACGAGTCCGGCATCTTGGCCTTTGGGTCGTCGGCCTTGTCGTACACGACGTCGCCGAACACCATCTGGTTCGGGTCGCCCTGCTTGGGTTGGATCTTCACCTTCAGGCCGACGAGCGACTTGGGCTGCTTGCCCTTGAACGCGGGGTTCGGCTCGATCCAGTCGCTCTCCGTCTCCTTCGCGTCGCCCTGCGGGAAGCCCTGCGCCTCGAGCACCTTCGGGTCGACCTCGTTGATCACGACCCTGATGCGCCCCTCCTCCTTCGGGTCATCGACGTCGACCACGCGGCCGACGGTCTCCTGCAGCTTGCCCGCGTTATCGCGGGCGTACTGGGCGGCCTGGTTGTAGTTGTTGAGCAGCCTGCCGAGGAGTTCCAGATTGCGCCCGCCCTTCATATCACGAGTCCCTGTAATTTACCGTGCCGGCCACGTAGTCCAGATCGATTATAGCCACCCGCTGGCCGATGTTGCTGCCCTGGCGCGAGAACAGGTTGATGACCTTCGCGGTCGACGTGAAGTTCGTGTAGGTCGCCTCCGCGGTCGGGTTGGTCCACGTGAGGCCGCTCTTGACCATCTGGCCGCCCTTGTACGATGTCACGGTGATCGTCACGGGGTCGGTGCCGACGGGGCCGTACCACATCGCCCTGAGGTCGAGCGAGACCGTCGTGCGGCCGGGGTTCTGGGCCTCGAAGGTGTCGCGGTCGAACAGGACGCTCTCCACGCCCGTGCCCGTGTTGTCTCCGCCCCAGGTCAGCTGGGCAAGGTTGGTACCCTGCCCCCAGCCCACGTATCCAGGGATCACCGGGTCGACGAAGCCGGTGCGCGTGTCGAGGTCGCTGCCGTTGGTGAAGCCGTAGGTGATGACGAAGAAGTCGGCCTGCGCCGCCGGCTGCTTGACGACCACCTTGTAGCGCGCCTTAGCGCTGCGGGCGTCGGTGGCCGACGTCGCGGTCGCCTGGATGGTGAACTCGGCCGGGTTGCCCTGCGCGAGGGCGAGCATGGCGTTGAAGTCCTCGTTGGTCATCTGGTACGACCACGAGGAGCCGGAGATGGCCGCCTGCACGTCGGTCCCTATCCAGAGGTCGACGGAGCCGGCGTCGGAGACGGAGCCGGTCAAAAGCGCCGGGCCGCTTAGCTCTCCGTTGGGCAGGGCGTCGATGGACACAGACGGGGGAGCAGTGGGCCGCGGGGCGGGCCCCTGCTGACCCGGCCTGCCGCCTGAGAACGGCTGCTCGATGATCTGCTGGATGTTGACCTCCGGGGCCTCGAACTTCTCGCACCTGTTCAGCAGGTACGCCGTGCGAGACTCCACCGCGCCCTCGACGTAGACCGGCGGGCCGCCGATGCCGATACTGAAGCCGCCCTCCGTGAGGATCTCCAGATTGGTGATGTCCGTGGCAAACACCGGCGTCGCGTCGTCGCACTTGGGGATGTTGCACTCGCGCCAGCTGTACTTGACGGCCGGGTCGAACACGGGCTCGTCCGCCGCCGACAGGTCGGCGGTGAAGTACGCGTAGCCGACCACGTAGTTGGCGAAGTTCGCCACGTCGACGTCGTCCGGGAACTCCGTGTTCGGCGCCTTGATGAACGAGTAGTCGCCCTCCGGCTGCTCGGAGTACTCCACCGCGCGGATGCGGCTGTCGAGGACGTCCGTGATCAGGTAGCCGGTCAGCGGGCCACGCCGCTGCCACTTGAAGTAGGTACCCGCCCACTCGCCGTCGCCGTTAACTATCTCGCGCTCGTCGTACGCGTCGTACTCAGTGATGAGCCCTGCCTGGAACGGGAAGACCTCGGCCGCGTCCTCGAACTCTATGCGCGAGTCGGCGAAGCCGGCCTGGGCGTTGATGCGGGCCTCCTTGATCGTCGAGACCAGGTAGTCCTCCTGGTAGAAGATCGCGTAGTCTGGCAGGTCCGCGGCGCACTGGCAGTAGACGTCGTCGTACAGGTACGGGCGCAGGTCGTAGGGCCTGACCGCGGTGTCCGCGAGCGGGTAGACCGAGGAGAAGTAGCCGTACGAGCCGACGATGTTCGTCGCCTTGTTCCACTGGCGGCTGTTCCTCGAGTACTCGGCCGGGAGGCGCACGAAGTACCGGTAGGAGTTCTCCCGCTCCGGCCCTGTGTTGTGGTCGGCAACGAGCGCGTTGTGGTACGCCTTGGACTCCAGGAATTCTGAGACGTTCTCGTTCGAGATCTCGTCCGACGCGTCGTCCACCACCTCCAGCACGTGGTTCTTCCACACCCTCAGGGGCGTGGTGGAATTCATCACCGAGGGATTGAACTTCCAGAGGGGGCTGGCATAGACGACCTTGTCCAGCCGCACGCGGACGGGCGGCACGTAGCACGGCACCACGGGCTCAGGCTCGGCGGTGCACGGCGTGCAGATCTCGAACGCGTTGTCGTAGAAGCCCTCGTCGGCCGTGAAGGACGGGATCACGTCCTCCATCGTGCCGTTGTTGACGTAGCAGTCGAAACCCTCCTCGTCCGAGCCGCACGGCGCGCAGCTCTCGGGGAACGCGTCGGTGTACTCGCCCTGGTCCGCGTAGACGCCGCTCGGGCTGAGCCCGAACTCGCCCCACTCCTCGAGGTTGCAGTCGTAGATCCCGGTGAACGGGTAGACGGAGTTGTCGTACGTGGTGCACGAGTAGTAACCGCCCCCGGCCACGTCAGGGCGCGGGACGCGGTCGTAGGTCGAGTTGTCGTACAGGACGCAGGAGTCCGGGATGACCCGCGACCCCTGGCCGTCGATGACCGGGAAGGCCGGCGGGATGAAGCCGTAGAACTGGTACAGGCCGCTGTCGATCTTGCCGCACTCCTCGAAGCAGTTCGTGTCGGGCTCATTGTAGTCGACGCCCTCGATGAGGACCCCTCCGTCGACGAGCGCGCACGGGCTGCCGCCCTCGAAGTCGCAGTTGGGCTCGACGAGCTGGTCGAACTCGCCGTCGTCGAAGGTCAGGAGGCCGCCGCGGAAGTTCAGGCCTATGGCGTCGAGCTCTGAGTCGAACTCGGACGCGATGGAGCCGAGCTGCACGAACTCCATGCGCTCGTCGAAGTCTCCGTCGTCGGTGCCCATCCACGCCCCCTGGTCGGATACGGGGTAGAAGGTCCCGTTGTTCAACTGCAGGTCGACCACCCATTCGATGGACGGGAACTCCGTCATCGCGAACGGCGTCTTCGCCTCGTAGTCGAAGGCGAGCTCGGCGAGCTCCAGGCCGTCGAAGGCGATGGTCATCCCGTCGTACCCGTCCTCCTCGTCCCCGGACGCGGTGAGCACGATCTCGTTGTCCACCCCGGAGTCGGACACGAGGATGGGGCCCGGCTCGCCGAGCACGTCGGTGACCAGGTCGAAGTAGTTAATGTTGATCTCGGGCGCCTGCGGCTCGGGGCAGTTGAGCGCCGGGTCCTGGTCGTAGATGCCGTCGTAGATGGCGTAGTCCGCCTGCTGCTGGTCGACCACGCCGTTGAACGGCACCGTGTAGACGACGCCCCAGTCCCACGCGGTGGTGCCGACCGCGGGCGACAGGTCGCCCAGGTCGAGGATGCCCCCGAAGATGTCCTGGTCCGGCAGGTTGAGGTCGAAGCGCGTCAGCGCGTTCGGGTTGAGATCCCCGTAGGAGCCGTCGTCGACGACCCCGCCGTTCGTAGCGTTTGAGGGCGGTGGGATAGCCACGAAGCGGTCGCGCGCCAGGAACTCGAACAGGCCCCCGACCTCGGTGATGGTGAACGTGCCCTGCGCCCTTGTCTCGACGGTGAAGGAGTTCACCGGCACGATGTCCTCCCAGAGGACCGTCCGCGCGCGGTCGAGGTAGAAGTTCGTCAGGACCGCGTCCTCGAACGTGCCGTTGTCCAGCCCGCAGGAGATCGGCTCGTCGCGCATGAACCCGTTGAGTCCGATCGGGATGCTGGCCTCGGGGCCGGGGTCCGTCGCGATCTCGTTCGGGGTCGTGTCGTACGTCTGGCGCAGCGTGAGGGTGTAGTCGCAGGTCTCGCAGACCCCGTAGGTCTCGTCGGGCTCCCTGTAGCAGCCGCTGTAGTCGAAGGACTCGTTGTTGGCGGAGATGAGCCTCAGGTCCTCCGTCATCAGCTGCTCGATGCTGATGTCGTAGGTGCCGTCGTTATCGACCGAGCCGCCGGGGTTGGGGTAGTAGTCGCCCGGGTACTCGCCGTTGGACAGGGTACCTGTCGGGGTTGTGTCGGGGTCTGTCTGGCAGATCGAGAGTGGGTTCTGGTCGTATATCCCGTTGGCCTCTGTCGGGAAGTCGCCGATCAGCTCGTACTCCCCGTTGTTCATCTCGCCGGTGGCCGACCCCGGCAGCTCGAGCGTCCCGTTATCGGTGAAGCAGCCCACGTTCCCCTCGTCGGGGAAGAAGCCGTTGTCGAAGTCTACCAGCCCGCCCTCGCCGTCGTTGCCGTCGGTGAGCATGAAGATGTAATCCTGGACGCCGCACGACCCCTCGTCGGTGGCTATGACGCGGCCGTCCTCCGTGACGATGTCGAAGAAGTCATTGGTGGTGATCGTGACCGACGTGGACTCGAAGTCGACGGACGGGCTGAAGGGCCCCGTCACCTCGCAGCCCTCGACCTCGAACGCGTACGGGGCGGAGACCAGGGCGGCCATCGGCCCTGGCTTGAGTCCGATCAGCCCGAGCAGCCGCTCGATCTTGAGCGCCCCGGTGATCTTGTCGAGCGAGAGCGCCTCGACCTCGTTGAAGCCGTGCAGGTCGAGGGCGTCGAACGCGAAGTGCATCGACAGCTGGTTGCCCTTGCTGCCCCAGGCGCCTAGGAATTGCTCCCGGACCTGGTCGTCGTCCCAGTCGGACGGGTCCTCCCACTTTCGCGTGGTGAAGGTGAAGGGCTTGGCGTCGGGCGACTCGGTCAGGAACACCGAGATGAACTGGACGTCGTCGCTCAGGACGCGGACGCGCGTCACGCGTTGGTCGAGATCCTGGATGACCTCGACCGTGTCGGGGTCGGCGTTGAAGACCGAGACGTCGACGAGCTGGTCGAACGTGTAGGCCCCGCCCACCACCAGGTAGGGGGACTTCTCGAAGGTGAAATTGCGGTCCTGGGCGAACGGCCAGACGGCTACCTGCCCGTCGCGGTCCTCCGCCGAGAAGGTCAGGTCGGCCGACGCGCCGACGGCCTTGCGGTTGAACGGCGCCGGCCAGGACTCGTACGGCTTGTCCTTACTGTAGACGCCAAACGCGCCGACCTGCAGCGCGCGCTTCTCCGCGACCGTCTGCGGCAGGCCGATGAACTCGTAGTTGCCCTCGGCGTCGGTGGACGCGTTGCCCCAGTAGCGCGGGCCGTTGAAGCCGAGCAGCTGGGCGGTCCAGTCGAGCTGGCCGTTTACGCGCGAGACGACCCTGTTGAGAACCGTCTTCTGGCCCTCGGTGTAGGTCTGCGGGAGCGTCCCGCGGAGTTCGTATTGCTCTACATCAAATATCTGGCGAGGCATCTCTTCAGAACGTCCCGTTGTTGACGAGTGCTGGCAGAGCCTCTATGATCGCGTTGCGCGTGAAGTCGACGTACTTCTTGCTCGCGCCGTCCTCTGGGAGCTGCGGGTAGAAGTCGAGGTCCAGATCGAGCCCGGTGATGCGGTTCGTGCGCATGTCGAGGACGCCAGTCACCTGGACGTCCGCGGAAACTACCTCAGTCGTATGCGCCATTGTCCATATTCACGATGAGTGCGGCGTCCACGTACGCTTTCGTGGACAGGTCGCTGTCGTCCTCTGGGGCCGCGACGTTGGTCACGTGGTACGGTGCGATCGCGCTTGACGATTCGTACACGGTGACCTCATCGCCCTGGATCTGGAGATCGCCGGGGTTGGTCGCAAGGCCGAGCGAATCACTCTTACCCTTGAACGAGTACATCATCGTCGACCTTGGCCGGTCGATCGCGAGGGCCCGGTTGTCGGTCGTGGCGATCGGGATGCCGGTCTCCGTCGTTATCTCCGGCGTCGGGATGTCGAGCAGGACCGGGTTCTGGTAGTAGTTCTGCTCCCCGTCTATCCGGATGTCTATGTCGTCGTACGTGAAGTAGTACCCGGCCTCGAGGCGGACCACCGACGGCAGCTCCAACCTCGGATAGTCGAGGTCTGACCCGATCTCGAACGTGTTGTCGTACAGCAGCTCGTCGTAGATCCCGTACGCCGCCGTGGGAGGGGCCATCCACCGCTCCGCGTACTTCTCCACGTCGGTGAAGTACCTGCGCAGCGACTCGTCCTGGAACGACGTGATCCAGGACGCCACCGGCTGAAACTGCTGGTAGGTGATCTGCGAGAGGCGGTAGTCCTCGACGCGCACGACCTCGTTGCCGCGGACCTCGATCGCGGCCAGCATGATGTGCGCGCCGTCGACCTGCTCGTAGAGCTCGTCCAGGTACGGCTCCGCGACCGACACCGCGCCGGTGCGGCGCTGGTCGGCGTACAGCGCGGTCCCGGTGTACGCGAACTGCTGCACGTCGACGACGCCGGACCAGAAGTACAGGCGCCAATACCTATGGCGCTCCTGCGTGGACACGGTGATGTCCCACCGGCCGCCCTTGGGCTCCCACACCCTGTCGTCGAGGTGCCAGATGATGCCGTCGTCGGACCAGTAGGCCGAGCACTTCGCGGTGGCGTACTCGACCGCCGAGGCGGTCAGCGTGAACCTCTCGGCCTTGACGGGCTGCGTGAAGTCGAGGATGAGCGCCTGGCCGTCGTCGTAACCGCCGACGTACCCGCTGTCCGAGGGCCTCCAGCTCGTGTCGAGCTCGTCGGTAAACGCCACCTCCACCGGGTACTGCTCGGCGGCGGCCGTCGCGCCGTACACGGTCGCGCTGGCGGCCAGGGAGTAGTCCTCGACCTTGTACTCCTTGTACTTGGCGGACGTGTCCGCCTCGTACCGCATGATGTAGCCGACCTGGTACTCGCCGTCCTGCAGCCCGCCGCCCTCGTTGAGGGCCGAGAGCTTGATCGCGAGGGCTTCGACGTCGACCGGGCCGTTCCTCCACACGAGGGTGCCGCTCTGGACGACCAGGATGCCTGGATCGGGCTGCCAAGCTCCGACCTGGAGCGTGCCCGAGCCGGTGGCGACGTTCTGGTCGCCAATGAAGATCTTGACCCTGTTCCCGGCCTCGTAGTCTGTGACGTAGGCCTCGCTCGCGGACGGCAGGCGGTCGTATATGGGGCGTCCGGTCGCCCTCCCCCAGACTGTGGGGACGGGCGAGAAGCCGATGACCCTCGCTGCGTCGGGGTTGAGGAATTTTACAACGGGCTGCGTCTCGGCGTAGAGGGTCGTTGCCAGCGGCCCTATCTGCGACTGTGGGAGTGCTTCGGTCATAGGGCGAGCGTGCCGCTGCCGTAGTCGACTGGTTTGTACTGGAACTGAGTGCCGGTGAAGAACGACAGCTGCGGCGGCGTCAGCGCGGCGTCAGTCGACTCCCACACAAAGTTGTTCTCCGGGTTCTTGTTGGCCTGCGAGCGCAGCTTGATGTTGGCCACGCCCAGCTTCGTGGTGGACACCTGCGGGCCGAGCCTGGAGTAGATGTCGTCCTGGCCCTCGGCCTGCACGACGAACTTGAGTAGGTTGCCGAAGACCTCCTCCACCCGCTCGGTGTTGGGCTGATCCGGGCCGACCCACGTCGTGACGGTGGCTGGCGGCGTGAACGACCTGATCGCCCTGTAGAACCGGGCCTGCTTGTCCGTGACGTCGGCGACAACGTCCTCGTAGTGGTAGAGCGGGTCGGTGTACTTGACGTTCTCGGTGCGCTCGGACGCGACGAAGACCCCGTTGTCGTAGTAGGTCTCCAGGTCGAGGATCGGGGTGACGTGCTGTGTCGCCTCGTACTGGCGGACGACGCTCCCACTGCGGAAGCTGGCCGCGTCGCGCGGCGCGAAGCGGAAGATGTCGCGGTAGGTCGGGATCCCGCCGACGTCCATGCTCCAGCTCTCGCCGTCCCAGAAGTAGATCCTGACGTCGCGCCCGGAGATGTCCTTGAGCGTCACGTTATCGCCGACGGACAGGTCGGAGGTGCTGTCGATCAGCCCCTGTGAGATCATCAGGTTGGTGATCATCTCGGCCGTGACCAGCTCCGTCGCCGTCGACACGGTGACCGCGTACTTGGTGAAGAAGTAGGTGGACGGGACCTCGATGATCAGGCCCTGGTCGACCAGGTCCTTGATGCTCACCGTGTTCGGCGTGAAGTCCTTGAGGACGTAGTAGTACGACGGGAGCGGGAGGTTCTGCTCGATCAGCCGCTTGCAGCCGGACGAGAGGTTGGGGCAGGTCGCGGACTCGCGGAAGCACTCCTCGAGCTGCTTCGCGTCGAACCCGCCCTCGGGGCGGTAGCGGAGGTACTCGCCTGTGCGGAACCTGGCCGAGTAGCGGAACGGGCGGTCCTTGAACGAGGACCTGCCGGCGCAGTCCACGAAGTCGACGACGTCGATGATCTCGATGATGCCCGCCGCGACGAGGCCGTCGATCTCCTCCTTGTAGGTCTGGTCCGCGCCCAGCGTGAAGGTGAAGGTGTTGAGCACCTTGGCGTACACCTTGGCGGCGCCGCGCAGGACGTCGGTATAGCACACCTCGGCGAGGATGGATCGCAGCAGCGCCTCCTCGGGCGAGGGGGTCGACACGTACGCCCCGGCGACGTACTCGACGCCAGGCTCGAGCAGCAGGACCTCCTCGGGGAAGGTTGACACGAAGCCCTCGGCCTGGGCGGTCGAGAGGTTGGTCGTGTTGGTCACGCGCGTGAAGTTGCGCGCCACGACCCACACGGGCCACCCCGCGCGTCTGGACGGCGGGACGCCGGCCGGGTTGCGCGGCTCGAACGTCTCGAAGTCGGTGTCGCCGCGCTCGAACTCTATGAGCTGCGGGTTGTACCGCCCCTGCGAGTCGGTCGCCACGTACTCGTTGTTGACCAGGAACTCGGTGAACTCCTTGGCCTCGCTGAGCAGGCCCTCGGAGACGAGCTGGGGGATAGTCTTCCTGGCGTTGTAGGTGAACGGCGCGAGCACCACGTGCAGCGTGGCGTCGCCCTCGATGCCGATGGAGATCACGTCGCCCGTGCTGTAGGTCGACGCGGTCAGGTCCTGGATGATGACCAGCGACAGGTCCCCGAGGTTGTTATGGTAGACCTTGGAGCCCGTGACGGGGTTGAAGCCCGTAGCAACAGGATAGAACCTCTGCTCGACGCCGGTCGCGTCCACCACCAGGTCGTTCTGGTTCAGCGAGTAGTCCGTGACGAACGGCTTGGGGACGACGCGGGTGAAGGTCGCCGAGGACATGTTCCGCGGCGTGTAGTAGGCGTAGATCGCCTCGACGTCCGGGTCGACGAACTGGTTGCCCGAGCCGAACACGGCCGGGAAGGAGTTGGTCAGGGCGCCCTCGACGTCCGACACCGACGGGGCGTAGCTGATGGGGAACACCGCGTTCGGCGTCATGATCCCGAACAGGCTGTCCCGCACCGTGCGGCTGAAGTTGCGCAGGTCGGTGGCGTAATTCTTGGCTGGGTCGTACGCGATCGTGATGTTCACGTCAACGTCGTCGACCTCCATCGAGTACACGTTGCCGGTGAACTCGATCGGGAGGCTGAATTTGATCAGGTTCTGCAGCCCGTTGCGCTGCGCGAGTGTGAGCGGGGTCCCGTCGGGGTTGAGCGCGAAGAACGAGACCGAGGGGTTGGAGGTGACGTAGTCCGCCTCGTAGCGGTAGACCTCCTTCTCCGAGCGGCGCGGGAGCACGTTGACGGCGGCGCCAGCGCCCAGCGCGTCCTCGAAGAAGCTCTGCCAGTCCTCGGCGGAGACGGGGTTGCGGCGGCGGATCAGCGTGAAGAAACGCTGCTTGACCTCGTCCAGGAGCTCCGGGTCCTCCCCGCCGTAGGCGGGCTCGGGGTTGACGACGGACTCGACGCCGTCAAGGCTCGTGAGCACCCTGGTGATCGTGTTCGCGGCGACATTCATCGCGGCGCCCTTGAGCAGGGACAGGGCGGTGCCGCGGCCGGTGCTCTCGCCGGCCGGGATGGTGACCTGCTCGGTCGTGATGAAGGTGATCGACTGGCCGCCCGTCAGGTTCGAGTCGGTCGACACCTCGAAGCCCGGGAAGACGACGAACTCGCTGTCGCGGGGGACGATGGAGAACTCCAGCGATACGGTGGCGCCCGCGCCCGCGCGCCTTTGCGCGCCGAGGAACGGGCCGATCCACTCGACGAGGACGGACTCTGGGAACTGGTTGGCGAACTGCAGGAACTCGGCCTGCGCGAAAGCCTGGCCCTCGAGCAGGGCCGCTATCGGCGACCCGGCCGAGAAGTCGTTGATCGTGGAGCCGGACGCCTCGAAGACCCTCTGCGCCGCGGCCGCCACGAGCTCGGTCTCGTTGCGTGGGTCGAGCTCGATGTTGGGGAGCGGTGCGTACTGCGGCATGTCAGAAGGAGCCTTCGTCGATGATCGGGAAGTTGGCGATGCGCTCGGTCAGGACGGCCTTCGTGACGACGTCGGCGTCCGTCAGCTGAGAGAACTTGGTCGTGAAATTCTGCTCCGTGCCGCCCTGGTTGAACTTGGCGTTCGTGTTCCAGGAGAGCGGCGCGTAGTTGGGGTTCGTGTTGGCCTGATCGCCGAACGCGACCGGCCCCATGAAGCTCTTCGGGCCGACGACGGGGGTCGAGCCGTACGTCTGGTCGGTGTTGAGCGTGACGTAGACGTTGTCCAGGCCGCCCTCGCCGCCGCGCTGGATGTCGCTCGCGTTGAGCGGCGGGTAGTGCCAGTCGAGGTCGGCTCCGTCGAACTTGATGTCGCGCGCGCCGTTCAGCCACTGGGAGGTGACGATGACACCAGGCCCGAAAAGGGTTTTGGCCATGCCTAGCGTGTAGGTGTTCTCGGGGTGTCTTACCCCGGAAACTAAAAAGGCCCCGCCGGAGCGGGGCCGTCTGGGCGTTGATCTCGGTCGATCAGGCGCGGGTCCAGGAGTTGACGGTGAACACCAGTTCGATGGTGCCCACGTCGCCTGACTCGCGGTCCATCTCGGCCACGGTCAGCTGCTGGAGCTGGACGCCGTTGAGCGTGTAGGCGGAACCGTTGTTGGAGGTGCCGTTACAGGTCGTGGGCTGGACCGTGATCGTGAGGAACTCACAGTTGTAGTTGAGCCAGATCTGCTCGATGGCAGACGCGAGGGCGGGATCGTATGGGGCCGAGAGGGTCACATCGTCGACGGACCGCGGCCCGACAACTTTGTAGATCCGATTGCCGGTTGCGTTGGCGTACTGACCGCTCTCAGCGGTATCCGAGATCCCGGAGAAGGTCGTCCAGATCGTCTCCATCCCGGAGATGGTGACGATAAAGGCGGACTTCGGAATGGGTACTAGAATGGGCATCGGGATCCTCCTTTAGGGGTGAGAGTAAAGAAGGATCAGGCGAACACGTCGTCGATGTAGAAGCCAGAACCGAAGGCACCAGTTGCACCGAGGCCGGTGATGTTCACCGCGCGCTCGACAGTGATCTCAGCGCGCACCACGCGACGCTCGCGGATGTAGTACTCGGGGCGGACGGCTGGGGTGCCGGTCAGCTGGTACGTGTACGCGAAGGCGGGGGTGGCGGCGTTGGCACCGCCGGCGGGCATCACGGACTCGGACGCGGCCAGCGGGCTGTAGAACAGCAGGACGGCGTTCTCGGGGAACACGGGGGTCAGCGTGCCGTCATCGGCCAGGCGACGACCCTCGGCGACGCGGATGCCGCGCTCGAGGCCGAAGTAGCGGGCCAGCACGTCGACGTCGATGCTGTCAGCCGTGGTGAACTGGATGCGGTCCAGGATCGCGGCGTTGGTCAGCAGGCTGTCGAACACAGCGGTGCCGATCACAGCGCTGTTGGGGCGGATGCCGATCTGGTTGGAGACGGCGCGCTTCCAGTTCAGGACGTCGACAATCGGGTTGTTGACGCCGGTGCCCCAGGGGTTGCCGCCATTGTTGATGCCGATCGCGGTCGCGTCAGCGGCGTAGGTGGTCCAGTCGGCGTAGCCGAGGCCCAGGGTGCCGCCGGGAGCGATCACGCCGGGCTCGTAGTTGCCGGTGGTAGCCACGGCGCTGGCCACGGTCACCTCGTAGCTGTTCATGAGGCGGCTCATGGCGTTGCGCGTCTCGATGGCGCGCAGGTCGACCTGAGCAGGGCCCTCACCAGCGTTCTCGATCACTTCCTCGGGCAGTTCCCAAGCGATCACTTCCTGCTCCAGGGCGTACGCGTCGGTGTCGAAGCGGCTCTGGACGGCGGGGATGTTGGTGCCGTAGGCGCGGCGGTAGTCCTGGATCGCGAAGGCTTCCTTGCCGAAGCGCAGGATCTTACCGGCCCGGGTGGGGGTGTCCACCACGGGAGCGATGAAGTTGGCGATGCTGGTCTCGGGCAGCATGAAGCCCTGCGCCAGCGTAGTCAGAATAGGGTCGACACCACCGTAGGTGTCACGAAGATTCATCATTGACTTTAAGTCTCCTTCTGCAGAAGGTTAGAGACGGCCTTGGGCTTACACGGTGCGACCGAAGCCAAGGCCAGGACAGGATCAGCTATGATCAGTTGAAGCTTGCGAGCACGAAGGCCTCGCCGCCGATCGCGATCACGTCGCGAACGATGGGGGTGGTGCCGTTCATCAGCACGCCGCTGCCGGAGCCGGTCAGGGTAGCCTGGCCGTCGGCGTCCACCTCGAGGGGCTGGCCGATGTCGCCGGCCACGTTGGTGCCGTCGCCGGCGACCAGCAGCAGGCCGCTGGTGGCCACGGTCAGCATGCGCACCTCGTCGGTTGCGAAGCCGGTCGGGGGCACGTTGTCGTTCAGGGTGTACTGGGCCACGCCGACGGCCTCACCGCCGCCGGACTGCTCGACGAGCAGGGGAGGGTGAGCGCCGGGGGCGCCGGTCAGGCCGACCACGCGGAACTCGTTGACGACGGTGCCCTGGGCGACCTGGAAGGTTTCGGCAAAGCGGATGTACTGCTTGCCGTAGACGGGAGAAGCCATTTTATACTTGGCGAATGGGTTTCAATCTGGCCCCGTGAGGGGTTCTCTTTGTTACGATTTACCCGCTAGCGGAACTCTAGGACGCACCTGCAGCGGTCGTGGCATCTGCAGCGGGTGCCGGGGACGGGCAGGCTTCCTATGGGCTGCCACCCCGAGGCGTCGTAGTCGAGGCAGTCGCGGCACGTCCGCTTGTCGCGGCGGGCCACACGGCGCATCTCCTTGGCGCCCAGCTCCTGCCGGCGGGCCATGCGGCCGGCGTTGTGCCAGCGGTAGGCCGGCGTGACCAGGTAGCGTTTCACGCGCTCCCTGACCCCTCCCCACGTTGCCGGGATGGAGGCGCCTGGCTTGGGCGATAGCGCGGACTCGGGTATCTCGTCGAGGATGCTGTCCTCTGTCTCCTCGGCGTCAGCAAAGTCTTGCCCGACCGAGCCGTACTCGATTTTACCCTCCGCGAGCGCCCTTTTAATGTCCTCGAAGAACCGCCACAGGTACTGCATGGCGCCCATCGTCTCGGCGTAGGCCGAGTCGGTGAGCCCGGACTTGCGCCCGTAGCCGAGCTGCACGGCGGCGAGCGAGCTGACGAGCGTGTCCTCCGCGGCGGCCCTCTGGAACTCCGAGAGCGTGATCTTGCCGAGGGCGAGCTTGCGGGAGAGCGCGTCGGCCCTCCCGTTCATCTCCTCCTCGAGCTTCTCGAGCGATCCAGCGGACTCGGCCAGGCCCTCGGCGCGATCAACGTAGTCGCCCTTGCGCCTGGCCGCCTGACCAACGAATGTCAGGAGCTCCATCTGGTCAGGCCGTGTAGAGGACCTGCTTCAGCGCCTCGGTGTAGCTGATGTCCTGCTCCTTGGACATCTTGAGCGCCCTCTCGTGCGGGTCGAGCGCCTCGTCGGACACGACGACCTCACCGCCGGCAAGCTCCTCGAAGCAGACCTGCGAGGGCAGGTTGCTCAGGATCTTGATCAGGGGCGTGGCCGCGCTCTCGCCCTCGGCGAACTCGAGGGTGCCGTGCTCGAGGCCCTCCATGTAGTCCACGAGCTCGTCCATGCCGACGACGGCCTCGGTCAGCTTGCCGGCCTCGTAGAGACCCTCGGCAAACTGCTCCAGGCGCATGCGGTTGGCCTGGCGCTCGGCGAACTCGGCCTGCTCGCGGAGGCGGGCGTTGGCGGCCTCGAGCTCCTCCAGTCGGGCGAGCATCTGACCGAGACGGTCATCGGCCTCGGAGTGGTTGACCTCCATGACGCGGACCTTGCCGCCCTTGATCTGCTTGCCGCTGCCGCCGCCGTGACCGGTGGTCATGTACTTCTCGGGGTAGCCCTTGGAGTCCCCGTGCTTACCGACCTTCTTGCGATCGGCGTCCTGGGCGGAGGACTTCCCGGTCTTGCCGTGGTAGTTCTCCTCCATGTCCTCGTCGTCCTTGCCCACCTTGCTGGCGTCGCCCTTGGCGCCGGGGTAGCCGTTGATCTCGGGCGCCTTGCCGGTCTTGCCGCGGCCGGTCTCGCCGTCGGCGCCGGCCTTGCCGACCTCACCACGGCCGGACTGGTCGTTGAAGGGGCTGGACTTGCGGCCGGACTTGCCGTCGTGGCCGTGCTTGGGCTTGGTGGTCTTGCCGACGTAGTTGTTGTCGTCGGTCTCGACGTGCTGCTCGTCGTCGTCCTCGAGCTCGTCGGCCTCCTCGAAGCCGAGGTTGACGCCCTTGGAGGTGGAGCGGGTGCGGACCAGGCCGCCCGGGCCGCCCTCGGTCTCCTTGACGCCGGCGCCGGTGCTGTTAAGGCCGTCGGTGCCGCGCTTCTGCTTGGAGGCCTCCATCGTGGGCTCCTCGAACTTCTTGTCGTCGTCTTCGCACTCGGGGTCGCAGGCGCCGGACTTGGCGTTCTTCTTGACCTTCGAGGCCACGGGGCCCTCGCCGTCCACCTCCTCGGGGGACATGCCGGACATGCCCTTGGCGGCCGGGGCCTTCAGGCCCTTGACCTTGCCGTCGTGCATCGCCTCGGACTCGCCGTGCTCCTCGGAGTCTGACTCCTCGTAACTCATGCCCTTCTTGCCGCAGGACCCGTAGTCGGACTTCTCCTCCATGGCCTCCTCCTCGGAGATCCCGCGCTTTTTGGCCATCTTCTTGGCGGCGTTCTTCTTGAGGGCGTCGGGGAGCTTGCTGTCGGCCATCTCGGCCGCCATCATGGTGTCGTCCTCCTCCTCCTCGTCGGACTCCTCCTCCTCGCCCATCTTTTCGCCCTTGACCTTCTTGCCCTTCGACAGGAAGGCGGGCTTCTCGCCGAATTCCTCCTTGGCGGTCACCTCTTCGGGTTGGGTCTGCGCCTCGAGCTCCTGCTCCGGCGCGGCTGCTTGCTGTTCGGCTGTCATTTGTGAACGGGCCTCGTCGAGTTTTTCTTTAAGGATCTCCAGCGGTCCCACGTCCCGCTTGAGTGTTGGTCCGAGCTCGTCGTCGAACACGGCTTCGGGCGAGAGCGTCGCGACAGCGAAGTCGAGGACGCCGTCGGCACCCTCCTCGTACGCGAAGCCCTTGAGGCCCTTTACGGCCGGGGGCTGGGCTCCCAGGAGCGCCACGTGGCGCAGGGACCACTTGCCCGGCTCGGGGTTGATTTTAGAGTCTGGGGAGTAGAACGACGCGCTGACCTTCTTGTACAGCCCGTTCTTGATGTACTCCTCGGCGAGCGGGGAGAACTCGATCTCGGCGAAGAGCTCGTCGCCCCGCACCTTGACACCTTTAACCCAGCCCCACGCTGGCACCTTGTCGTTGTCCTCGTGCCCGATTCGGATCGGGGCCTCGTGGACGTCGGGTGTGTAGGAGTCGGCGATCTGCTTCAGGTCGCTCTTGGTGAACTCCCTGGTGATCCCCTGGGCCGAGGTCTGCGTCCCGGCCTTGAAGATGTTGACTTCTTTGATCATCTCAGTCTCGGCTGGGGACAGCCTCGTAACGTTTTACCCGCACTACTGCAGGCCTAGCACCTCGTCGATCAGCGCGTCGAGCTCATCGTCGGACACGCTCTCGGTGCCAGCCTCGGGCGCCTGCCCGGCCGGGATCTCGGGGGCCGGCTGGCCCTCCTGCATCGGGCCCGCCTCCGCGGGAATTTCCGGGGCGGCCTGCTCCACTGCCGGCGGGGCCTCGGTCTCCTCGGGCTCCTCCAGCTCGACTTTGTAGGTGTCCTGGATCCAGTCGCGCGTCGGGCGGAACCCGACCTTCTCGATCATCGTGCCGACGTCCGTCATCGTCAGCTTGCTGCCCTCCTCCAGCTTGAAGTCGCGGCGGATCTTGGGGGCGACCACGCTGGTGCCGTAGTTGAGGTCGACGATCCAGCGGACCAGCGACTCGTTGAGCGTCTCGCAGACAAGCTCGGACAGCTCCTTGGCCCGCACCTCGCGCACCTGCAGGGCGACCTCGGACGACGCCCTCGAGCCGGCGTCGGCGTTGCCCGTCTCGTCCTCGCCCGTGACCAGGACGTTGATCTCCTTGATGATGGAGTCGCGGATCGTCGTGAAGGTGTCGGGCGAGCCCGAGGGGTTGATGAACTCGAGCTGATAGCCCTCGGGCAGTACCAGCGCGGTCTCCTGGGACAGGTTGGACAGGTGGTTGTACAGCGTGTCGATCTCCTGCGTCGTGGCGGAGAGCGGGGCCGTGGCGACGGCGGTGGGGTTGGCGAAGCGGTCGGAGTACAGCAGCTGCGACTCCAGGGCGCGGCGCTTGAACTTCACCAGCGGGTAGAGGATGCGCCCGAGGCCGCAGCCGTACGGGTCGCCATTGGCCTGCGCCCAGTAGCGGAAGGTGACAAACTTGCGCGCGGGCAGCTCGTCGCCGAGGTACATGTCCTTGCGGGTCACCATCCGCATCGAGAAGCCCATGTCGGCGTCCTCGTTCTCCTCGAAGCGGAAGCGGCGGATGTCGCGCATGCGCACGTCGAATGCCTTAATGCCCGAGGTGGTCCGGCGCCACATGACCTCGCCGACCGAGAAGCCCGTGATGTAGGCCTCGAGCAGCCCGCGGAAGATCTCGTCCATCGCGAGGTCCTTCAGCTGCTCCTCGACGAACTCCTTGACGGCCATGTCGCCGGGCAGCTCCGAGGCTGCCTCGACCAGCAGGTCGCGCGACGTGATCTCCTGGGTGACCTTAAGCCACGCCGCCTGGACGTTCGAGTCGAACAGCAGCCGCTGGTAGATGTTGAGGGCCTGGGCGCCCCCCTTCTGCATGAGGAGGTCGTCCTGCGGGCGCACGAGCGTCCCGTAGTTCCCCTCGACCGGCAGGTGCCCGTACGAGATGGGCCAGAGGTACGGGTCGGTCGTGTACTGGGCGACCTCGCCCTTGGGCACGGCCGGTATTGCGAATCTCTTGGCCATCAGATCACCAGGCTCAGCGATAGCGGCGGCTGCGGCACGCCATTGACGTCATACGTTATTCTTACCTTGTACTGCCCGGAGTCCCCCTTCTGCCACGATCCGCTGACGCGCAGGTTCTGGATGCCGGTGACGGCGTCGTTGATCGCGGCGGTGATCTTCGCGTTGATGGCGGTCGGGTCCATCGTCTCGAAGGTGCGGTCCTGCAGGCCGTAGTCGGCCCGCATCACGCGCTCGTACGGGCGCGTCTCGAGGACGGAGTAGATGTGCTGCGCGATGAGGTCGTTATCCTCGCTCAGCACCAGCTGCCCGTTCGCAACCTGCAGCGGATACGTGAGCCCGCGGATGAACGCCATCAGACCCTGAACCTCTTCGAGACTTCCATATTGAGGTGTGCCAGTGTCGACTTCCAGCCGTCTGGCTTTTCCAACTCGACGCGGCGGATCTCGTCCCGCAGGAGGGTGAGCGGCGCGTACGACAGGAGCTTCGGCTCCCGATCTTTAACCCCCGCCCGACCGTGGTCGGACAGGGCGACGGAGAGGAGGGCGTGGCACAGGTCCTCGAACTGGACGTCGCGCTCGCGCGCCTCCTCCACCAGCGATTGGCGGAGGTCCGCATCGACCTCGAAAGAGATGACTTCCTTCGGCATGCGGACCCCCGTTCAGGATCAGGCGAAGCCGTCCTGGGACAGCACCTCTGGGATGCTGCCGATGCCGACGCGGACCAGGTCGATCTCGATGCGCTCGAGCGTCGGAACGGGGACCACGTAGATCTTCACGTTCACGAAGCCGTTGTCGAGGTTGCCCGGGGGGTTGTTCCGGTCGTCGCAGATCACCTGGAAGGCGTCTGCCGGCGTCGCGCCGAACAGCGCGCCGGGGACGTAGAACTGCTCGTACAGAGTGTTCGACGCGATGGCGCGGATCTGGTTGAACGTCACGGCCTGGCCGTCGATCACGTTGAAGATCTGGCCGTCGAAGGCCTGCTTCAGCGTGTGGTAGATGACGTTCATGATCACGCGGGTGTTCACGAACTGGTACAGCGCCTGGGTCGCGTTGCCGCGGTTCACGCGGGTGCGGCTGCCCCAGACGAAGACGGGACCGAAGATCTCGCCGGTGTCGGGGTCGATGGTGCTGTAGCCGGGCAGCTGCCGCAGGCTGTTCATGCCGGCGGGGTTGCTGACCTCCTGCTGGGCGCTGGTGATCTGGATCTGGCACCCGCGGGCGCCGGCCAGGCTGTACTTGACGCCTGCGGGCGGCAGGCGGAAGCCGGCGGCGGAGTCGCGGTAGCGGCGGATCGCCAGGCCTGCCGCGAACGAGGACGGCGCGATGAAGTACTCGACGTCGTTCTTGATGTACGGGGCGTAGTAGGCGAGGAAGCCCTGGGTCGTGAAGTACGACTGGGACTCCGCGAAGAGGCGGCTGTGGTTGTCCATGCCGACCTCGAGGGTCTTCACCTGGGGGATGCCGCCGTTGTTCACGCCGCGCAGGGCCTCGCCGATCAGGTCGGCGGAGCTGACGCACTCCCAGTTCCACAGGGTGGAGGGGACGTCGCCGGAGGGCTCCAGGAACTCGTTGAGGATCTGGGCGCCGTACAGCGGGGTGAAGGTCGTTCCGACCTGCAGCACGGTGTGGATGAACACCTCGGGGATCGTGTTGGTGAGCTCGTCACCGTACAGATCGCCGCCGTCGCTCAGGGGGACGCAGTAGAAGTTCTCGTCGCCGGCGAAGTCCATCGCGGCGTTGAGGGGGTTCGCGATCGCGTCCTCGGTGTAGGCGAAGGTGAACGGGTTGCTGGCCGCGGTCACGGTGAACTCGACGCCCGCGGCGTTGTCCACGCCGGCGGTCGTGATGTCCACCGGCACGCCGAGGGCGGCGTTGGCGGCCGTCTCTGCCAGCTGGAAGGTGTTCGTGCCCGTGTTGATCACGAAGTAGCGCACGGAGTCGGTCAGACCCGCGGCCAGCGTCGCAAGCGCGGCGGTGTTCACCACCACCTCGGTGCCGGTCACGTAGCCGTGGTTGGTCACGGTGAGCTCGTCACCGCTCGCGTCCACGTCGGCCGCCGCGACGCTGTACACGTCGATGGTGCCGGGGACCTCAGCGTAGGAGAGGCGGATGTCGGTGCTGATGTCGGCGGTGTAGAGGACGCCGTAGGGGTCCGTCTGGCCGTTGACGATCTGCACGTTGGCCTCATCGCGCACACCGTAGACGGCGAGGTTGACGTCCATCTGGTACTTGCGACCGCGGATGAACCGCTGCACGCCCGCGTCGGTGAAGCCGCCGCCGGAGACGGCGTAGGAGAGCTTCTTGTAGATGCGGGTGGAGGTGGTCGTCGCGATGCCGCTGGTCGGGAAGTCCACGAACGCGCCGGAGGCGAGGTCGCTGGAGCTGCGAGCCAGGCGGATGATGTTGCGGTCGACGCGGTCGACGAAGTACACCGTGGTCGCGGTGTCGGTCGTGCCGCGGAAGATGAAGTCGGGCGTGCCGGACAGGATGTCACCGTCGAAGAACACCTTGTCGGCGGTCTGCAGGCCGTGGTCCGCGATCATCAGCATGCAGTCGCCGCCGATCGTGATGATCGACTGGGCGGGGGCGCCGAGCGGATTGAGGATGGTGCCGGAGTCGGTGCCCGCGTCGCCGAGGATCACCTGGGTGCCCGCGTTGGCGTTAGCCAGCGAGTTGGCCAGCTGGATCGTGTTGTCGTCGACGACGATCACGAAGTACTGATTGCCGGAGGTCAGGCCGCCGGGCGCGATGGCGCTCGGGATGGCGGACACGTGGACGGCGTCGCCGGTGCTGAAGCCGTGGGCGGGGACCAGGATCTGGTCGGCGCCGACGTTCACGTCGCCAGCGTTGAAGTACAGGAGCTTGAGGCCACCGGTCGCGATCGCCTGGGATGGATCGGTAATCTGGCGGGTGATCGCCTTGTACTCGAACGTCTGGGTGGGATCCTGGAACGTCGCGGGGATGTGCAGGGTGTTGAACGAGGCCGGGTCGGCGCCGTTGGCGGCCTCGACCAGGTCGCTGATCTTGCCCTTGATCTCCACCTCGAACTTCCAGGCGGGGTCGCTGTAGGTCACGTTCAGCATCACGCCGCCCTGCGGGGTGCCGGCGGTGACGATGTTGACGGCCTCGTTGGAGAAGGCGCGGGTGCGGCTGGTGGCGACGCGGATCTGGTTGATGTCCAGGCTCGTGTCGACGTCGTTGGCGATCACGAAGAAGCCGCCGCCCAGGAGCTCCTCGTTGGTGACGCCGGTGTTGACGTCGGTGTAGAGGGGCGGGGTGGGCGAGTTGCCGGGGTTGTCGCCGAGCTCGAACACGATGGCGGTGCCGGTGCCGAGGGCGTCGACGGGCCAGTCCTCGGCCAGGGTGATCACGTCGGTGGTCGTGTTGGCCGCGACGCTAACGAGGATCTGCTGGTCGTCCTTCAGGCCGACGCGCTGGCCGGCGCTGTAGAGCGAGTTGGCGCAGGCGGCGGGGTTGTTGGCCTCGTAGTTGGCCGCGGTGAAGCGCAGCGGGCTGGTGTCGGTCCAGAGGTAGATGCCGTTGTCGACGAGCACCTCCTCGTCCACGCCGAAGCCGTTGGCGGGGTCGTGGGGGACGAACTCCTTGTACTCGTTGATCGAGGTGACGTCGAACGGGCCGCAGTCGACCAGCGCCATCCATTTGTGCAGGAAGTCGCTGCACACCTCTTCCATGCTCTGGCCGAGGTTGACGCGCTGCGTCTTCTTGAATTGCTTGAACGCCGCGGGGGCGATCATATAGCCGGCGGGCAGCTGGGGGTCGTTGAACGCGCAGCGGACGGTCTGGATCCAGTCGAAGACCGTCTCGTTGGCCTCGGTCACCTGCGCGATGGCGTAGCCAGCGGCGGACAGGATGTACTGGTTGCCGGTGATGTCGTTGCTGTTGACGACCTCGACGGGCGCGTTGAACACGCGGCCGGTGATGTCAAAGTAGGCGATCTCGCCGACGCTGTCCTCGACGCGGATGTAGGCGCCCGCGTTGATGTCGGCGTTGGCGCGGATGGCGTTGGCCACCTCATCGCGGATCTCGTTGGCGATCTTGAGGTTGTTGGCCTCGTCGCCCGCGATGTAGTCGACGGGGATGGTCACCTCGACGCCGAGCCACGCTCCGGCGGGGGTCTTAGCGCCAAGCTGGATGCCGTTGATCTCGAGCTTGATGAAGACCTTGTCGCCGCGCTTCAGGGAGCTGGGCGCGGAGGCACCGTTGTCCTTGTTGGCGGACGGGTCGAAGCCGATGCGGACGATGTTCGTCGGGGTGCCGACGCGGGTCACGCGCAGGTCGCCGATCGTGCACTGCTGGAAGAAGGCCTTCACAGCGAAGTAGGAATCCAGCTCTGGGCCGCTGGTGGGCAGCGAGCCGATCAGGTTCTCGTACTCGTTGAGGCTGGAGACGAAGACCGGGCGGTTGTAGGGGAACCGGATCACCGAGGCGGCTTCGGGCGCGTCCACGAGCATGTAGACGGTGCTGAAGCTGGCGGCCGCCGTGCGCGTGGCGCGGGCGGCCTCGTAGATGAAGGTTCCCGGAGTACCGCCGCGGGCGCCTCCGAGGGTGATGGTAGCCATTTAGAGTTTCAACTCCTTCTTTTGGGTTTGAGCGACTGGTGGCTTCGGACTGTCCACCCGTGGTCCCCGCAGGGGCGCTCAACCACTCTGATTCCCGGTCTGAGCCTGACTGGTGTCAAGCGTGAACCCGTTCAGCCTGTTAACCTCGGCCAAGGTCGCTGGAACGTAGTCCGCCCGCCTGGCCTCGTAGGCCTCGACGGTGCTCCAGGGGAATATGCTCTCCGGCGTCACGTTCGCGGGCGATCCCGCGCGGAGGTCGATGTTTGTGTCCTGCTGGATCAGAGATCCGATGGACGCGGAGCCTGTAGTAGTTATACCTCCAAGCTCCTGGATCTGCATGGGCAGCCCAGGGGCGGGGAAGCTCCGGATGTCGTATCCGGGGTTCAGGCCGAGGATGGTCCTGAACTCTCTCGAGTCGTTGTAGTAGGTGTACGCGACGCCGTTCCAGGTGTCGCCGGGCCTCGAGATTTTAATGGCGGTCATGAGAACGTCCGGCTGCGGCCTCGGAAGATGTTGCGGGCGATGACCTCGGCGGCCCTCGGCAGGGAGCGGTCGGGGACCCCGAGCCACGGGCGGGCGACCATGCGGCTGGTGCCCGTCTGGTGGAACGGCCCGTAGCTCACGGTCGCGGCCGAGAACAGGCCGGTGCCCCCGGGCTTGATGCGCGTGCGGTCCTGCATGGTGCCCGTCCGACGCAGGATGGGCCAGCCGCCCGTCGGCTGCTTCCGCGGCGCCCACCTCGACCCGGTGTTCGGGTCGCGCTCGGCGGCCCAGTCGGCCCGGTTCTCCTCCAGCAGGATGGCCGCGATCTTGTTCTTGGACGGCTCCCACCAGTTGGTGCTTACCGCCGGTACCGTGAGCTTGAACTTGATCATCGTCTGCGGGCTGCCTTCTTGGACTCCTCGTTCTGCTTGTCGACGAACTGCGACTGCAGGTGCGCCATCAGCAGGATCTTCGACACCGGCTGGCGCTCGAGCCAGTCGATCGACTGGTCCCAGCGCTGCTTGCACAAGTGGAAGGCCATCTCGAGCCACTGCTCGACCTTCATGATCTTCTCCTGCAGCAGCTCCGGGCCGATCCAGTCGGTGATCGGCTTGACGTACTTCGCCGGGACGAGGTCCAGGTCGGTTTCGTCCAGGTCGCCCAGGCGCATCAGGATCAGCAGCGAGAGGTGGGTCTGCGTGATGTCCTTGTAGTCGTTCTCGACGAGGTTGAAGAAGTAATAGTCCCGCGGGGTCAGCTCCCTGAACGTCAAAGCGAGGCGGCCGCCACCGACGACCACCTCGTACTTGAAGTCCTCCAGGGAGGTGACCCTTATCAGTTTGGGTCCTCTTCGTCTTCGTCGGTCCCGCCGGCCTTGCCGAGCAGGCCTGTGACCTTCTTCAGGTCCTTCATCTTGAGCTTCTGCAGCTCCTCGAACGTGATTTTGCCGTTCTGCGTCGAGAGCCGCGAGGCCAGCTTCATCGAGCGCTCCATGTCGCCGACGTTGCCAAGCGTCTTCTCCAGGTACAGCAGGTCGCCGGCGTTCATCTCCCGCAGCTCGACGTATCGGCCGCTGGTGAGTGTGGTGCCGAAGGCCTGGTCCTCCTGCTCGTACATCGCTGGCTCAGGGCCGGGCTGGGCGTCGCCCTGGCGCATCACTTTGACTCGTGGGTTGGTCTGCTCTTCCATGTTGTATCGGGTTTGTTCCCTGGTGATCCGGTCTTACCCCGGGGGGCTCAGTTGACGGCGACCTTGATGGCCGGGTGCGGGTCGTAGCCCGTCAGCTCGAAGCTGTCGAGCGTCAGCTCCTTGAAGCTGAGCGGCGCGTGGGTCAGCCGCACCTGGCACTCCGGCTTGGGCTCGCGCTCGATCATTTCGTCGACGAGATCGTAGCAGTTCTCGTAGATGTGCGAGTTGGCGCTCGGCATGTACACGTAGCGGGCCGCCTTGCAGGTCATCATCGCGACCGCCTTGAGGATCAGCGCGTAGCGGGCGATGTCCAGCGGGAAGCCGACCACCATGTCGTTGGAGCGGGCCGGGACCATCAGGTCGAGCCACCCGTCCTTGGACGGCGCGAACTGCATCGCGATGTGGCAGGGAGGGCAGGCGGGGTCGATCGCGGTGGGGTTGTGGGTGATGACGGTCGCCTGCCTGGAGTTGGGGTGGTTGTTCAGCAGGTGGACGACGTCCCGGAGCTGGTCGACCGGCCGCCCGGTCTCGAGCGTCTCGTTGGGCACCTCCGCGCCCTGGGCAGAGGGCGGCCACTGGCGCCACTGCCTGCAGTAGGCCGACGCGCCGAGCTCGCCGTTCTCGTCGGCGAGGAAGTCCCAGAAGTGCTTGGCGGGGCCGAGCGCCTCGACGTTGGTGTTGAAGCCGACGTCGAAGAGGAACTCGCGGACGAGGTTCTTCCACGGCATCTTGCGGAGCCTGGTGAGCGGGAACCCGCAGCGCAGGTCGACGCGCGCCGAGCAGCCGAAGGCGGCCTTCGTCTCGCCGTTGCGTCCGACGAACTGCTCGCCGTGGGTCATGATGTCGAACAGGTACTCGCCATAGACGTAGTCCCAGTTTTCGCTCTTGATGACGTGATCGCCGAAGTGGACGACGTGCGCGGGTTTCTTGCTCATTTCGCGGATGATCATACTTGTCCGTACACCTTCTTGAGGGTCTCCTGGTAGTATTTTTCCAGCTCGGGGTTGCTGTAGCCGCGGGGGAGCTGGATGTAGAGCTGGGCGGCCGAGCGCATGCTCTCCTGGGCCATGGCTCTCATGCCCTTGTCGTATCGCTCGTTGGCGTCGTCGATCCACTCCCGGCAGTACTCGAGCAGGAATCCCGGGTCCTGCGGCATCGGGAAGGGCATCAGGACCTCCGCAGCGCCTCGCGGCAGCGGGCGAGCGCCATCGACCCGACCGTCTCCTCGTTCTCGATGCGGGCGTTGGGGAACATCGAGATGTTGTCGTAGAAGTTGAGGAGCTGCTCGGTGTAGATCTGGTGCTCCTGCATGCGGGCGATGTACTCGTCGCGGATCAGCCACGGGGCGGCGCCGGGGTTCTCCTCGCGGACCTCCTCGACGTGCAGCGGCGCCGACCAGTGCCAGGGCCGGAAGACGCCGAGGTGCACGACGGAGTCGACGGCGTCCATCAGCTCGATCTCGAAGTCGATGACGTCCTCGAAGTGGCCCGCGTTGCGCCGGCGGTGCTGCTCGAGGATGTAGCTGCAGGGGTACGCGCGGTCGAAGATCGCGTACGGCTTGCCGGACCACTTCCAGTCCTGGATGGTGTCGCGGTAGACGTCGAAGATGTTGTCGTTGGTCTTTGGCGGCGGGCCGTGGTGGGCGACGTAGGTGATGTCGCGGCCGAGCTCCTCGGCCATGGCGTTGATCAGGGTCGACTTGCCGACGCGGTCGGGGCCGGAGACGATGATGAGCATGGTGCGGTTTTTCCTGGGTCTATTGTGCTCGCGGGCGCTCAGCGTGAGGTCACGAACGAGCCGATCTGGTGATCGTCATGGTACTCCAGGTTGAGCACGACGTCCACGGAGCTGAGCATGCGCCGCTCCTTGTGGTCGTAGAACTCGATGGTCACGTACGGGCGGTTCGCGGCCAGTTGGTGGATGGTGTAGAAGCAGGCCTTCTTCTTGCTCATTGGTCGTCGCTCCGGAGGTCAAAGGTCAGTTGGATGGGGTGGGACGGCGCGCATCGGACCTTGTCGAGCAGGAGGCGCTTCATCGTCTCCTGGTCGATCTCGGCCAGCTGGCACGCCTGGATCAGGTTGCAGCGCCCGCGGTAGAGGGCGTCTATGGCTCGTTCCAGCTTGGTCAAATCAGCCCCTTGGTGATCATCTCGCCCCGCGTCCGGAGCTTCTTGATCCAGCCCAGCTCAGCCATCTGGGCCATCGAGTACTCGGCCCCGTCGGGCTCGTCCGCCCCGCCCGGGTTGGACGGCGTCTTGGTGCACTCGTGCACGGACTTCCTCAGCCGCTCGTCGATGGCGACGGACGAGAAGAAGGCGCGGCTGAGCGGCACGTCGCACATGCCCACGCTCGCCTGGAAGCGGGCCCACGAGTACAGGTGCGCCATCTGGAAGACGACACAGAAGCTCTCGGCGTACCGCTCGGGCACCATCCACCACAGCTCGTCGTGGATGCTGAGGATAAACTGGGCCGGGATCTTGAACCGGCGGGCCAGCCAGTGCGTGGCCGTGAGGATCACGGCGAGCATCTCTGCGCCGGACGACTGGATCGTCCAGTTGATGCGGCCGGTGTGGAAGTCGTCCCCCACGGCGGAGGGCCGCAGGGCGGTCGAGATCTTGGTCCCAAGGCAGGGCAGCGTCGGGCACTTGGTCCGCAGGGCGATGCCCTCCATGTAGTTGTAGCAGCCGCTGTCGCTGCCGCCCTCGTAGTACCCGTCGGGCGACTTCTTGCCCTTCTTGAAGGCGAGGGCTCGGTTGCCGAACTGCCTCAGCTCGGTCGCGCTCCGGTCCTTGTACGTCTTCTTGATCGTGTTGGCGATCGTCCGCACGCCGGCGCCGTAGAGCATGGCGAAGCCGACGCCCTTAGCGACGTCGCGGTTGGTGTCGATGGCCTTAGCGAGCTTCGTGTGGGCATCGGTGCCCTTCTCCTTCGAGCCGGACAGCACGGTGTGCGCCATTGGCGAGGCGCCGATAAACCCGCCCTCCCACGCGTCGGCGTAGATGCTCGCGATCTGCAGCTCCTGGCCGTCGAAGTCGGCTCCGACGATCTTCCAGCCGGGCGGGCACTGGATCCGAGTCTTCAGCTCGGTGCCGATGCGGTGCCCCTTGGTCGAGCACATCGTGACCATCAGTGACTCCACCGTGCGGCGGGTCACCGCGCCGTGGGCGATGATCTCCGGCATCATCATGCACCAGCCCTCGCCGTGGGGGTTCTCCACGTCCATGAAGATCCGGTCGTGGACCCGCTTGCGGACCGACGTCCAGTAGGACGTGGCGTTGGCGATGTCGAGCGCGCGCTTAGCCTCGGGGAGGTCGCTACTTAGCCTCCCCACCTCCATGTCCACCAAAAAATCCTTCGACAGCAACACGCCCACATTATCCCCATTGCCTTTCGGGTGCGGGATCTTCTCTAGCTTGCCCTCCTCGTTGTGGTAGCACCAGCCGTCGCCCTTGGTGAGGATGACAGGCGAGCCCTCCCACTTCAGCTTGAGCAGCAGGTGCGACACGTTGGCCTTGTTGGTGATGCGCTCGGAGTCGTCGGCCAGGTACTTGCTGGCCCACTTGGGCATGTAGGCGTACTTGCCTGCGTAAGCCCTCGGGGTCCAGTCGAGCTGGCGCATCCAGGGGTCTTGCTCGGCCCAGCGGTTGGATTCGTGCCTCCACGGGAAGTCGGCGTTCTTGTCGAGACCCTTGAGGACGTCGGTGATCTTGATGGTCTTCTTCTTCTCGAGCCCGGCGGCCGCGATGATGTTGACACGCTCGTCGCCGTCCAGCGCCGCCTGCACGGCCGCGATGTCTTCGTCGAGCAGGGCGCGCCACTCGTCGACGTACTTGCGGATCAGCCCGTGGCAGATGTCGGACATCTCGCGGTTGTATTCGGCGAAAACCTCCTCGGCCTGCTCGATCCACTTGGGCCAGTCGGTGGGCACCGGGATGCGGGAGCCGTTGAGGAACATGTGGCCCGCCAGCGCCACCTTCGACGGGGTCGAGTCGAGGTACTTAGGCCAGATGGCCTGGAACAGCTCGGTGGTGTAGAAGGCGTCGAGCATGGCGTACTCGAGCAGGTCGCGGCGGTTGGCGAGCTGGTGGATCTCGGTCGCCTTCACGAAGACGTCCCGGATCTCCTTGTCGGCGTCCTGCATGCGGTGGACCTCCTCGCCGAAGTACTCGCGCACGGCCGCGACGTGGAAGTTGTAGACGTTCACCAGCGAATTGGTCGCGCCCTCGTCGGCCCAGCGCGGGCGGAACCGCAGCTTCTTCTTCTCCTCCTCGGTCAACGAGTCGGGGTCCTTGCCGGCGAGCACGTACAGCCAGCGCTGGCCGGACGCCAGGCCGGACACCGCGATGTGGGCCGACAGCGTGTCGAAGTAGAAGTTCTCGGGCTCGGTCTCGGCGAGCGTGTAGCCGTCGCGCGCCCGCACCCGGTCGTAGGAGACGTTGTGTCCGACGACGAAGTTGCCCCTGCCGAGGGGGATCAGGTCGTGCTGCGTCCACTCCTCGACCGGCAGCGTGGGGTCGCACATCTCGGCGGCGAGCCACACGTACGCGGCCTCGGCCGACAGGGCTGTGCCGATCACCGGGAAGGCGCCCGCGGTCACGAAGGTCTCGGTGTCGTACGTGAACGCGCGCTCGAGCGGGTGCGGCACCAGCTCGGTCTTCCACTTGCCGCCGGCCTTGGTATAGCGGGTCCAGCCCGGCTGGAATACGAAGTCGTCGTAGCCCGGGGCCTCCGGCAGGGACGCCGTCGCGAACGCCTCCGCCAGCGCCTTGTAGTCGTCGACGAACTCGGCCGCCATGGCCTCGAAGTGCGACTCGATGGAGCCGCCCGTCAGCTCGGGGAAGGGCAGGTCGCCGTCGTACATCCCATCCGGGTAGTCGACCGGGGTCGGGATGTCGAACCTACTGAGAAGCCGCCTCGTCCTCTCGAGCGTGGAGCTCTTGGGGGCGGGGCGGCGTGCCGAGCCGAAGAGCTTCTTGTGCAGCACGTCCTCGAGGACGGGGTAGCCTTGCTCGTTCAGCTTCATAGACGTTGCCATCTGATAGGTTTTGCTCAACTGTATTCTAGCCGGCGAGTGCCGGGGTGCGCGTGGGTTGCTTGATGGACTGCGAGATCTCGTACGCCTGCTCCAGGAGCAGCGCGGCCTCGGTCTGTAGGCCGTGGCCATAGAGCTCCTCTGCCCGCTCCACGAGGTAGTGGATGCGGTCGATGGCCGTGTCGATGTAGTCCATTGTGACCCGTGAGGACAATCTATCCTAACGCGGGCCGGCCCCGACCGGCTCAGCCGGCGTGCGCTTCGGGGACCGCGCCCTCGTGGATCCGCCGGCAGTGCTCGACGTCCCTCATGGCCTGCTCGAGGGTCGTGGCGTTGCCGTGGAATACATCGCGCTCGGCGTCGGGGCCGAACGTCATGACCCAGCGGTACTGGTCAACGTGCTCACTGCGCCAGATCTTGAGCACCGGCTCCAGCCGTCCGGCGGCTTCTTCCGCGGAGGGCGTAGCCCGAGTCTCGGCGCCAATTGTAGCCATTAGAGAGGTTGACAGAGTCTTCCGCGGGTATGTCCCAGAGTGTTTTACCTATGGTGTCGTCGTCGAGCCCGATGTCGAAGGCCTCGTTGAGCTCCTCGAGGAACTCGGGGTGGTCGTTCCACTTGCGGTGCAGGCGGACGCGCCACTTCATGTACTCGTTGCGCACGCGGTCGGTGCGCTTCGTCTGCCACTGCGCGTAATAGGACTCGAGCGCGTCCACGATGGCGTGCCCGGCCTGCATCTTCAGCTCGCCCAGCCGGCGGTTCTCGCTGACGGTCTCGGCCGCCCAGTTCTCAAGGTTCCTGATGTCGTTCATCCGGGTCCAGCCGCGTCCTCACCGCTCGCTGGTTGAATAGTGGCAGCCCGCTCTCCTCGCGAATCCGGTCGGAGTGCTTGTTGACCGCCTCCATCCCGTCGAAGATCAGCGGGAAGGACAGCGCGCGGTTCGCGGGGTAGTCCCGCCACGCGATCATCTCCGACAGCGAGTAGGGCTCGTCGTGGTCCCAGTCGGGGTCGCGCGACCCGTAGATCAGCGGCAGGGCATCAGACGTCCACCACTTCGCCACCTCGTCGATGCTGCGCTCCCACACTGACGGGTCGACGAGCGACAGCTCCATCGCCGAGCGGAAGTACCTCACCCACTCGCGGCCGCGCCTGACGACCTCTATGGCGCTGGGCGGGACCTCGTCGAGGATGTAGGCCTCCTCGTCGCCCTTCATCACCCGCTCGTAGACGGCCGGGAAGAGGATCGCCTGCGAAGCCAGCTCGAAGTCCGGGGCCGTGTCGCCCGCCGTCGACCAGTTGCAGATGTTGAACAGGATCGCGTCGAAGATGGCAATCGTCTTCGCCCTGGACACGATCTCGTGGTCGACGGCCCTGCGCGCCTGCACGTCGCCGACCTCGGCCAGCTTGGCCTCGAGCTCCTTGACGCGCTTCTGCGACCGCTTGAGCTCGGCGTTGGCCGTGCGCTCGATGCGGTACTTGAACGTGTCCAGGGCCACCGCGACGCGGTCCTGCATCTCGTCGAGCTTGGCCGAGGCCTCCTCGATCTTGCGGATCTTGGCCTGGAAGTCCAGCTCCATGTCCCGTACACCCTCCATGAGGAGGTCCTTCTGCCGCGCGAGGCGGCGCAGCTCGGCGTCGACTAGGTGGTTCATTCTCGCAGTGGTTTCAACGATCGTGCGCTCAGGGCCAGCCCGGTAGGTTCAGCTCTGTTGCCGCGGCGAGAATACACTCTCTTCTCGACCAGCATCTCTGTCTGTAGTGGCGGTAGCGGGTCTCGAACTCGTTCAGCAGACCACGCTCCCACGCTATCCCCGACCACCTGTGGTAGAGGTAGTCCAATTCGCCATCCCTCACGGCATCTCTCGAGGAATTTTACAAGCACCCCGTCGTTGACCTCCTCGGGCGCGGGGCGGTCGCCCCTGACGAAGATCCTCCACGAGTCGTAGGCGTACTGCCCGCAACCGTAGAGGACTCTCGGGTCCTGGCCGTCCCAGGATTGGTAATCTTCCGACATGCGCCTGAGGCGCTTTGCCTTCACGTTGCCGAACCCCTGCGGGGTCAGCAGCTCCTCCAGCGACCCGTCAGCGGATGCGAGGGCGGAGGGGCTGGGCCAGCGCGAGAACAGCTCGGAGAGCGACAGGTCCCAGGCCGGGGACCTTTTGCTCTGGTTTAGGAGGATTGCCGCTACTAGTAGGTGCCATTGGGTTGGTAGTTGCTCCTGTATCAGCCAGCCCCCGTACACGTAGGGACTGGAGGAATTCGTCTGGTCGTGGTTGGTTTCCGACATCGAACTTGCTCCGCCTGGTCATTTTATCGGGCGCACCTGCGCCCTGAGCTCGTCGGTGTTCAGATCGACGACCTCCACGCGAAAGTCGAAGACCCGATCCGGGTCCGACAGCAGGTGGAACTGCCCGCGGAAGCAGTCATCGGAGGAGTCGCGCAGGAACTCGTTGGCCGGCGTCGGCGGCTCGCACAGGGCGACGTCGCCCGCGACCTCGGGCGCTGCCTCCTCGATCGCCCTGATCAGCCTGGCGTTGATCGTGGACGTGATCGCGAAGTCCTCCTCCGTCTTCACGGCGGCGTAGTACTCCTCGCCGTCCTCCGTGGACGAGGCGGTGGGGTGCAGCTCGACCGCGTTGCCGTCGGGTAGGATGATCTGTACAACCTCCTCCGCCCCCGGCTTCAGCCGGAAGCACACCTCTGGTGCGTTGAACGCCACGTCCTCGGGGTCCTCCTCGTGGAGGATGTCGTGCTCGATCAGGTCGTAGAACGCCCCTGCGATGGTCTCCCAGTCGGGACCGTCGAACTCCCTGGCGATGGCCATGAAGATCCTCGGGTTCGCGAGTAGCCGCTCCGTGGGGTAGATGATCTGCTTTGTTTCCATGGTCGGCCTGGGCTCCTCCTTTGATTTTACGCGGATCAGAAGTACGTGAGGCGTCCAGCGTTCACCTCGTAGACCGGCAGCTGGCCGCCCTCGTTGCCGCACTGCCCATCGAGGACGAGCGAACGCTCCGAGAGGTGCACGCAGTGGTAGTGGCCGGACACGCGGGTCCAGGGCACGCGGCTCTCGTGCTCCCACCAGCGGACCCGCTGCTTGGTCTCGTGGTCGCGCTTGCCGTAGAGCATGAGGTCCCTCGCCTTGCGGGGCAGGCCCTCGCCGGTCACGACGGCGCCGTCGGGCTCGACCCAGCTGGGGAAGTAGGCGTGGGCGCAGCGGTACTCGCGGCCCGAGCTGTCGTTGAAGACGTAGCCGTAGGGGCACGACTCGAGCCAGCCCAGCAGCTCGTCGCGGTCGATGTTGGTCTCCTCGAACTCGCGGATGGTGCGCCCGAGCTCGGGCACGAGGTCGACCCGCACCGGCGACCCGGATAGGTAGCGCCGCAGCTTGTCCTGGTGGTTCGAGTTGAGCACCGTGGCGCCGTAGGCGTCCTGGAAGGAGCGGACGATGCCGTACACCTCCGCGGACTGGGACGTCGCGCAGCGCGAGTCGAAGAGGTCGCCGAGGAAGATCACGCGCGCGCTCTCGCCGCCGCTGTTCAGCACGTGCGCCAGGGCCCGCTCGAGGTTGTCGGCCTGCGAGTGCACGTCGCCTATGAGGAATGTCTCGGTCATCATTCGAAGTCCTGTTGAATATCGTTCTTGTTCTGCTCGATCGCGCGCCACATCCGCTCGACGACGTCGGCGGGGACGACGCGATCGCGCCGCTCGTTGCGGCCCAGGCACGTCTCGAGGGGCGGGTGCACCAGCATGGGCACGACGGACTCGTAGCCCGAATCGCGGAGCATCTCGACCGCGCGGCGGCGGTAGGCGCGCTTGGCGTGGGTGGCGTCGAGCACGACGTTGCGGCCGGCGGCGGCTGCGCAGCGTATGCGCCGGTTAACCTCGCGGGACACCTCGGCCCAGTCGCCCTGGACCGACTCGTCGCCCCACAGCTCGGCGCGGACGGCGTCGGTGGACACGACGACGGAGTCGAACATCGCGGCCAGCGTCGAGGCCGAGGTCGACTTGCCGGAGCCCGGGGCCCCGATCATCACGTGGGCGATCAGCATCACAGCCCCAGGGTGAACTGGCGGACGGCCTCGACGCGGCGGACGCGCGCGGCATTCATGCTCTCGAAGAGCGCATTGTACTTGGCGTCGACGGGCTTCTTGCCCGCGATCTCGGCGTGGTAGGCCCAGAACTCGTCGGCCGCGAGCTTCTCGGCGCGGCGGGCGTTCTTGACGTGGGCGGGGATCTGGATGGCGTTCACTTGTCTCATTCGTTTCGATACAAGTATCATAGGCCGCCCGGGGACCCTCCGGTTAAAAAGGTGTGCACCTCGTCAATTGGCACGCCGGCCCTTGGGCGCCCGCTCGAAGTGGTTGCCCCTCGGGAGCTCGCCGTGGGCCGCCTCGTAGGCCCTCAGGGCGTCCCTCTCCAGCTCCCCGCCGCACCTGGGCCTGACCTGCGCGGTCTCGCCGCTCGGGAGCGTGACGGCCACCGGGGGCATCTCGACGAGGTAGCCGTGGAAGCGCACCGGCACGCCGGCGGCGACCGCCGCGGCCAGGACCTCGCGGTGCGCGGCCCGGTCCCTAAGGAAGTCGCTCTTGCAGTAGCCGTTGATGATCATCGAGACGTTGCAGTCGGTCATCCCGATCTTGTACACCTCGTCGCCTATCGTGATGACGTACACGACGGAGCGCGGCTTGCTGAGGACCTTCTTGGCCCAGAAGGCGCGGTCCCACGACGGCCGCAGCTTACCGCCGTCGGGCGTGAGCTCGCACATGAGCTCGTAGCGCGAGAGGTCGAACATCACGCCTCCCTCAGCGCCAGCCCGGTCACGATGCCGGTCATGTAGGAGCCGGTGTCGATCCGGACGACCTTGCCGGTCTCGGTGTCGTACTGCATCGGCTCGCCGCCGTGGCAGATCGTGTGGCCGTGGACGGTCAGGTGGTCGCGGGAGTAGCCGCGGATGGCACGGCCCCAGTAGAGCGTCTCCGGGTCCTGCTGCCGCAAGGGCTTCCCCGGCTCGACCGACCCGTGGGTGACCAGCAGCTGCAAGGCCTCCCCCTCCCACTCCACCCTTTTCTCGTGCTCGTACCAGAGCGGGAGGCCGTTGAGCCAGCCCCAGCGGCCGGAATCGCTGATGTACTGGAAGTCCTCGACGAGCCCGCCGTTCCGCATCCAGAGCCTCCACCCGTCGTCCCACGAGTTCGAGTAGGCGTCGAGGATCATCCGCTCGTGGTTGCCCATCAGGCACGTGGCGCGGCTGACGCCCCACTTCTCTGGGTCAGTGCACATCGAGTGCACGATCGTGAGCACCGACTTGAAGTGGGTGCCCCTGTCCATCAGGTCGCCCACGAAGACGACCTGGCAGCCGGTGTTGACGACGTCGACGAGCAGGTCGCGCAGCGCCTGCGCGCAGCCGTGCACGTCGCCGATGACGACCACCGAGCGCTCGTCGAGCCGGTGGTCCGTAAGTAAAATGCCCCGCTGCTCGCGCGGCGGGGCTGGTCCCATTGGGATCGGCATCTTGTTGGTTTGATCTCTCAGTCTCATAGCCGAATTCTACCGCGCTCGCGCGGGACTCCGGTCATTTGGCGTGCGCTTACTTGACTGGCACGTCGTGGGTGGGGTCGCCCTTGCCCTCGAGGCTCTTGGCCATCAGGTACGACCACTCCTCGAGCTCGTTGACCGTCATACTGGCGATCCCGACGTCGTTCATGACATCCCAGAGCTCCTGCATGCGGGTCATCTCAGGCGCAGAGACCGTGGTCAGCGGCGTAGCGCCCCTTGTCCCCCTTCTTAAGCTCATTTGCCAGCCTCAGCGTTGTGTCCTCGGAGAGGCTCCTCACCTCGCCTATCACGAGCCCGAACGGATCGGCAACCCGCGCGACGTAGACGGCCCTGCCGTCCGCCCCCGACATGGTATGGTCGGCCCACACCTCGAATGTGTATCCAGTCATTGCGGTTCGTAGCCTTGTACTGACATTTCCAGCGCGACGCGGCGGAGGTCGTCCGCCGTCATCGCCCTCAGCCCGGTCTCGTCCATGATGTCGGCGGTCTTCTTCAGGTAGGAGACGATCGCGTCGAACATGGCCTTCGCGATGTGTTCCTCGAGAAGCTTCTCGAACTCCTCCGGGGTGAAGCCAGGCGGGCCGCTATCTCGAGGTCCCTCACTTGTTCATCTGGAGGGTGGGCACCGGCATGCCGCCCTCGGTCGGCACGTAGATCGTCACGTTGCCCTTCTGGCTGCCCTCCTCGAGGCCGGTGATGTAGAGGTACTGGAGGTACTCGCGGTTGCCCTTGAGGCTGTCGCCGATGATCTGGTTGGCCTGGGCGACGCCCTTGGCGCGCTCGACCTCGGCCTGGGCCAGCTCCTTCGCGGAGTCGAGCTTGGCCTTGGCCTCGAGCACCGCCACCTGGCGGGTGAACTCGGCTTCCTGCAGCTGGGCCTTGCCGTTCAGGGTCTTGGTGTAGACGCCGTACTGGGGCAGGCCGAACGCGAGGCCGCCGACGACGATCGCGCCCAGCAGGCCGATGATGACGATGCCCTGGGACTCGTTGCTTCGCATGGTGTTGGTTTTCTCTTGGTGTATTGTGCTTCTGGCGCCGGGGCGGTGAGGGGTGCTCCGTGTCACTCCCAGAACCGGTCCCCGAGGCCGAGGGCGGCGACCATCGTGGCGTAGTCGCCCTCGGAACGGTAGTCGGAGGCCTTCCAGCGGTAGAAGGCGCAGCGGTAGACGTCGCCCCAGAGCTGCTGCTTGCGTGTCATCTGATAGTGGTCAACGGCGTAGATCGCCTTGTGGATGGTGTCCATCAGACCTCCAGGTCCAGGTGGGATAGCTCCCCGAGGCCCACGAACTCGACCCCGTCGAACACGGTGTGGTGGTCGAAGTGCCAGTGGCCGTGGATCCACAGCTCGGGTTTGTGGACGTGGAGGAGGTTGTCGAAGAACTGCCGGGTGATGCTCGGGATGTCGTACTTGTACTTGCCCTTGGCGGCGAGCACATGGTTCACGACGGTCTCCGGGCACTCGTGCGAGACCACCACGCTCGGGCGGGCCTCCTCGTACGCCTGAATGAGTTCGAGGAACTGGGCGTAGCTGAGCTCCTCGTCCGGCCACCAGTCCCAGCCTTCCGTGCGGAGGTGCTTGTCGATCGACATAGCGCCGCCAACGCAGAACACGCGGCCGTCGAGAAGCGAGCCGTCAGCGATCCAAAACGGATGAGAACGGCACTGCGTGGGGTTATCATGGTTGCCTCTGATGAACTTGTGGTCGCCCTTGCACATCGAGTCGTACGGCGGACGGCTGTAGGACTCCGTGCGCGGGTTGTAGAATCCTACTCCGAAGTCACCGACTTGGATCGACCTTGGGCAGCTTTTGATGAGTTTCTTGTAGCGAGTCCACTTTCCGTGGACGTCCCCGATGAAGCGGACAGTCGTCACCGGCTTATGAAGATCTTGAGTGTGCGTCCATCATCCTGGTACGAGAGTTCGACCCTGTTACGCTCGTCCCAGTTGACATAGGATCGGCCTTCGTGGTCGATGACCTCAACCCTAGTGACTTTAGGTTCAGACTTCAGGTCTTCAGTCACGCGTCTGCCCACTCCCACCCGAGCAGCACCCTTGTCATGAAGCGGTTGAGGCGGTTGGGACGTTTCTTGACATAGACGTGGAAGTTACCCGAGATGACCCAATGACCGACGTGTTGCGGGACACTGATGTTGAACGAGCTGCTGGTCGGTTGCCAGCTGTTGACCTCGGGCTGCAGGGCGATGCTCTCGTTCACTTCTGGTTTGTTTCCCCAGAGGTCGGGCACGTTGACTTCACTCACCGAAGATCTCCTCGAACTTCTTCTCATTCTGCTGCATCAGCCACCCGACGAACCCGTCGGCCTTGCCGGACCGGATCGAGAACATGGCGCCGCTCACCTTGGGGTGGCGCTGCAGCACCTGGGCCGCGAACTGCTTCTGGTCCATGTGGGAGTACTCGCGCACGAAGCCCTCGACGAAGAACGCCGTGTCCTCGATGCGGGCCAGCCTGCGTTGGAACCGCTCCTTGTACTCGGGGAAGTAGGTCCAGAACTCGACCAGGTCGTCGTTCCGCCACAGCTCGAAGAAGCTGGGATCGCCGTTGCCCTTGACGCGGTGCATCTGGACGTACGACTCGCCCTTCACCTTGATGCGGTTCCAGTGCTTGTCGACGACGATGAAGCCCTCGTGCTCGGAGCCCTTGCGCTCGTTGGCCCACTCGATCAGGCGGCCGATGTCCGACCAGTGGCCGTACTCGGTCGCGATCGCGAACTGGCCTGAGAACGACTCGACGTAGATCTCCTCCATCGTCGCGGCGTCGCGCGCCGCCAGCAGCGGCAGGTAGTCGAACTTGTGGTCGACCACGACCTTGTTGTCGGGCGTGCACAGCTCGAAGACGTAGACGACTCCGGGGTCGAGCTTCTCGCCGGGGTCGCCGTAGTTGGCCTTGAACGCACGCCAGAACAGCTGCTCGAACGTCATGCCCATCTCGCCGAAGCGGATGTCGGCCCCGACCGTGCCGGAGGTGGACACGATCCAGCCGCGGCCGTCGAGGTGGAACAGCTTGATCAGGCTGCCGTCGTGCTTCTCGAACACGCGGGCGGACTCCCAGTCGATCTCGGCCGCCTGCTGCTCGCCGGCGTTGAAGAAGCGGTCGAACGCGTAGGCGACCACGCGGTGGCCGTCGGCCTCGCTCAGCTCGACCACCGCGCCGCGGCAGACCCGCACGATGTCGGAGGACTTGTCGGCCGTCGGGCCGTACTTCAGGCAGTAGAGGCCGGGGTAGCGGTCGTCGGACGTCACGCGGACGCCGTGTTCGGCCAGGGCGGGCAGCCCGTGGCGGTTCAGCCACGACTCCAGGAACAGGACGGATTCGTTTCTCATGGATCCATCATACGGGGAAGGGGGCCCCTCCGGGACCCCCCTTGTGACGCTTCACTCGCTGGTCGCCTCGATCAGGATGACCGCGATGACCCCGACGACGAACAGCAGCCCGACGCCGATGAAGGCCATGAGCGGCCAGACCGGGTCCGTCATCACTTCTTCGGCGCGTAGGAGAGGTCCGAGCGCTTGCCGTCGGAGTGGAGCAGGCGGATGACGTAGAGGTCCCCGGCCGGGATGATCTCGTCCACGTCCCAGGGGTCGGCGTAGCCGGTCCGGAGCTCCTTCCAGGCGTGGTTCTCCAGGCAGTACACGTGGACGGCGTCGGTCTCCGACGGGTCGGAGCAGACCAGGATGCCAGCCTTCGACGCCTTGACGACGGTCTCCTCGCGGTCGGGCACGGCGATCGGGTACCAGTCGCCGGAGCCGTCCATCCAGCCCTCGTAGAAGAAGCCCGCGCGCCGCTCGGGCCGCTCCTCTGTCAGCACGCAGCCCACCAGCCGGATGTAAGGCGCCTCGAGGGCCTCGACGTTGTGGAACTCGGTGCGGGTGACCGTGATGCCACCGGCCTCGTCGTTCGGCGCGCTCAGCAGCCGGGGCACTCGCCACTGGTACCGGCCGGTGCCGCCGCGCTGGGTCCCGTGGATGAGGACGCCGGCCCCATCGTCCTCCCGCCAGCCGCACACCATGTAGGTGCACGAGTCCGGGTTATTGGGGTCGGTGCCGGAGTTGATGTCGAAGTCGATGGCCTTGTAGACGACCTCGCCCTCGACTCCGGGGTTGCCCGGGAGCTCGAATTCGGAGAGTTTGATTCTCATCGTTGTGTCTGTGTCTTCAATCTTGGTTGAACCAGTTCTCGGAGTTGGTGAACCAGCGGGCCAGGTCTATCGGGTCCTGGGGGCCGATCAGGTGGTTGCGGGGGTCCGGGTCTCCGATGTCGAGGTCGTTGAGGAACTCGTCGAGGGAGCCCGGCTCAGGCTTTCCCTGGATGGCCTCCCGCCGCGCCTGGTTGAGTATCTTCGCCGCGTGCCTATTATGCGTGGCCCACTTCTGGATGAAGGTCATCTCCTCGAAGGAGACCTCGACCCCGCCGGCGATCCGCGCTGCTATGTCCTCTAGGCGGAGGCGGGTGTCGGTCGAGAGCATGGCTCGGCTGCTGCTGATGTCGATCTTACCGCAGGCGGGCCCCAGGTGAATGGCAGCGGGTCGACGGGCCGCTCCGAGCGTTGGTACCGACGCATCTTGACCTGCCGCTCGCCCCGCCCCTCGAACTTCACGTGCTTCGAGAGCTCGCACAGGGTGTGCTCGAGCGTGCGGATGTCGTAGGCTATGGACAGCCCGCCGGCCGTCGGGCGCGAGTCCTCGGGGATCTCCTCGTGGCCGGCGTCCATCAGATGCGTCACGTTGCCGAAGCCGCTCTCGAGGCAGTACGCCAGGCCGCGCTGCGCCCCGGGCCCGAACTTTGGGTTGAACCGCGCCTTGAACGGGCCGCCCTCCCAGCACAGGTCCATCATCAGCTGGTCGCCGGTGAAGGCGCCGAACGAGTAGATCCGCGAGATGGCGTCGCGCGCGACGTCCTCGGCCCCGTGCATCAGCCCGGCGGCGATCGGCGCGAGGTGCTCGTCGAGGTTGGCCAGCTGCTCGCACACCAGCCTCAGGTCGCAGCAGCGGACGTAGGCGTTGGTGAAGTTGCGCTCGCGCTTCGAGAGGTGCTCGTATAGATTTTCCGCGGTAACTCCCCCATGGAGGGAGTTGCCGAACCTAAAGCATACGTCCTCGTACGTCTCGCGCACGTTGAACGTGCGGTAGATGATCGAGTGGCGCACGAGCTCGAGCGGGTCGTCGAGCCTCGGCCGCTGCACCTCGTTGAACAGGAACACCGTGCCGCGGTCGAGCTCGCGCCAGAGGTTGGTGTAGTGGTGGCCCCTAAGCGGGTCTGCGACTGGGTCGGCCGCAAGGCCGTAGGTCCTCTCCAGCCAGAGCTGGTGCCTCGCGCGGGCGAACTCGCGGAAGGTCAACGTCTTCAATGCCATCGGGTGGGTTCCCGTGTGCGGTTCCCCGGGACTTACCCCGGGTGCTCGCCCCAGAGGCCGATCGGGCACTCCATGCGGGCGAACTTTACCTTCAGGGCCATGATGCAGCCGCACTGGGAGCACGTCGTGCCGTCGAAGTGCTCGCAACGCCCGCAGGTCTCCAGCCTGGCGCGCTGCGCGTCGCCCGGGATCGGGATCGGATTCTTGATGGCCCGCGCGGCCGAGTCGGCGAGCGACCCGATGAGCGAGCGCTTGCAGCACTGTTCTTCCATCATTCGGGTGGGTTGACGTAGGCCTCGAGCTCTGAGTCGCCGCTCCCGAATCTTGTCGGGAAAGAGTTGAACGCCAGGGAGTACCTGGGCGCCTCCCCGCGGTACTCGGTGACGCTGTGCCTGAGGAAGCTGGGGAAGATGACGACGAGGCCCGGCGCGGGCACTATGGAGTACAGCTCGCTGTTCCTGATCGTGTACTCCGACGGGACCCCTAGCGAGAGCCCGTCGCCGGAGCTCTCGGGCCTGTGGAATTGCAGGTGCCCGCCCAGCTCCCCGCCGGAGGCGAACACCACGCCGCTGAGCACCGAGTTGCTATGGAGGTGCCTCTGGCACCCGCCGCCGGTCCGGGTGCGCGTGAACCACGACGTCGTGATGTTGAGCCCGCGGCCAGGCTGCATGAAGACCCCCTCGGCCGTGGCGCGCAACGTCTCGATCAGCTCGGCCCGCATCAGCGGCATCCTGTCCAGCACCCGCCGCCCGGTGGAGATGTCGTTGAGGCCGCCTGGGGCGTAGGCCGTCGCCCTGTACTCCGCCGCCGTGGCCTCCGCGACGAGCTCGGCGTACGCGGCCGGGCCCACCTCGTAGGTGGCCACCGTCTTCGGGAAGAGGTCCAGCACCTGCAGCGGTCGTATGGCCACGGTCATAGCTTCTCGGATGTTGTTTGCGCGCAAGCCCCGCCGTCCCAGTGCCTGACGACGCCGGCCACGATGAACACGTTCGTCACGAGGTACGTCGCGAAGATCAGCGTCCGGATCGCCGCCACGGCGTCCGCCTCGCCCTTGTGCTTCGAGGCCTTCTCGCCGAGGGCCCTGGCCCAGGTCTTCCAGATGTGGTTCCGCATGCGTGGTGTGGAACAAGCCTTCGACTGGATTTGAACCAGCGACCTGCTGTTTACGAAACAGCTGCACTACCGCTGTGCTACGAAGGCGAAGAAAGGGGAACCGAGGCTCCCCACAGAGATCATGATCAGACCGCCTCCCGGGTGAACCGGCCGGCGTAGTCGTGGGCGAAGGACGTGCGGGCGCCGTGGTGGCCCCAGCGGATCCACCTGCGCGCGAGGCGCATGTAGTCGTCGATGGTCTTCCCGGGTGTCATCATCCGGTCCTCGATCATCTTCCAGTCGCCCTCCTCGAGGAGGTAGGACAGCTGGGTGGTGAGGGCGGACGGGTTCCCGCCGATCTGCCTGGCGTGGGCGCCGAGGCCGCGGAAGCGGTTCTCGGATGTCCACTGGATCAGGCCGAAGCCGCCTGAGCGGCACCCGTGGTACCCCGTTCGCGCGCCGCCTTCGCAGACGTCGGGCTGGAACGTGGACTCCTGCCTGATGTTGCCCATGATGGTGGCCAGGGCGTTCTTGTCTTTGATCCCGTGATCCTGGAGCTTCTGCAGCGCGATCTGCTCGTTCGCGTTGCAGCTCTTACAGATCAGCCGGACCTCTCTGGGTGTCTCAGGAGCGGCTTCTCGGATTGCCACCTGCGTCGGCTCTTCCTGGATGATCGAGTAGGGGATCACCGCGGTCGCGGCCGGCAGAGGCAGCATGGCCAGGGACGTCGCAGCTGACCCAGCGAGGGCGGCTGCAAGTGTAAGGCTTTGGAGCATTAGATTGGGTTGAACTCGGCATCCGTATAGAGGACGGTCACTCGCCCGTCTCAGGGCGCATTCCTCCACGGCACAGTTTGTTTAAGGGGCGTTTCACCCCCGAGTCCCGCCCGCGCTGTTGCGCGGTGGCCCCTCATAAAGGCCGCGGTTCGTATCGCTACGGGACACCATAATCTTGCCCGATTACAGCAAAGTGTGAACCAAAAGGAAAGGGAGAGCCTATGGAAGACTCTCCCGGGTATCGTCACGGGCGATGGGCCTAGGCGGCCACGGTCGCGCGCTCGAAAGCTACGATGTTGTTCGCGTCTGCAAACATTCGCCCAGCCAGTCGATTCTGTTTCACCCCCGTGGTACCGCGTGGTTGTGAGCCCAAGTTGGCGCCCTCATCGAGATGCCCCACTGCTTTCTCGTGAGATTGCCAAGCCGCGGTAAGTGGAGGTGTTCGGCACTGCCCCGAAGTGTTGACCGGGCGGCCAGTTTTACGTCTTAGCGGACGATGCTTCCTGCGGGGATCGAACTCGCCTGCCTCCGATTATGAGTCGGGTGCTTTCACCAGATAGCTAAGGAAGCTAATAGGGGATGCCGGGGTCGAACCGGCGGCCTACGCGATGTCAACACGTCGCTCTCCCGCTGAGCTAATCCCCTGGGCGAGATCGGGCGGGACTCGAACCCGCGACACAAGCTCCTCTACCAACTGAGTTACCGATCTCCCTCGACCTCCTTCCTGGCTATCTGCCAGACGAGTACCGAAGCCACCAGTGAGGCTTGAACTCACGACCTCACCCTTACCAAGGGTGTGCTCTACCACTGAGCTACGGCGGCAGTGACCCCTCTGTTTGAGCGTCATCCGGCGTCCCGGGATAGGCTTGAGGGGTGTTGAACGGTCCTCGCGCAGCAGATGCTGGGTCCAGACCGCAGGCGAGACCAGGGAATCGAACCCCGGTGAACCAACCAGGTCCCCGCAGAAGGCCCCAATTTAGCACGTGAGACGCCTCGAGGACGCACAGAGGTGGGGGCTCGTGGTAGGAGGGGCGGCGATCAGTCCAGCATCGGTGAACAAGTGCGCCACCGCCCTCTTCTGCTTCACCCAGCCAGCGACCGGGGAGAGGCATGGCACTTCCTACAAATTGGCAGGGGAGGCCATCCCCCTGGCCTAGCAAGCTAGGACTTAGGCCCGATGCTCGGCCCGGACGTTTCCGGACCAAGCAGAGCGGGTGGTTGTGAGGCAGGTGCGGTATCTCCTTTCGGTTCCCATGCTCCTTTTGCTTTCCTTACCTCGGTCGATGAGGGGCGATCCACAAAGAGTGAGGATTTCAAATCCTCGGGCAGCCCACCCCTCACCATTTCCGGTTCTTACTACGTCGTCCCCCATCCACACCGGCAAACTCCGGGGGCGACGTGCCGCTAGCGTTCCGGGATCAAACCGGCGCCCCTGCGGCAAGACGAGAGTGGAGGATTCGAACCCCCGTGTCCGGACGATTCCCCAAGTCCTGGGCTCTCGCTTTTGTCCCGTCTTCAGAGTGATCGGCTCCTCGGGGACAAACTGGCGTGGCAGGATTCGAACCTGCGACAGCTCGATTAACAGTCGAGAGTTCTTCCGCTGAACTACACGCCACTGCGGCCGGGGACCGAAGTCCCCGGTGAAACTCAGCCCTCGGGCTGCTCCTTCGCCGCCTTCAGGTAGGCGATCACGGCCTCGGGGGTGGACGCCTCGTAGGGGTCGTCGGAGGCGTTGTTCCGCATGCCGTCCTCGGCGCCGCTCCACTCGAGGTCGCCGTCGTTCAGCACGACGGCGTAGCGCCACGAGCGGACGCCGAACCCGAGGTTCTCCTTGCCCACGGCCGTCTTGACGGCGGTGGTCCAGGCGCCGTTGCCGTCGGGCACCAGCTTCACCTTCTCGATGCCGAGGGACTCGCCCCAGGCGTTCATCACGAAGGCGTCGTTCATCGACAGGCAGTAGACCTCGTCGACGCCGAGGGCCCGGATCTCGTCGTAGGCCGCCTCGAAGCCGGGCAGCTGCTGCTCGGTGCAGGTGGGGGTGAAGGCGCCGGGCAGGGCGAACAGCACCACGCGCTTGCCGAGGAACAGGTCCTTGGAGGTGCGGGTCACGAACTCGCCGCCCTCGCGGAAGTAGAAGTCGACCTGGGGTACTTGCATCTTTTGGCTTTGGTTAGCTTTCTTGTTGATCATGCCGCTGGGGCTTACCCGGCAGAGCCGGCGCCCAGCTTGTCGCGCTGCAATCGTAGCCACTGCAGCAGCTGGCGCATCTGGACGACCGCGGGGTCGTCCGGGTCCTCCTGCTCGACCACGATGGCGAGCGCGCAGATGGCGAGGTCGTGGTCCTGCTTCGAGATGAGGCTCATTGCTCCTCCGTATAGTGGGCGGCTTTGGCGGCGCAGAACTCGTTCCACATCCGGTCGGCCGTGCGGTTGATGTCGCTAGCCGCCGAGGTGTCCTCGACGCTGTAGACAGTCATCCCCAGCTCGTGGTGCAGATCGCTGATGAGCTGCTCTAGGCGCTCGATGTAGGCTTCGTTGCTTGCCATCTGTTGTTTACCTCGTGGGGCTCAGTCGAAGCGGCTGTGCATGACCGCGAGCTGCGCCTCGGTCAGCGGGTTCTCGATCTTGTGCACGACCTTCTTGACCTCCTCGTGCACGGCCATGCCGTCCTCGGCGTCGTCGACGAAGCCGAAGAGGCGCCAGGCGCCGTCCTCGTAGACGTTGACCTGGAAGTAGACGCGCTCGTAGCGGGTCGCGGGGTTCATGAACTCGCGGTAGTCCGTGCGGGTCTGCCGCTCGAGGTCGTAGGCGTAGGTCTTGCCGGTCTGGGCCGAGGTGTAGGTGCCGACGGCGACGATGTTCTTCTTCATTCCGTTTCTCTCATTCATACAAGTATATTACCGTGGATCCGGGCCCTCCGGTCGGATTGGCGTGCGCCTCGGCGACCGGCACGCGGTGCACCCGCATCAGTAGCCGTTGAGGAAGTCCGCGAGGGCCTCCTTGTACTCGGCCTCGGTCTCGAACCGGCGGGCGCCGATCGTGCAGGGGAACTCGCGCTTGGGCGCGCGGCCCTGGCGGCACTCGGCCGCGGTGTAGCCCTTCTGGGCGAGGTGGGCGACGTAGGGGTTGTTTGCAGTCATGTTGTTTTTCTCATTCATACAAGTATCATACCGCGGATCCGGCCCCTCGTAAACGGGGGCTGGTGGCGCTTTGGCCACCGGCACGAGTGCGCTCGTACTGCCTCAGTTAGCCTTGATCGAGAGCATGGCCGCGATCATGAACACGTCGACGAGGGCCTCGACCGCCTCGCGGTCCACCCCGGGCTCCTCCGCGAAGCTGACCGCGGGCGAGCGGAAGAAGGCCGCGACCTTGGCCATGTCCTCGGCCGACCGCTTCGCGATCATGTCGGCGACCTGGGCCGCTGACGGCAGCTTGGAGCCCGCGATGGCGGTGCTGACGCCCGTGAACTTGCCGGCCAGCACCGGGCCCGCGGTCTTGATCAGCTCGGCCATCTCCTTCGAGCTCAGGGCGTTCTCGGCCGCGCCGTGGGCAGTCTTGCCCAGGAAGGCCGCCGAGTACTCCGTGAGGGCCTTCCGGACGGCCGACTGCGGGTCCCGGATCTCCTTCTTGCCGAGGGCGATGGCGGTCGCCACGGTGCCCTGCACGAACGTCTCCGAGAGCTTCGTGGCGAGCTCCCGGTCGACCCCGAAGGTGCTCTCCATGTACTGGCCCGCGATGGCGCCGACGACCTTGCCGGCCTTCCACGCGGCCATCCCCTCGGCCACGTGGGCCGCGATGTGCGGGGCCTCGCCCTTGAGGCAGTTCTTCCAGTCGGAGATCCAGCTGCCGCCGCAGGACTTGAACTCGTACTCCCGCAGGGCCTCCAGCAGCTCCAGCGCCTCGGGGGAGAAAGCCTCTATCATCGTCTCTCGGCGGTACCGTACGGCGTGGGCTTACCCGTCAGAAGACGTCGTTCGGCTCGAACATCGTGTAGGTGATGAGCGCGTCCAGCTGCGATTGCAGCCGAGTTTCGAGCTCGTAGAGCGCGTTGGTGGTCGCGACGTTCTCCTCCTCCAGGGCTTTGATCCGCGCCTCGAGCGCGTCAACGGTCGGGTTACTCCACATGGTTCAATCCCAGAATCGGTCGAGGGTCTCGATCACGCGGCGGAGGTGGCACCAGGGCACGAACCTCCCGCCGTACATCCGCTCGTTGAGCTGCAGCATCTTGATCTCGTGGATGCACGCCTGCGTGATCGCGTTGGACTCGGTGTAGCCCCACGCGCGGAAGCAGTCGAACTTCTCGATGTAGTACACGAATGGGAACTGCCTCTGCCAGCCCCTGTGGTACACCGCGTCGCGCCTGATCCCCTCCTTCTGGACGATCTCGCACATGCCGAACCCGAACTGGTTCTCGACCTCGGTGCATGTGAAGTCGAGCCCGTTGATGTACTCGTCGGCGAGCTCCCTGTCGAAGACGACCTCGGTCTCCATCCACTCGTCGGCCATGCCGTCGCAGATGGACTTGAACTCGGGGTCGAGCGCGCGCCACACCAGGTTGTGGATGAAGTACGGGTACTGCGAGACGCCGCGCGGGTACCTCGCGGAGAAGTGCAGGATCTCGAAGGTCTTCTCGTCGGGCACGGTCACCTCAGTCCTCCAGCGGTCGCGTTATCATCGGCTCGAGCACGTCCCAGCGCACCAGGCCGCGCACGTCCTCCGTGAAGTCGACCTGCGTGAGGATGATGTCCCTCAGCGCGTGGATGACCCGGTCGGCGGCCTCCTCGACCAGCTGCAGGGCGACGTACTCGTCGAGCACGACCTGCACGCGCCCCTTGACGGACCCGTAGTCGGTGTCCTCCTCCTTCCAGATGAGGCAGTCGAGCAGGTCGCGGAGGTAGACCAGGTCGGACCGCTCGAGGTTGGAGATCGTGACGAACGGGCTCTCCTCGCCGGCGCAGATGCCGAGGGAGTAGCCGTCGTCCGGGTTGAACCCGCCCGTCGCCTGCAGTTTGGTCATCGTCCCAGCCTCAGCTTACGTTCTTCGCTTACGCGCGGCTCGTACCAGTCGTCGTACGGCCAGATGTACTCTCTCATCCACCCGCAGCTCAGCTCCTCCCAGAGCTCCACCCGCTCGATCGAGTAGTCGCACGACTGGGGGAGGCGTAACAGAAAGCGCCACCACCCGAACGCAACTGCAAGCCCCTCGAACCCTTGCCAGAAACTCGTCCATTGCCCTAGATTCATCTTCCCTCATGGTCTGGATACCAGTAGCTGAGATGGTAGAAGAAGTCCCAGCAGTTGTAGTCGACGTCCTCGCTCTCCCTCATCAGGTGGAGCCACGCCTCGAAGCACTGCCCGCACCACCAGAATCCGCTGTGAATCCCGGCTAGGGGCCCGCGCGCAAACATCACACGCCCCCGAACATGAGCTCCTCGTCGCCGTGCGTGACCTCGAAGTCGACGCCGAAGGAGTCGGAGGCGTAGCGGTGGTACCGCATCTGGAACACCCGGTCGGCGCCGTCCATCACCATCGCCTGGATCTTGGCCTCGGCGAGCAGGAACTCCTTGAGCCGGTCGTCGCCGAGCTTGGCGTGGTGGGCGGCCCGGTCGACGAGGTGCTCGATGCGGGCGATGGCGAGGTTGTCTGTCTCGGTCATGTGTCGGGTCGTTTCCTTGATTCTACCGCGCCAGGGGCCGGCCGTCAGGCCTGGGTGTGCGGTCCGCCAGGCGTCACGGCGGGTGCTCGAGGTCGTGGTCGAACCCCGGGGGCGCCCTCATCCACTCGTGGAACTCGCGGCCGATGTCGAGCGCCTCCTGGATCTTCCCCTCGTTGAGGAGGGCTTCCATGCGCGCCTCGGCCCAGTCGCAGATGGCCTCTATGTGCTGCGTTTTCTCGTCCACGTGTGGTCGTGCGGGATGGGCTCGGTTCCGTACTCCCAGTCGTCGTAGTCCTCCGCGTTGCGGATGCGGGCCGGGTCGTTCTTCGCCGCCATGGCGCGGTCGAGCGCGCCGTAGTCGGTGATCAGTTGTGAGGTACCGAGCTCCTCCCGCATGATGCGGGGCTCGCGGTCACAGGGTCTCCCCATAGCGCTCCCTCTCCTCGAGTGCTGCCATCTCGGCGTATGATGGGAGGCCGACCGCGCGGCGAAGCGCGTTGTTCTCCCTCACCAGCAGTTTTACCGCGTCGAGCGTCTCGATCTCCGACGGGTTCGGGATCGTGTCCTCGATCGCGAGGCCGATGAGGGTCACGTAGTGCCTCCAGTCGCGCTCCCCCTCCATCATTTGCAGTCCGGATGGAAGGTTTTCACCTGCTCACAGGCGCGCGCATGCGCTGCCGCGTCGAACAGTTTGGCGTCGCGCTGGATCAAGAAGGCGTTGTATCCGATGACAGCCGAGACGGCCAGCAATGTGCAGATAGTGTACTTTGCCATGGTCATTCTCCTCCGATGTGGGACGTGGCTTGCAGGCAGGGGTTGCGGGGGCACGAAGTCGATCCACTCCGAGCCGTCGTACACGGCCGGAAAGTAGACGTACTTGCCGCCCCAGGCGGTGAAGTGGCAGCCCTCTGAGCCGCCGAAGCCTCCGTCGAACTCGCGGTCGAAGACCGGGTGGTCGATGGGCACGGCCGTGGGCGCCATCGGGCGCCCTTGGGCCTTGATGACGAGCACCTCGAGCTCGTCCTCCATGTCTTGCAGCGTCCGCTCTAGCTCCGTGCGCCAGTTCATCAGCACGCGCCCCACATCGGGTTGTGGACCTCGGCCTCGGTGTTGAAGTCGATGACAGCGTAGTCGTTGTTCAGGCGCTCGCGGATCTCGTTGTTCATCTCCCGCTGGCTGACGACGCGCTTGGAGGTCATGCCGTCGAGGTCGACGACCTTGAGGAACTTGCCCTTGACCACGGGCTCACCGTAGCCGGCGCGGATCGGGTAGAAGTCGACCATGATGCGGACGGATGGGTTGTAGAGTTTCATCGTTGTTTCAGCGGTTGGGGACGAAGATCTCGCAGCGGGGGTTCATGTACTCGAACCGCACGCCGACGATCTCGGGGTTGATCTCGCGCCAGGATGCGACGTGGGACCAGCTCGGCTGGGGCAGCGCGTGGCGGCTGGGGGTGCTCACGTACTGCTTCACGCAGTGCTTGCCGTAGGTGCCGTCGGAGAAGGCGAGGACCTCGACCCGGTCGTAGGTGACGGCGGTGGGGCGGATCCGGAAGTTCGTTTCGTTCATGAATGTATTATGGGCCCCGGGGCGCCCCTCCGGTTGAAACGGTGTGCGCCCCTCTGACCGTCACGCGAGAGTGTACACACACGCCCCCCTCGCGAGAGGGGTCTCACACGTCAGCGTCCTCGAGCTTGGCCAGCTTGGTCCCCACCCCTCCGACCGGGCGCGCCTTGATCGAGTTGATGCCCACGACCTTGTCCTTCTTCCGGCCCCTCATCGGCAGTGTGTACGTATCGCCCAGGTGCAGCAGCTCGGCGCCCTCGGGCAGCCACCGCTTGCCACGCGACGTGGTCTTGACCATGGTCTCCCACGGGATCACGTTCCCGAACACGCCGTCCGGGGTTTTCCACACGGCCACGAGCGGTTTCGCGGGTAACTTCGCCGTTGTAGCCCGGGCCAGGACCTTCGTGGGCTCCGATGCCACCGGGCCCTTGTGCTTCGCCGACAGCTTGTAGAAGAGGCCGTTCCCGCACGCGACCACGACCTCCTGGTCGTCCTGCACGGACAGATTCGCGCCCCGGGGGCCCTTCAGCTGCGTGAGGATGCCCTTCTCCTCGTCGACCAGCACGAAGCGGGTCTTCGGCCCCGCGGCCGCCACCTTCACGGTCTTCCTGCCGACCTTCACGGTCTCGACCGCGAGGGACTTGGGCTCGTCGATCGCCCTCGAGCGGCGGGCGTTCCCGTGCCGCTCGGCCAGCGCCTCCACCTCGGAGACGATGTACTCGCGGCGCTTCTTCTCGGACGACGTCAGGGTGATGATCTCCTTGATGCGCGCCTGGATCTCCTTCGCCTCGGCCTGCAGCTGCTTGTCGTCGAGCTTCGTCAGCTGCGCCAGCCGCATGTCGAGGATGGCGTCGGCCTGCAGCTCCGAGAACTCCATCTTGACGATCCTCGCCCGCGCCGTCGCGCGGTCCTTGGACTGGCGGACGGCGTCGATGATGTCCTCGATGACGAGCATCGCGGAGATCATGCCCTGCACGACCTCCAGCCGCTCGCGGCGCTTGCCGAGCTCCGCCTTCAGGGACTCGACAAGGCGGCCGTCGCGCCACCCCGCCCACCTGATCAGCATCTCGTGGGGTGGCAGCTGCACCGGCTTGAGGCCGTCGATCGCGAGGTTCTGGGCGGAGAACTTCGTGTCGAGCGACGTGTGGTGGAACAGCTCGGCTTCGGCCTGGTCAGCGTCGGCGCCTGCCTTCAGCACGACGACCAGCCGCACGCCGGTCTTGTCGGTCTCGTCACGGATGTCGGCGACGGTCGTGATCTTCCCCTTCTCGAGCGCGTCCTTGACCTGCTCGCCGACCTGCTCGGTATTGATGTGGAGCGGCAGATTGGTGAAGACGAGGGCGTCGCGCTTAGACCGCTTGCCGTAGTCGATCTTCTCCCGCTCGCAGACGGCCCGCATGCGGATCTGCCCGCGGCCGGTGTTCAGGTACTCGACCAGCCCCCCGTCCTTGACGATGTCGCAGCCGGTGGGGAAGTCGGGCGCCAAAGCGTTCTTGGCCGCGATTATATCGTCGTCGACCAGCGACCGGAGGGCCTTGGCGACTCCGCGGAGGTTGTGGGTCGGGACCTTTGTCGCGTAGCCCACGCCGATCCCCTCGGCGCCGTTGAGCAGGAGGAGGGGGAGGCGGGCGTTCAGCTGGACCGGCTCCTGCAGGCTGCCGTCGTAGTTGTCGCGGGTGACCCAGGTGTCCGAGTCCTGGAGCAGCGCGTCCCAGGCGAACTGCGTTAGTTTGGCTTCAGTATATCGGGGCGCCGCAGGGCCGTCGGTCGGGGAGCCCCAGTTGCCCCACCCGTCGATCAATGGGTTGTTGTTGGTCCACCACGCGGCGGCCGTCACCATCGCCCCGTATGAACCGGAGTGGGGGTGCAGCTTACCCATCGTCTCGCCCTCGATCCTGGCCGCCTTCATGTAGCGGGCCTCGGGCCGCAGCCCGAGCCACTTCATGGCCGTGAGCACGCGGCGGGTGACCGGCTTCAGGCCGTCGTACAGGTCGGGGATGGCGCGCCCGACGAGCACGGCCATGCTGTAGTCGAGATAGGCCGTCTTCATCTCGGAGACGAGGCCGACCGGGGTGATGTTCGCGTTCTCGGTCATGCTGGTTGCGCGGTGCGTTGTTCAATCTCGAGCTCGTCGATCGCGTCCTGCAGCTCGATCAGGGCCTCGTCGAACGTGAGCGGCTCCAGGCCGTCGGCGACGGACGCCGCGTCGGTCCACGACCCGTTGGGGTCGATCTCCTGCAGGAAGGCGAGGATGCCCTCGCGCGAGCCCTTGTCGAATAGGGCCTTCGCCCTGTGTAGAAGGTTGTCCATGGGTCCATCATACAGCGAGGGGCCGGGCTGCGCGCCCGACCCCGTGCCGGTCACCTAGATGTCACACTCGGCCTGCCCGGCCTTCTCCCGCTCGTAGATCCTGTCGAACAGCGCGTCGAGGATGGGGTCGCACTTGCGGTACTCCGGCGAGCCGGCGACGGTGCCGTTCATCTGGTAGTACCGCACCGCGCGGTGGACGAGTTTGGCCTGCTCGGGCGTGAGTTGCTCCATCAGCCGAACGAGATCACGTCGTCGTAGGAGGGCTTCGGCGCCGTGGCAGCCGCGCGCGCGTCGCCGCCGTCGAAGTGCAGATAGTCGGCCCCGGCCGCCCACGCCGCGGCCCCGTCGAACTTGAGCACGCTGCCCGAGTGGTCGTCGAACAGGCCGCCGATGTAACCGTCGACCTTCGACTCCGGCGCGGTCTCCGCCGCATCATCGACCAGGCCGACGCTCTGGCCCTCGTGCAGGCGGTACCCGGTCGCGAGGAGAAAGTTCTCGAACTGCTCGAGCATCTCCTCGACGTTGAGACCCATGCCGACGCTCATTGTCACGCCGACGTCGCCGTACTCGTAGGTGAAAGTGTAGCGCTCTTCGTTGCTCATTTGGACTCCGTGCGTGGTTTGATGTACTCCCAGACCAGGAGCAGGCCGAAGACCTGCTTGAACGTCAGAGCGCCGACGCCGATCCACCCGAGGACGAGGTGGATGAACCAGGCGCCGATCAGCGCTGACAGCAGCCCGCCGATCACCAGCCCGAGGGCGACGCCGATCGCCTCGGACCACTCGTACTGGACGCCGTTGATCGTGGGCAGGATTCGCTTGGTCATGCTCTCAGTGGTTGATTCGGTGGATGACGCACCGCTGGAACTCCCGCCACTCGGTGTCGGTGAAGTTGTCGGAGGCGTAGGGGATCCCGACGTCGGCCGCGCACTGTCGCGCAACCGCCTCAGGAACTGGTCTGTCGAGGAAGTCATACTGGACTATCGTAGCCAGGAGGAGCGGTAGTATCACTGGTTGTAGATTCCGAATTTCGTGACGCAGAAGTTCTGCTGGTTGCAGCACACCTTGACCCGCTCGCCGCCCTGCCACACCCAGAAGGAGTAGGTGCACTGCTGCTGGGCGAGCGCGGCGTTGCCGATGATGATGGCCGCGAGCGCGAAGATAGCGGCTCTCACAGCTTGCCCCCCACGGTACCCTCGTACTTGGTGCTGGCCTCGGGGAAGCCCTCCTGCCTGGCCTTGAGGTACCACCGGGTCGCGCTGATGCACAGCTCCTCGGTCAGGGACGTGATGATCCCGTTGCCCTCGAGGTCGTAGGACACGAAGGTCCCCCACCGCTGCCGCTTGACCGTGAACGCGTCGTCATAGACGGGCGACTCGGGCAGTGTCTCCTTGATCACGTTGATCGTCGCTGGGTCTGTCATTCGGGCAGCGCCTCCAGTGCGCGGCGGATGGTGGACAGAACGTTGTCGTCCAAGTAGTCGCCTTCTGGATTGGTGCAGCCGTCGATCAGGGCCAGCGCCTGCTCCTTCAAGCTCGGCGGCTTGGGGCGACGGGCGGCGCGGAGGTCGATTTCTGAGCCCGTGTAAAAATCTGGCACGTTTACCATCCACTCACAGCACGCCTTCAGCTCCTGGTCGGCGCCCCACTGGGCGGCGCGGGTGGCGAGGTCATTGAGCATCCATGCGGGGGCAATGCTGTAGTCCTGGTTTGATGCCCACTGCTGCACCAGCTCCGGCGGTGGGGTGATGGGGTGTTCGCTCATCGGAACTTCAGTCATTGAGGTACTCGTGCTGGTGCGCCTGCCATCGCAGGAGGGTGGGGATGACGGTCGGCTGCATGCCGACGTTCTCGAGGACGTCCTCGAACCAGTCCGCCACCGTGTCGATGACCTCCTGGGCGAGCTCCTCGTCCGTCAGTCCGCGCTCGTCCTGCGATGCGATGACGCCGGCGACAGACGCCAGGAGCTTCGTCTTCTTGTTAGTCATTGATGTACGTCTCCACCAGCTTCCAGGACGTGATGAGGATGAACACCCCGCAGACGATCAGCAGCGCCGCGCGGCTCGCGACCGGGAAGGCGACGATCAGGCTGAAGGCGCCGGCCATCGCGGCCCAGAACAGGATGTATGCCCGAGCCGTCCTCAGGGTCTTGCTCGTCAGTGCTAGTTTCATCAGATGTCGTCCTCCTCGAAGGTGAAGTACTCGTAGATCTCGCCCATCACGCAGTCCTCGATGTGCTCGATGATCGCGCCCTCGGTCGGGTTCTCGACGTGCTTGTGGGCCCGGGCGTAGCCGCGCCGGACGCCCTGCTCGATGGCCATCTCGAGGATGACTCTCGTCTTCGGTTTCATTCTCCTCCGGTCTCATCCTTCAAATATACGGCACCACGGGGCTCGACGGTCGGATCAGTGTGCACTCCCCCGACCGTCCCGACCCTAGAGCTCCCGGATCCGGACCGTCGCGATCCCGTCCGTAGGAATCCCGAGCCGGCGGGCCGCCTCGTAGGACAGGTCGATACTAGTGCATTCGCACCGGTCGGTGATCGGGACGACGAGACTCCTGCCCCTGTGCTGCACCAGGACGCGCGTTCCGCAGGCTAGCCACGGGTGGGCGGCCGACACTCGGTGGTCGGAGTACGTCCCACCGCAGTACGTTGTCCTCCCGTGGAACATCTGATGATAGACGGTAGCCGTGACATATCTACCGCTTGCGTGGGCGGATTGAGTATTGATAATCGGGAGGGAAAGGGACATGAGCCCAAGTGCGGCCGCTGATGATGTGGTAAATTGTGCCGCGCGTGAGACCGTATTTTTCAGCGAGTTCAAGTGCTTTGTTTGGCGCATAGTTGCTTCGAATTTCATACACAAGAGCCTCAGTCAATTTGGCTGAATTACAGTTGGAACCCTTTGGCGCCGCACTCTCCCAATTTTTATTGGCGAAGGCATGGGCACTATTCTCAGCGTAGGTGACCCATTCGAGATTGGCCACTGCGTTATTGCTTCTGTTGAAGTCAATATGATTAACGCAGGCTTTGCTCTCCGGATTTGGAATAAAAGCCTCAGCTACAAGTCTATGTAAATACAGTCTCACTTCGCAACCGCCCTTTGAAAGAGTGACACCGAAGTATTTTCCAGATTTGACAGCGGCCATCACCCGGCCTTTTCTTCGGCGGGTCTTCCCGGTCTTCTCTATAACCAGTCTGTCCAAACTACGTACCCTGCCTAAGGTTGATACCTCATATAGTCCCTCCCAACCGCATATCGGAGCCCAAATTTCTTCCATAAGATAGTACCAATAACCATAATACTGTTACCCATCTGTGTTATAGCTTTTTGCCGCGGCGGGCCGAGGAGCGAGGCTGTTACCCCGAGCAGCGCGGACAGGATCGCGGGAATTTTGATGTTTAGGCCTTTTTCGCAGATTGTGAAACTTCGCCGGCGGCGAAGGAGTCAGACGGTCTCCGGGGCGCGCAGCGAGGCCATGATCTCCTCCCACTCGTCGTCGTCGATCATCTGGTCGTCCGCCGCGCGCCCCCAGGCGTCGAGCTTCGCCAGCCAGCGCTCGATGCGCCCGCCGTCCATCGTGATGTTGCGGTACGCGTAGAGGCGGTTCAGGAACCGGCAGTAGGTGTCCGCGCGCTCCTTGTCAGTCATTGTCCCTCCGCATTTCGACCCAGTTCTCGCCGTCGTAGACTAGCATCACCATGGGGTCGGCATCGTCGATGCGCATGTCGCCAACGAGCGGGATTATGAGCTTCTCCTCGTCCTTGCCGTTGTAGTCCTCCACCTGCGCCTCGTCGGCCAGCTCCCGCAGGCGCTCGGCCACCTTGAGGTTGGAGATCGTGAACGACCCGCCCATGTCCCGCTCCGTCATGCGCTGGACCTCGACCGCGACGAACCGCAGTATCGACGCCAGCTTGTCGGGCGGCACGCTCGCCCTGTCGAGCTCGCAGCCCTCGCGGATGCGCGCGTGGAAGGGCGGCTTCTCCCCGGTGATCAGGTCGAGGAAGCTCCTCTCCTTCTCCTTGGCCAGCTCGACGTGCTGCGGGCCGAGCTTGGCGGCGCCGGGGGTCTTGATGTCGTTCTCGAGCCGCCACACGGCCAGCTCGGCCTCGGTGGTCCTCCGCCCGAGGTTGTCGAGCTCCGAGCGGTGCTCGTCGGCCTTGCCCTCCGCCCGCTGGACGTGCTTGGCCAGCGAGTTGACCGCGGTGTAGAGCTCATTGACCTTGTCCTCGAGCTCCCGCACGTAGTTATGGAGATCCTCCTCGAGGCTCTCGAGGTCGGAGACGCGCCGCTCGATGCCGGGCCCGGACTTCAGCTCGTCCGGCGCGATCGCCTTGTAGAACCCGGCGCCGTCGCCCACGCACTTGGAGGGCTCCATGCAGCGGTCGCAGATCATGTCGCACTCGCCGTCGTCGTGTGCCTCGAACTCGTCCTCCCACCACCAGTTGTGGCTGTTGCCGCAGTGCGGGCAGTCCCAGCGGACGCTGTACCGCGGCCTGCGGAGGTCGAGCGCGGTCACTTGAGGAGCCTCCCGAGGAGGTTCTCGGCCTTGGCGGCTCCGGACTCGAACGACTGCACCGCGCTGACGGGGTTGGCGGTGTACGAGTCGAAGCAGGTGGCGAAGAGGCCCTTGATCTCGTCCATGTAGGCGCTGCGGAGCGCCTCGTTGTACAGCAGTTTGGTCTCGTTGCTCATGTTACCTCAGTCCCAGTGGCGGTAGGCGCTGACTCTCTCATCGTTATCGAGCCATTTTGTGTACTCTATGTCCTCCATCGCGATGTCGCACTGCATCCCGTTGTCGAACAGGTAGATGTCGCGGTAGCGGTTGGACCACTCGTGCAGCTTCTGGAGCCTGTAGTCGGGCTGGCCGTTCTCCAGCTCGCCCGCGATCACGTAGCGGTAGGGGTACCGCTCGTTGATCACCTGCAGCCTGCGGCGCGGCTTCCCGTCCTTCTTTTCGGGCTCGATCGTCATTGTCTTCATCGTTGTGACACTCGCTTGAACTCCTCCATGAACGCCTCGCCCATCAGCTCCGTGATCTCGCCGTGCTTGAGGTCGCTGATCGCCCCCATGCACGCCTTGAAGCGCACCTCGTTCTCCTCCTCGCTGATCTGCTCGTGGCCGTCGAGCTCATCGGCTATGGCGATCAGCTCCTGCCGGATGTCGTTCGCCTTGCTGAACAGCGCCCATGCGTAGCCGAAGTCGACGGTCGGCCCGACGGAGTTCTCCGTGGGTTCCGGCTTCCACGGCACGACGCAGTCGGCCGCGGCGCGCAGGGCGGCGGCGAGTCCTTGGCGAGTCGTTCCGGCTTGGTCGAATGTGGAGTCGGCCGCATTCAGCACAGCCTGCGCGGCGGGGGAGAGGTCAGTCATCAGTTTTCAGTGGTAGAGGTTTCCAGCTCGGCGGCGATGGCGAGAAGGCTGGCGCGAATATCGTCTTGAACAGTGGCGCTCCAAGCGGCTTCGTAAGAACGACCACCCGGTACAACCATCGGATGCTCCGGCACCACCTGATCCGCAGCAGCTCGCAGGGTGGCGGCGGCAACAGCTAGGCGGCCTGCACGGTCTTCATCTATGTAGGCATCCAGCACCGCCTGCGCTTGTGGTGATAGTTCAGTCATGGGTGAGTAGATAAAATCACTTGTGGGTGTTGGCAATCCATCCGAACTTCACCGATATCGGTCCAATGATGAAGGAGATCGCTTTGACGGAAGGATCAAGCGGGCTTCGCAGTTTCCGTAGCCGGAATCTCACTGGTTTGCCGTTTTCAGTCCAGGAATCGGAGAGTGAAATCCACAGTGAGGCTGACTTGGTGTCTATCTCTAGTAGCCGGATCACCCCTCAGCCCCCCGCTGCGGCACCGGCAGCGCGTGGTGGGGGAGCCAGAACGAATCCGCCATGGCGTACTTAGAAGTCATCAGCATCCAAATCCCACGCTTACCGCCAAACCAACTCCTCCCCTCCGCATCGCAATCCTCCGGCCCCGGCAGCCGCTCGCTCACCGGGATGGGGGTGATGGCGGGGCGGCCCCAGCGGGCGAGGACGGCGCGGGCGAAGTCAACAATCGGCAGGTCTTCGCCATCGTTGTTTGCTCGCCACTCGTCCTCTAGCCAGGTGTGCAGTTCGATGATCTCCATGATCGTCGGCCCTTCCGAATCGGGTTGGGCCAGGGCGGCGCGGGCACGTTGCATCGGCCCAGAAATGTCAACGCCCTTCAACCAGGCGGCCAGCAGCTCAGCGCACAGCGCTCGGAAGTCAGTCATCGGTTTTCAGAGGTAGAGGTTTCCAGCTCGGCGGCGATGGCACGAAGTTGATCGCTGGCTTTTGCGCTGGTCAGTTGAACTGCAGCAGCTCGCAGGGCGGCGGCGACACTTTGATGGGGTGTTTTATGCAATGACGAAAAGTAAGCGTCCAGCACCGCTTGCGCCATAGGTGAAAGGTCAGTCATTGAAGTTCTCCAGCTCGGCGGCGATGCGAAGCAGGTCATCACGCACGTCGTCACGCGTGAACCAGGCTCCATGCGCAAAATCATCGGCGTAGCTAGGTTGACTGCATTGAGGCACCACCTGATCCGCAGCAGCACGTAAGGCGGCGGCGGTTCCCTGTGCAACAGTTGCAGCATCGTCGTATGCAGCGTTGGCGGCATTCAGCACCGCCTCCGCGGCGGGTGAAAGGTTAGTCATTAGGCAGTGCCTCCAGCTCGTCGGCGATGGCAAGCAATTCATGACGTAGGCGGTTCTGTCGCAAACCGGCATGATCCAGCATCGGCAACTGTTCAGGCACCACCTGATCCACAGCAGCTCGCAGGGCGGCGGCGAGCTTGTCGCCGTAGTCCACGAACACGCCAGCTTCGTCTTGGTTGAAGGCTTCCCAGACGGCGTTGGCGGCGGGGGAGATGTCAGTCATGGCGACTTGTGGTTTTAGGCAGCAGTGTCTTCGGGGAGCGATCTCTGAGACGAGAGTCATCCGCTCGGCCAGGGAGTTGTCAGGCGCCAGGAAGGTCCACGGTGCGTTGGGATTGCCGCCGCTGCTCCAGTAGCACTTGAACATGCCAGGCCACTTCTTGGCCTCTTTCTCGGAGATGTCGTCAGTAACGTAGAGATTCCCGAAGCTCGGATGCCGCCAAACGTCGCCGGCTTTGAGGTATTTTCGGTCAGTCATCGAGCTGCTCCAGTGCGCGGCGGATGACCGCTGAGCGAGCTGGGTCGATCTGCTTGAAGTCCGATCCCGGTTGATAGCTGGCTGAGTTCAACGCTTCCAGCGCCTGCTCCTTCAAGGTCGGCGGCTTGGGGCGGCGGGCGGCGCGGAGTAGCTCAGCCAGTTGCCGTCCCACTTCGTCGTAATCGTATGCTTCCAGCCACTCACAGCACGCCTCCAGCTCCTGGTCGGCGCCAGCGCGGTAGGCGGCAGTGACCATTTGCTGAGCGCTCTGGCACTCGCACGCAATTTGCATCACCAACTCAGGCGGTGGGGTGATCGGGTGTTGTTCAGTCATGGTGAGTAGTGCGGGGAACTAAGAGGAAAAAAGAGTATTCGTCAAATAGGCATGAATTACGATGCCGGTTGTGCCGCCAACAAAAAAACCAAAAAGAAAGGTGCTAAATCTATCTCTCATGGTGATTAGCGTTCTTGGGTAGTGGGGCTCAGATTGATGCGCTTGGTAGCGGCAGGGCGTGGGCGGGGAGCCAGACAACTTGTGGAGAGAACTCGCAGAACTCAGCGACGGACTCAGGGGTGGCCAGGGTCCAGTCAGCGGACCAGTCATCCGATTCGGCGCGTCCCCACCAACACCTCCCCTCCGCATCACAATCCCCCGGCCCCGGCAGGCGCACGATCACCGGGATGGGCTGCGGCGGGCTCAGGCTTGAGAGGAGGTCGGCCCTGACCTTGCCGTCGTCGATCAGCATGTATGAGCCCGAGGTGATGATGCTTGGATCCTCTGCGTAGGTGGCTATGCACTTGTCCACCAACTCCGCTACCTCGCCATCGGCTGGCTGCGGCGTAGGGCGACCCCAGCGGGCGAGAACGGCGCGGGCAACCTTGCGCCCCCAAAGATTCGGATAACCCTGCCAGTCAAATGAGTCCATGAGTTCATTCAGCTCCTCATCCGTCGGCCCCTCCGGCTCGGGCTGGACCTGGTGGACATGGGCCAGTACCGCCTTCAGCCCGCGCAGGTTGATTTCGTCAGCAGTGCCACCCTCTGATCGGCACGCTTGGTAAAACGTGTCCAGCAGTCCCCGATCGTGGCCAGTGTGCTCAGCGTCGATGTAACCCGGCGGTAGCCCCTCCGGCTCGGGTTGGGCCAGGGCGGCGCGGGCGCGCTCACGGACGGTGTGCCTCCAAGGCCCATCTGCTGGTTCTCCCTCTGCAACACCCCTTAGCGCTACAAGAGCAGCGTCCTGATCCATGCAAAGAAGCATCTCTTCGCATAGCGCTCGCCAGTCGGTGGGGGTAGGGTTAGTCATCGGTGTCATTCTCCTTGTTGGCGTTGTCCTCCAGTTCGTCGGCGATATCGAGTAGGTCGTTGGCGTCGACCAGCCACTCGTCCTCGCGGCTAGTGCCGTATGTGTGCACGACCTGCCTGAGGGCGGCCGCGAGCGCCTTCATGTCGCTCCTGAACGTCTGCGGCTCGCCGAGGCACGCGCGCCAGAAGGCGTCGGCCACGCGCCGCGTGTTGGGCGAGTAGGGGTCGTTGGAGTTGGTGGCGGTGGCGCTGCTCATCGCTCGGCCTCCTGCTCAAGCCACTGAGCGACCATCTTCCACGTCGGGCAGAAGACCGCCTGACCGTTGAGATCCTTGGCCAGAGCGGCAGCCGCCACCTCGCGGATCGCGGCGCGGGCTTTGCCGTCACCTACCGGGTCGAGCCCGATGATGCCGCGCACCCGCTCCACCAGCGAGCCGGCGGGGGCCGCTGCCGAAGATCGCTCGGTAGTTGGCTGCTGCGCAGTCTCCAACTCCAAGGCCTCCACTCGTTCGTTCAGCTTTGCAACGAAGTCACGAAGCGCGGGATCCGGTGGGCGCTGAACAAACACTTCCCGCGGTGCGGGTCGAGCCTCCAGCGCCTCGATCCTGGCACGGAGTTCGAGGATGCAAGGGCCCCATGCGCCGGGCCATGCGTGGCTGCACGCCTCCAGCGCGTCCCACTGCTCAGTTGTTGCTTTGAAGTCAGCCATAGTCATCTCCAGGGGAAGTCCATCGTGATCTCGCCGTCGTGCTTGCGCCTCAGCCGCCCGAACGGGATCAGGGCCCAGGCCGGGATCATGACGAGCAGGATCGTGACCAGCAGGAACGCGATCACCAGCGGCCAGACTGCCATAAGCGCGAGCTTAATTGGTATCTGCGTGCTGCGCGCGAGGTTGTTCTTTTCTGTCATGTCCCTCAGGCTAATTTGGCGAAGGCGCGCTGGACCTGCTCGTCGGTCAGCTTGTAGCGCTTGCCGGTGGAGGGCTCCTCGGCCACCCAGGGCATCTTGCGGGCGCGGGCGTTGTAGTCGGCGAGCTTCAGCTCCTTGCCGCCGAGGGTGAACACGCGCTCGATGTCCTCCTCCCTGACGTTGACGAAGGTCGCGAACATCTTGACGTTGGACTGCTTCGCCTCCTTCGTCGCGGCCTTCACGTTGAGGGTGATCTCGCCGCTGGCGGTGAAGCTGAGGTTCTGCTTGCTCTTCTGCAGCCCGTGCTGCTCGAGGACGGCGTCGATGGCGGCCTTGAGGTCGGCGTTGAGGGCGGCGGCTTGCGCTTTGTTCATGGTTGCTTTCGTTTCGATACAAGTATCATAGCGCCCTCTGGGGCGTTACGGTCAAAAGAGCGTGCGCTAGGGCGACCGTCACGCGGCCAGCACGAGGCGGTCGGCGGAGGTGCCCACGCGGAAGGAGCCCTCCCACAGGTAGGCGCCCCACAGGAACTCGCCGTCGACATCGCGGAACTCGGCGGTCACCGACCCGAGGTTCAGGCGCTCGGCCTCGAACTCGACCTCGCGGAGGTTCCGCACGCCGAAGAACTGCTTCAGCTGCTGGAGGTTCGCGAACCATGCGCCGTCGACCTTGAAGCCGAGGAACTGCTGGGGGTCGAGGAGGGCGGCGCCGCGGCGCTTGTAGCCGGCCTGGACCTTGAAGCCGGCCTTGATGCTGGAGACGGTGGGCTTAGCGGACATGTGACTCATTCGTTTCGATACAAGTATCGTACCGTAGATCGGGGCCCCGCGGTCGAAAGGGTGTGCGGCGCCCCGACCGTCACGCGGCCTCCTGCCCGAGGTCGCCGACCCCGAGGTACTCGAGGACCTCAGCGTCGTCCGCGTCGGCGGCCCCGAGGTAGACGGCCGTGAAGCCCTTCGCGATGTCGAGGTTGCCGAACTGGACCTCGAGGATCCCGCAGCCGTTGGGCGCGGTGCCGCCGTTGGCGGCTGTCACGATCATCGAGTCGTCGTCGACGGGTAGCTGCAGGCAGATCTCGCCGAAGGCCTCCCAGATGGAGCAGCCGTCGATGTCGTACTGGACGAAGAGTGCGTCGGTGGGCACGGTGCTGTCGGTCATGTCAGGATGCGGTGAAGGGGTTGATGCGCTCGAAGACGTCGGGCAGGAGCTCCCAGAGCTCGTCCTCGGGGAGTTCCGGGTGCTCGGCCTGCACGAGCTCGTAGCAGATGTCGTGGAGCGCGTCGAGCTGCTCCTCGTAGAGCCAGTCGTTGATCTTCGCGGCCGTGAGGCGCGCGAGGCGGGCCTGGTCCACGGGCTTGGTAGCGGTCGCTTCCATCAGTTTGCCATCCATGCGCAGTGGGCGAGGTCGGAGACGTAGTCGTCGAAGTTGCCGGCGGTCACGCGGTCGGTGTAGTACTCGACCTCGGAGGGGTCGAGGCGGTCGAGGTCGCAGCCGTAGGATTCGATCGCGAGGGCCTCCGCTTGGCGGAGCAGCTCGGCGGCCAGGAAGTTCTTGGTTTCGTTCATGCAGATACTATAACGCCCCACGGGGTCCCGCGGGGCGGATGGTATGCGCTTTCCCGACCGGCCTCACTGGCCGGTGCGTACGCACCGCTCGAACTTATAGATCACCGAGTAGTTGTAGCCCGGGACTGGGACGATCTCAATATACTCCATCATCCCCAGGTCCGTCTCCTCGCCCCACATCGCCACCATCCTCGGGACCCAGCCCTCCGTCGTGGTCACCTGCATGAATTCGGAGCAGTCTGGCCTTGGCCCTCGCCGCCGCCGGCGCGTCGCCCGAGCGAGCAGCTTCAAGGACCTCTTGGCAGCGTTGAACATGGCGGTTGTGGATCTTGAGTGAGTACATCCCCGGCCTGCCTAGCTCGTCGCAGCCGACCAGCTGGCCGCAGTAGGGGCAGGTGAACTTCGCGATGGTCCTGTCGATCTCGCGCTTGCGCCGGAACTTCGTCACAGGGCGAGGAAGGTAAGGTTCTCGAGCGAGCCGAGCGGCCCGCGCGGCACGGCGTTGAAGGCGATCGTGTACCGCGGCCCAGGGCCGGGGTTGGCGGCCACCTGGTGCTGCAGGTACCACGGGAAAATGTAGACGGAGCCGGCCTGCTGCTGGGCCTGCCGCGCGCAGCTGAACGCGTCGAGGTGCTCCGACTCGCCGTTGGGGATCCCGAGCGCGCTCTGCTTGAGCTGCATCGACGGGTCGCGGAACACAATGCTCTCGCTCACGTCGCCCGGCGAATACACGCCGGAGAAGTACGCGTTGGGGTGGTAGTGGTGGTGGTGATTGTCGCCGGGCATCGTCTTGTTGCCCCACATGCAGTTGACCTCGAACTCCTTGCACTGGTAGGAATAGGCCTGCCGCACGTGCTCGAGGCAGCTCCGGAGCATCGTGTTGAGCTCCGAGAAGCGCGGCCTGGCGTGCAGGTCGCCCGAGGTCGTCAGCACCTTGCCCTCCGCCTTCGCCGTAAACTCCTGCTCCTCGAGCAGGGCCAGCTGCCTGGCGTTGAACCCGTCGTCCCCGATCTGGAACTGGAAGACCGGGACTGGGAAGAGCTTGTGGATGGTGTGCTCTACCTTCATCGCACCTCCATGTCGAACGCCACGATCTGCCGCAGCTTGTCGGACTCGTTTGGGCGGCAGTAGTGCAGGACGCTGCTCGGGACGAAGATCATGGTCCCCTCGCGCACGGACGGGGCGGCGAGGGCGGTCGCGTCGGTCAGCGGGTCGTTCCACGGAGCTACGTGGACGGAGGGCGTGTGCACGTCCCCGTCGTAGTCGACGTACAGGATGCCGCTGTACCCGGTCGAGCGGTGGTTGTGCACGGTGTGGTAGTCGCCGCGCTCGTAGCGCACGGCCCAGATCGCTGAGATCTTCAGGGTGCTCGCCCCAATGTCGATGCCGAAGCGGTTCAGCTCCTGGTCGAAGATGTTGCAGAACTGCTGCGCGTACCTGTTGTAGTTCTGGTGCCGGTCCGTGAGGAATCTGGCGAAGTCCCGCCGCTCGAACTCGCTATCGCGGAGCAGCGTCCCCAGCTCGGCTTTCTTGCGGTCCCAGTCCTCGGTCTGGACGGAGACGTACTTGACTGTGAAGAGGTTTCCGATCATACTACGATCTGCGTGGTTTGGCCTTGTCGCTCTCGCTCCTGATTATCGCCGCCGCGGTCGAAGGCGAGCGACACCAGGCCCGCGACGGTCAGAATCGCGATCAGGGTGAACAGTACGGGCCCGTCAGGAAAGTGCTTCCCCATCGTCTATCTTCCCTAGGATGATTTGGCGCACGATGCGCGGCGTGTTGGTCCAGCCCTCTATCGCGAGGATTGCGTGGGCGAGGCGGCCGGCGATCTCGTCGTCGGTCAGCCCCTCGGCCCTCATCCTGAGGGCTTCCTCCACGGCGTCTGTGAGGTAGTCGCGCTGGTTAGGCTCCAGCGCGAGCAGGAACATGGCCTCGGGGCCGAAGTATCCTCCCATCTGGCTCAGGCGAGCGCGAGTGCCGCGTCGATGGCGCGGCGGGCGACGCTGGCCCCGGTGCCGAAGTTGGCGTAGCCGAAGCGGGCGTCGGCCGTCTTGCCGGACGCGTGAGTGTTGAACTCGGTGATGGCGTTGAAGGCGTCCCAGAGCGTCGCGCCCTCGTTGCCGCGGCCGGCGAAGAAGCGGTTGACGATCTCGTCGCGGTTGCGCACCGTGTCGCCCTCCTTCTTGCCGTAGGCCTGCAGGATGATGCGGTCGACCTGGCCAACGGTGGCCTTGGTCGAGGCGAGCACCTGGGCGGCCTCGGAGTAGCGGCGCATGCGCTCGTTGACGAAGTCGAGCGTCTCGGTGATCCGCAGGGCCTGCTCGTTCACCCCGAGCTTGTGCTGCAGGCGGGTGGACATGCCCTCCATCGCCATCGCGAAGGTGTTCTGGCAGACGACGCGGGTGTCGGTGACGCCGGCGGCCAGCGGCGACGTGCCGTCGTGGCTGTTGAGCAGCGTGAGCATGGCGTGGTGCTCCTCGCCCGCGATCTCGTAGGCCTCGGTCATCTGCGCCTGGATGAACACCTTCGAGCCGGCGCCGATGTAGCCCTGGTTGACCACCTCGAGCAGGCCCTCGGAGACGAGGGGGCTGACGAGGTTGGTGATCACGCTGTTCTGCACGATCTCGTAGCGGCCGCCGACTACGCCGACCTGGGCGAAGTTGTCGTCGCGGACGAGCACCTTGCGGTTGGGGACCTGGCGGCTGGTGCCGTCGGGCAGCGTGACGCTCACGGGGCAGGCGAGCACGTTCCAGTCGAGGCTGGCCTGGGTTGCGATCTGCATGGAACTCCTTGGTTCGTTCGGTTGATGAGTCAATCGTACCGCGGACCGGGGGCCCGCGGCTGGATCGGTGTGCGCTCCTAGAAGTGGTCCGCCTCGTCCCCGCCGGCCGGGTCGGCCTTCGTGATCGTCACGGTGCCGTCCCCGTTGTCCTCCCAGTGGACGTACTCCCAGTCGTTCATGCCGACGGCCTGCGCGACGTCGTCGGGGAAGGTGATGTAGAGCTCGCCGGAGATGGGGTCCTCCTCGACGGTCGTGGTGCCTGTGATCGGGTCCTTGGTCATGACTCCTCAGTCTTGGAAGACCGGCTGCGTGAAGTACCTCTTGAGCTGCTCGAACTTCGGCGCGGTGTCGCTGCAGACGAGGCCGAGCCCGTCGAAGATCGCTTTGACGTCTTCGAGGTCTTTGATTGTGTCGACGTCGAGGGCGTACGCTTGCGGGCTCTTGATTTGGAGCTGGGCTGTTTCTGACATTGCTGTTGTTCTTCGAGTTGCTTGAGCGCGGCGGCGTAGGGCACTTCGCCCGGCGGCGCCAGTTGGATCTTGAGCTTGAGGGCCTCGCCTATCTTCTTCAGCCGCTTCCCGAGTGCGCTGAACTCGTAGGCCTCGAACGTGCGTTTCGCCTCCTGCACCGTGCCGCTGCCGAGGAGGAACTCGGAGTAGTCGAGGTCCTGCAGCTCCGGCACGTACGTGGAGGTCGTGAGCATCATGTTGTCGCGCACGAGGTCGGCGAAGGGCGCCACCTTCTTGTCCTCGAGCACGCGGTCGAACGACCCGCCGGCGGCCTCGACGATCCTCAGCGCGGTCTTCGGGCCCAGGCCCTTGATGCCGGCGATGTTGTCCGACGAGTCGCCGGCGAGCGCCTTGATCAGCGGGATCTGCTGCGGCTGGACGCCCCACTTCTCGACCACCTCGGCGACGCCCATGCGGGCGATCTTCTTGGCGGAGTTGAACAGCACGACCGACACCTTGTCCGTGACGCACTGCAGGATGTCCTGGTCGCAGGTGAGGATCACGACCTCGTCGAACTCGATCGCGTTGCGGGCGAGCGTGTAGATTGAGTCGTCCGCCTCGTAGCCCCGGACGCCGACGAGCGGCAGCCCGAGGGCCGGGAGCACCTCGTCCATCAGCGCGAGCGCCTCGGCCTTGAACGAGTCGGCCTCGGGGCCGTCGTCCTTAGCCCGGTTGGCCTTGTACTCGGCATCGGCCTCCTTGCGCCAGTTGCCGCCGGCGTCGTAGCACACGGCCACGTGGGACGGGCGCTCGGCGTCGATGACCGACAGCAGGTTGTTCGTGAAGCCGTAGGTGCCCGTCGTCGGGCGGCCGTAGGACGTCGACAGCCCGCCCGTCGCCCGCATCAGCGCGTTGCGGCTGCGGTGGAAGAGGGCGTAGAAGTCGACGAGGAGGAGCTTTGTCATGCGCGGTTGTAGAAGGCCGCCTCGAGCGCCATGAAGGCCGAGAGCTCCGCGCGCATCTGGTCGCGGGTCTCGACGTCGGTGACGATCTTGGAGCCGTTGGGATTGTCGAAGATCAGCACGCCGTGGCCACCGGCCTGGTTGTCGCCGTCGCAGTGCAGGTAGCGGATGTGCTCGGCCAGCCTAACGGCACGCAAACCGCTCTCGGCTGCGGATGTCGCAGTAGGGGCCTGCTGGGTTGCTGATGCGGTCATTCTGCTTGATCTTCCTGGATTGAAACTTGCGGATCTCGGAGAGGATGAAGCCGGCGAGCCGAGGGTCATCAGTCTTTCCAAGCGCCGCCTGTAGGCGTCGTAGGTACTCATCTTGCGTCGGGAGGTTTCCCACGCTCTCGCGGTCGGATTCCCCGAGGTCGGCGAGCGCGCTGCCGGCCCGCACCTTGGCGCGGCCGAAGTTGCCCGTCAGAGCGCCCTTGGTGCGGAGCAGCTCCGAGGTCTTGATCCGGTTGGTTCTGGCGGTTGTTTGCATGCGACTATCATACGGGAAGGGGCGGCCCGAAGACCGCCCCTGTGTGATGCTTCCTCTACTGTCACACCTGCCGCTGGATCGTCTGCCTGGAGAGGCAGCGGGCCTTGAGCCTCAGCAGTATCGCCTCGAGCCCGGCCTCCGGGTCGGTGTGGTCCCCGCAGGTGTAGATGTCGAGCGCGGCCTTGTTGAGCTCCGGCCACGTGTGGATGCTGATGTGGCTCTCGGAGAGCAGCAGGAAGGCGGTCACGCCGTGCGGCGCGAACTGGTGGTACGCCGTCTTCATGATCGTGGCGTTGGCCTCCTTCGCTGCCACCGTCAGCGTCTCGAGGATCAACGTCACGTCATCGAAGAGGAACGGGTCCTCCGACGTTATGTCGGCGATGATGTGGCGGGAGATGGTCAACGAAAGCGTTCCAAACGGACGGCAGCCATAGATTATACCTCTTCCGGGTAAGAGCGGACCACGAGCACCGTCAACCCACATGAAACCGAGCGCAGCCTGCCTCGACCTGATCAAGAGCTTCGAGGGCTACCACAAGCGCCTGCCAGACGGCGGCGCGGCCGCCTACCTCGACCCGGTCAACATCCCAACGATCGGGTGGGGGACGATCCGCTACCCGGACGGCAAGCCGGTGCGCCTCGGCGACGAGCGGACCGAGGCCCAGTGCACGGAGTACCTGATGCACGAGGTCTCCGGCAAGGCGGCGGCCGTCGAGAAGCTCGTGAAGGTGCCCCTGACCCAGTCGATGTTCGACGCGCTGATCTCGTTCGCCTACAACGTAGGGGTCGGGGCGCTCTCGGAGTCCACGCTCCTGCGCATGCTGAACGCCGGCAACTACGAGGCGGCCGGGCAGCAGCTGCTGGTGTGGAACAAGGGCGGCGGCCGCGTGCTTCCAGGGCTGGTGCGCAGGCGCGACGCGGAGATGGCCCTCTTCTTCAAGGACGGGCGCAAGGCGGGCGCGATGCCCGAGTCGGAGCGCACCCGGATCATCGCCAGGGTCGGCACGTACCTCAAGAAGGAGCCCATCGCCGCCGCCGAGCTCTCGAAGGACGAGAAGGTGGCGGTGCCGGTGGGCCAGGCCTACGACATCGTGTGGCAGGGCAAGGAGGCCGACGGCCACGTGAAGGTCTCGCTGGCGTACGGCGCGGGCAACTGGTTCATCTACGCCCCGCACTGGTCCGGCCTCGGCGCGTCCGAGCCCGCCCACAACCAGGTCCCCCAGCAGCCCGGCAAGCGCGTCCTCGACGTGCCCTACTACTCCCAGCGCGATAACGTGACGTCCGGCAGCGACAACTGGACGCGCACGTGCTTCAGCTCGAGCTGCGCCATGCTCGCCAGCTACGTGAAGCCCGGCTGCATCAAGGGCGACGACGACTACATCAGGCGGCGCCAGCGGTTCGGCGACTCGACCGACCCCAACGCCCAGGTGGCGTGCCTGCGGTCCCTCGGGATCAACGCGCGCTACGTGCAGAACCTCAACAACAAGAAGCTGGTCGAGCAGATCGACCGCAACAAGCCCGTGCCGGTGGGGATCCTCCACAAGGGGCCTGCCAGCGGGCCGACCGGCGGCGGCCACTGGATCATCGTGATCGGCTACGACGACAAGGGCTTCTTCGTGCACGACCCGTGGGGCGAGATCGACCACGCGTCCGGCCAGTACATCAGCACAAACGGGAAGGGCTTGCACTACTCGTACGGTCTCTTCGACTCGCGCTGGACGGTGTACGGCGACAGCGACGGCTGGGCGGTCGTCGTCGACTAGTTTATCCCGTGGTTGAGCTCGGCGCTGATGAGCGCCTCGAGCTCGTCCCTTTTCTTCCGCTTCTCCGCCTGCTCGTACTGGCGGATGAGCTTCCGCAGGCGCTTTATCTCGTGATGGAGCGCCTTCTCCATGGCCAGCAGCTCGGGCACGCTGATCTTGTCGTTCTGGGCCAGTCCGGCCTTGATCTGCAGCTCGTACGCCTTGCGCTCGATCTCGCGCAGGACCTCATGCTTGAGTTCTTTCGAGAACATGGTCTACTCCGACGAGGGGTGAGTTGGCATCGTAGTGGGTGAAGCCGCGCAGGCCGCCCTGCCACATGCGCGAGCAGTCGCGGGCGTGCTTGTCGCCGTAGGGCGTGAACTCGCTGAGGGCCCGGATCGCCGACGCCCAGCGCTCGTAGGACTCGTTGAGGTCGGCCTCGCACTTCCACACGAGGCGGTAGGAGCGGAGGCCTGGCTCGGTGCCGTCCGAGAAGGTCGGGTAGGCGAGCCACGGGCGCAGGCCGGCGTCGGCGTAGACGCGGACCATCTCCTCTGGGGAGACGGGACAGTGGTCGAAGTCGGCGCCGACCAGGGTCTGCATGCGCCAGCAGAGGCGCTGCTGGCCGGTCTCCATGAGGTCGCGGCCGTTGAAGAGGCAGCCGTAGAAGGCCGTGCCCTCCTCGGTGACCTTGCGGACGAACTCGTGGTCGTGGAGCTGGACCCAGCCGCGCTGGATCATCTTGTCGCGCAGCTTGCCCATGAAGCGGACGTCGGTCGGCTTGCTCGTGAAGCCGACGTCGTTGATCTGGCAGAGGACTTTGTTCATGCGATCATCATACCAGAAGAGGGGCCCCTCGGGAGCCCCCCTCATGACGCTTTTTTGACCGGCCTAGAAGCCCTTTGGCTCCGCCTTCCTCTTCGGCTTGGGCTTGGTCATCACCTCGATGTGGGTCATGCCCCAGCCCTGCCTGAGCATCCAGTGGTCACGGACCTCCTCGTAGTCCTCCCACACCGACGTCCCGCCGCCCTCCAGGTGGAGGACGTAGTAGTGCCGGTTGTACGGCGCGTCCGATGTCTGCGTGAACGTCTCCAAGTGCCGCCTCAGACCTGCGCAGATGATAGCAGGTAGAGCAGGCCGGTGCAGTCCTGGGCGAGCTCCTCGAGCAGGTTGACGAGCCCGGCGGCCATGTCGTCGTCCCGCGCCGCGTTGCGGAGGGAGATGACCGCGGCGTAGTAGGTCGTGGCGTAGCCGATCAGCATGCGCACGAGGTCCTGGCAGCTGTAGGACTGCAGCGCGCCGCCCGGGCCGGAGAACTCCTCGAACGTCGGGTCGTAGCCCAGCCCGCGCAGCACCTCGACCAGCGAGTCCACCTTGTCCGAGGCGGTCTCGTACACGCGGCCGAACAGCAGGTGGGACTCGTAGAAGTTCATCCCGCGCACGTTCCAGTGGGACAGGCGGGCCGCGATGACGAGGTCATTCTGCGCCTTGAGCAGCGCGGCGGCTAGCGCGGGGTTCATCGTGTTTCCGAACGTCTTCCGAGGCATCTTACCCGGTCAGCCCGGCCCGCCCATGTCGAAGGCGTGCTGCAGGAAGTCACCGTCGGCCCGCACGTAGTGGAAGAAGCACTGGTGGAAGTAGGAGTCGGCCCCACCCCTCATCGGCTCGCGCCAGTGCGGCAGCGTGATGCCGTGGTAGATGACGCCGTCACCTGGCTGCATGACGAACTCCCTCACCTCGCCGCCAGGGAGCTCGAAGTAGATCGGCCAGTCGTAGTCGAGGTTGTGCGAGATGTTGACGGTGACGCTGATCTCGCACGCGCCGCGGTCGGTGTGGCGCGCGAGCTCCTGGCCCCTGAAGTAGAACCTGTCGTAGTAGTAGGTGGGGTAGAGCTTCTCGCCGATGATCTTCTGCACCGCCTGCTGGATGTCCTGATGGGCGGGCCTCAGCAGCGGGATGCCGTACCGCGCCACGCTGCCGTTGACCTGCATCTCGGTGTGCTCGTGGTGCGTCAGCTCGCCGCGCTTGTCGTAGTTGAGCTTGCCCCTCTCCTTCGGCGGGCCCTGCGTGTAGGGCGCGGGGTCGATCATCCCCTTCACGGGGATGGCGTGCCAGTCCTTGTCGATCATGCCCGTCCCCTCACTTCCAGCGGGGTCCCATGACCCAGCCGACTATGGACCTGCGGACACCGCGCGTGACCTTCTTCACGCGGTGCCTGGCGCGGCTGTCGAAGATGATGATGGTCCCCCGCTTCTTCGGGGCGAAGTAGGAGTTCCCGTTGTCGTCCTGGAACTGGAACTCGCCGCCGCCGTACTCGTCCGAGCCCGAGAGCTGCAGGGCGAATGACAGCTTGCGCACCTTTTCCGAGCGCGACTGCACGTAATCGTTGCCCCAGGTCTCGTGCTGGCAGCCGGGCTTGAACGCGTTGGCCAGGCCGCCGTCGACGTGCCACTGGTAGAACTCGCCCTCACCGTACTGGGTGTACTGCAGGTTCTCCCCGTCGAAGCCCTCGATGTCGTAGAGGAAGTTCTCCCGGTTGGCGCGCTCCACGTAGGACAGGCAGAACGCCCCGATCCAGCTGGCGGTCGGGACCCACGTGTTCTTGCTGTTGCGCCGGTCCAGGTCCATCCCGCCGTTGTAGAGCTTGGACACGTCCATCCGCTCGTTGTACTTCTCCAGGTCCTTGACCATGGTGTCCACTATCCCGTCCGGGAGATCGGTGTGGTACCACATCGTCTGGAATGCCATGTCGTTTCCGCTGTGTTTAACGCTTACCAGGCCCAGGACACCGCTGAGAAGCGGACGCCTGACGTTACTTCCCTTACCTCGTGCGGGAACAGGAAGCAGGAGGGGAAGATGATGACGTCGCCCTTGTTCAGATTGTATTCCCGATCGCAGACGATGAGCCCGCCGCCCTCGTACCCGTCGTTGAGGTTCATCAGGATGGTGAGGATCGGGATGCCCTTGGCCTGCCCGTCGAAGATCGTGTGGATGTGGTCGACGTGCCTGCGCATGACGGTCCCGGGCAGGTAGCGGTTGAGGCGCGCGTCGTTGAACTCCGAGACCGCGGCCGCCGGGTGCTGCATGCAGTAGGCCTGGAGCAGCGTGCGGGTGACCTGAGCCGTGATGGCGAGGGAGGTGTCGCCCTCCTGTAGGAAGAGGACGTCGAGCTCCTTCTCCTCGTGGGTCGTGAACTCGCCGGAGCCGTAGTCGTTCCAGCAGTGCGGCGACCACAGCCCGGGGTCGGTCTTGCCGTCGAGGATCCTGTCGCAGATGTCTCCGCCCACGTTGTAGACCTTGATGTAGTCCGCTAGCTCCAAGCCATCTCCGCAGTCTGGGCGGATTATACTCGGTCCGCGGCAGGGTATAAAAATTGTGAAGGCAACGCAAGCCTTCGCCTGACCCTTAATCCATCACGGATCCTCAGGAGATCGACATGACCAGCATCCCAAGCCTCCACACACTCACCCTCCGCGGCGACGGCGTCCCGACGACCAGCGTCGACCGGATGTTCGACCACCTCGACAACCTCTTCGGAAACGGCTACAACTACGGCCGCCAGACGCGCGGCCTGAGCTACGAGATCGACTCCGACGACGAGGCGGTCTACGCCAAGGTGGACGTCCCCGGTGTCGACCCGAAGGACATCAGCGTCCGGGTCGAGGGCCGCGCCATCCACGTCGAGACGCCGCGCGGCAACGCGTACTTCACGATCGGCGCGCGGGTCGACGGCGACAACGCGTCGGCCTCGGTCAAGCACGGGCTCCTCACCCTCAGCATCCCCAAGCGGCAGGCCAAGACGGTCGCCGTGACGGTCGAGGACCTCGGCTGACCGCGCCCAGATACTGAAACGCCGCCCTCCGGGGCGGCTTTCCTATTTGAAGAGCAGATTGATCACGACCCTGACCTTGGAGCGGACGGGCAGCGACCCGGCGTGGTACTGCCTGGCGTCGAAGACCACCGCCGTATCGGCCGCGGGCTGCGCCCTGTCGACGACCGTGAGATCGGAGAGGTCCGGGTCGCCGTACTGCTTGTTGAAGAAGACCGTGTCCCCGTCGCTATCGTTGACGTAGACGATCACGGACGTGGCCTCCTCGGTGAGATCCGCGTGCGGCTGCGTCACCTGCTCGGCCCCGCGCCTCGTCAGCAGGTTGGCCTTCGCCCTGAGGAGGTCCCCGCCCGCGCCCGCGGCCCTCGCCGCCCTGAGCACGCCCAGGCCCTCGAGGACGAAGTCGCACAGGGCGGAGTTGACCTCGCCCATATTATTGACGAAGGCGTGGGTGAACTGGAAGCAGTCCTCAAACGCCTCGAGCCCGGCCGGCGGCGCCTCGTCCTCGCTCTGGTAGTTTGCGATCGGGTTGTAGTACCACGGGAAGTCGCGGCCCAGGAGCAGCTCGCGCAGCCGCGCGGCGCCGTCCTGGCCCAGGAAGTTCTCGTGTCGCTCTACAGGTCGAAGATCTTGCATTCAGGCGCGCCCGGATTGTACTTGCAATAGTCCCTGAAGCCGGAGAAGACGTGGTCGCACTCGTCCTCGACCGGGCAGCCGCAGGGCTTTACGTCACCCGACGGGATCCTGTCCCGCCGCTTGTTGTTCTCGCTGTCCATCGGATCCTCCTTTGATCCTGTTCGGGTTGCGGGGGGTGATCCCGTTCTGCTCGAACGCCTTGATGTCCTCGTAGGTCATCGTCGAGAGGTGCGGGATCTTGTAGAGGTTGTTCTTGGGCTTGTCGATGGCCATGTTACTTCTTCAATTCGAGGGCTCTCAGGCGGCAGACGTCGCCGAGTATCTCGGCTGGGACGACGTCTACCAGCCGGTCCCATTGTTCGTTGTCGATCAGCGAGCGAACCTCGGTGCTGCTGCCGAGGCGCCTGACGAGGTGGTAGTCCCACCCGAGCACGCGCTCCGCCGCCTTGGCCAGGCCCTCCTGGTCCTCGCCCAGGACGAGCACGACGCGGCCGGGCCCGGCGGTCACGTACTCGAAGAAGGCGAACGGGTTGCCGGCCTTCGCCGTGTCGTACACGGAGCCCATGACCTCGGCGACGATGCCGTTGATGCCTATCGCCTTCTCGATGACCGCCACGCGCTGGTCGGCGGGCAGGTTGCCGGGACCCGTCGACACACCGATAAGGCAGTCGAGCGCCAGGTCGGCCATGCGCTCGAACATGTCGACGTGGCCGCGGTGGAGGAGGTTGAAGCGGCCGAAGGTCACGGCTAGGTCGTACTTGGTCTTTGTCATGAGACCATCATACAAGATCGGGGGCCCGATCGGTCGGACCCCCGTGCCGGTTCCCCGGCCGCACGCTCACACCGTGAGCGCCTTGAACATCTCGATGGTCAGCTGCCCGCCGCCGGCCGAGACAGCTATGAACTCGGCGTCCGGGTCGTAGTTCGCCACGGCCTCCACGAGCTTGTCGCGGAAGACCTCCGGGAAGTCCGACCTCCCCAGGGTGGCGAGGAGGTCGTCCCACCGGAAGAACTCGCACCCGCCGCCGTCGTAGAAGTGGACGCCGCGGACGCCGCGGTGCCTGGCGAAGCTGTGGACGAGGTGCGGTGACATGGCGCCGGCCTCAGATGGCGTAGCGGACGACGACGATGCCTGAGCCGCCGTTGCCGCTCGTGTGCAGGCTGCCGCCGACACCCCCGCCGCCGCCGCCGGTGTTCGTGCCGCCGGCCTGCCCGTTGTTCTGGGCCCCGCCGGCGCCGCCGCCGCCTGTGCCCCCTGGGCCCGGGCCACCAGTAGAGATGTCACCGCCGCCGCCGCCGCCGCCGTAAGTGATGGGCGAGCCGGAGATGTTGCTGGCCACGCCGTTGCCGCCGGAGCCGCCCCTGGTGGGCTGGCCGTTCTGCCCGACCGCGTTGGCGCCGCCGCCCCCGCCGCCGTACGGCGAGAGGGCCGTGCCCCCGGGGTTGCCCTGCGGCGGCGACACCGGCGGCACGTTACCCTGGCCGAAGGTGCCGCCGTAGGACTCGCCGCCGCCGCCGGACCCGCCGGCCAAGCCCGGGGTGCCAGGATAGTAGCCGCCGCGGCCGCCGCCGGCGGACGGGACGGAAGAGAACACCGACGCCTGGCCGTTGGTGCCGGAGTTACTGCTGCCGGCGCCGCCGCCGCCGACACTGACCGAGTAAGGGCCTGGCGTGACGGGGAACGTGGCGCCGCTTGCCAGCGGGTTCCCCGGCTGGTTGGTGCGGTACCCGCCCGCGCCGCCGCCGCCGGAGCCGTACACGTTCGTGCTGCCCGAGCCGCCGCCGGAGCCGCCCCCGGCGACCACCAGGTACTCGACGTTGAACGCCCCGGTGTTGACCGTGAAGGTCCCGCCGGTGGTGAAGGTGTGGACCTTGTATCCGGAGATGGTCGTCTCTGTGCCGCCCGTTGCGACCGGCGTGATGGTGGTCGTCGGCCACTTGCCGTCGCGCTGGGCCTGGTATGCCTCGTCCAGCCGCCACACGCCCTTGGCGCTAGCCGTGGACGGTATGTTCGCCACCCCGAGGATGTTTCCGTTATCCCTCATGTCAGTCTCCTCAGGCTGGGTTCATGGGCACTTCCACCCACTCCTGGGCGGCCTCGTCCCACTCCTGCGTGTAGCCCTCGCGGACCGGCGGGCGCGGCACCGGGGGCTCCCAGTAGCAGGTGTCGGGGTCGAGGATCCAGGAGGGGTACGGCTTGGGCTCGTAGAACGCGTCGAGGATTGGGTCGTACGTGTAGCCGACGCCGGCGTAGTTCTTCCGCAGGGCCTTCGACTGGTCCGGGGAGGGCGTCCAAGAGTTGGGCTCGTAGTGGACGCCGCCGCGGGTGTTGTACGAGGTCTTGATCCAGCGCGTGGGGTCTCCGAACTCGCCGGTGTCGATGACGTCCCGGGTGATCACCTGGACGTCGATGACGATGTTGTTCTCGTCGATGAAAGCGTGGTGGGCCATCTGATCTTAGCGTGAATGCGGTATGGGGGGTGAATTCTCTGGGCCTGCGTCAGGCGGCATAGCGGACGATGACGATGCCGCTGCCTCCATTTCCGCCGATGCCCGCCGTGTGGGACTTGGCCGCGCCGCCCCCACCGCCGGTGTTCGTGCCGCCAGCCTGCCCGCTGGAGCCGCCGCTCGGCGGGGACGCGCCGCCGCCGCCGGACCCGCCGGCCCCGCCATTTTCGCTTGAGTAACCACTGCCGCCGCCCCCGCCGGCGTAGGTCACCGGGGAGCCGGAGATGTTGCTGGCCAGGCCCGCCCCGCCTGGGCCGCCCTGGGCGATTGCTGGGTTGCCGTCAGAGCCCGCGGCGTTCGCACCACCACCGCCGCCCGAGCAGAAGCTCGGTATGAAGCTGCCGCCCGGGTTGCCCTGCGGCGGCGAGATGGGCGGGACGTTGCCCTGCCCGCCGGTGTTAACGCCGCCGGGGATCTCCCCGCCGCCTCCACCGCTGCCGCCGCTGCCGGCCGAGGTCCACGAGTATACGGCGCCGTAGCCGCCGCCGGCGGACGGGATCGTCCCGAAGTTCGAGGCCTGGCCGGCGCCCCCGGCGCCGCCGAATGAGCTAGGGCCCCCGGCGCCGCCGGCGCCGACCGCGACTGGGTAGGGGCCCGGGGTCACGGGGAAGGTCGCCCCGGACGTCTTCGGGTTGCCGGGCTGGTTCGTGCGGAAGCCGCCGGCGCCGCCGCCGCCGCCGTGGTACGCGCCGCCAGGGCCGGCACCGCCGCCGGCGATCACCAGGTACTCAACGTTGAAGGCGCCGCTATTGACGGTGAACGTGCCGCTGGTCGTAAAGGTGTGGACCTTGTAACCCGTGATCGTGGTCTCGGTGCCGCCGGTGGCCACAGGCGTCTGGCCAGGCCAGGAGCTGTTCTTACGCCACTTGTACTGCTCGGGGGTGGTCCAGCGGCCGGACGCCGCCGACCCGGTTGGAGTGATGGTCGGGCCGATGATCCCGCCGTTGGTCTTCAGAGGCATGTCATTCTCGTGGGTCGTCCTCTACGGGGCGTTCTTACCTGTGCGCCCCGCGAGTTTTTCAGGGTATATACGGGCTCAGCGGAGCCCCTTGGCCCGGCGCTTGGCGTGCAGGCGCGCGGCGCCGTACAGCCGGACTGCCTCGGCCTTCGGGTCGGCCGGGGGCTTGACCTCGGCCGCCTTGGGCTCGGCCTTCTTCTGCTTCTTGGGCTTTGGCGCCTCGGCCACCGGGGTCGGTTCGGGTTCGGGCTCCGGCGCTGGCGCGGCCTCCTCGGTCCGACCCTTCGCGACCGCCTCGAGCGCCGCCAGTTCCGCCTCCAGGGCGGCGAGCTCCTGCTCTTCGTTCATTGTGCTGTCCGTGTGTGGTGATTGTCGTCTTTAACCGCCTGAGCGAAAGCCCTTGCCCTTGATGCCGGGGAAGAAGCCGATGCCCCGCCCGGGCTTGAGCTTCTGCACGCCCGGGGTCTCGATCTCCTTCGGGTGCCAGTCGGGGTACCCCTTGTGCGCGTGCTCAGACTCGCGCGCCCACTCGCGGCCCAGGCGCGCCCGCTGGAAGTCCTCGCGGGAGGACTTGTCGCGGCCCATCGACGCGTGGATGCCCCTCTCGCCGCGCTCGACGTCGTAGGCGATGTCGGAGTCGGGCTCGCGGGTCTTCTTCGTGAGGGCGTCGCGGAACTTCTTGTCCTCCGCCCTCATCAGGTCGAGCAGGCTGATGACTTTCTCGTTGAAGTGTCCGTACATGGGCCTCGCCGCGAACCTACGTCTTACCCGCCATTTTGGCCTTAGTCCTCAATGTATGTCAGAGCCGCGTCGGCTCGTTGCAAGTTTGCGGTCGAGGAGATACCGATTCCGAGATCAGTCCCGGCCGGCAGAACTATCCGTAGGTCCTCGAGGTCAAATGTGTTTGGGGCCCCGGTCGTCGTTGTGAATACCGCTATGGGCGTGCCTGAGAGCGTAGCTTCTGTGGTGGACTGGCTCGAGAATCCGGTGACGGCCGTGTAGTAAGGCGCGACAGAGTGGGTGGGCGTGATGTAGAGGTAGACGAAGCACGACGCGGAGGACGCGGCCGTCGCGCCTATCGCTAGCTTCTTGAGGATGATCTCCCTCGTATTGATCTTGTTAGCTCCAACAGTATCGTTTCGGACCGACAGGACGTGGTAGATGGACCCGGAGTTCATGACCGTGGTCCTCGACCCCGACGCCGCCACCGGCCACTTAGTCGTCTGGATGACCCCCTCGATGGCGCCCAGGATCGACGCTCCGGACGCTGTCACGGTACCGGTCCCGCTGCCCAGGAGGTCGGCCGCCACGTACCCTATCTTCAGGGACGGGTTGTCCAGGTGGACCGTCGTGTTGGCATTGGAGTAGTGGATGTGATGGAAGAAGATCATGTCCCCGGTTGAGGGATCTTCGATGGCGAATCTCATCTCCCCTGCCCCGAGCCAGCGGAAACTGATCTGGAAGATGTTGAGGGTCTGTGGGTTCAGCGTCACGCCGGAGGGGCCAGTGCCGTCGAGCTTGTCGATGTTCCAGCTCGCCTGAGGGGTCCAATT